GTTATTTTGGGGAAAGTTTTTTGGGAAAGTCAATTTTGGACATTTTTTTTGTCCATTTTTGAAAACCTAAAATACTTTACTCGAAATAACATGTTTTGACTGCATAATTGAATTTTATGGTCTGGTCACCAAAAAAATACCTCAAAATTTGTGACGATAAATTTTTATTCTTTTTTATAAAAAGTATATAAACTTAATTTCTGTTGTTATTGTATGACAACGATTGACAACGAAATTAAGCAATTTTTAAGCAACAAATATTACTGTTCAATTTGTGACTATGGAACGTCACGTAAAAGTAATTTTGATACACACAACAACTCGAATAAACACAAAAATAACGTTTTAACAACGAATGACAACGAAATTAAGCAAATTTTAAGCAAAAATTATCACTGTCAAAATTGTAGTAAAGATTTTAACGATAGAGCTGGATTATGGAGACACAAAAAGAAATGTGAAAGTGTTCATTTCGAGAATAATGACGATAATAGCGATACAGACGCTAATTTATCTGCCGAAACAGGAGATAAAGATCAGCTTATACTGATGCTTATAAAACAAAATTCAGAACTAATAAAGGAAACATCTGATTTTAAAACTATTATGATGGAACAGTCAAGTATGATGATGAAGGTTATAGAAAATGGCACACACAACACCACAACTCATACAAACTCACATAATAAGGCATTTAATCTTAATTTTTTCTTGAATGAAACATGTAAAGATGCGATGAATATCACGGATTTTGTTGAATCGATTAAACTGCAATTGTCGGATTTGGAGAGAGTCGGTGAAGTAGGTTATGTAGAAGGTATTTCCAATATTATTGTAAAGAACTTGAAGGATCTTGATGTTACTCAACGTCCTGTTCATTGTACCGATAAAAAGAGAGAAACCATGTACATTAAAGATGAAGATACATGGGAAAAAGACGACGAACAAAAGAAAATGCACAAAATGGTAAGAAAGGTTGCGGATAAAAACGCAAGAATGTTACCCAAGTTCAAAGAAGCGCATCCAGATTGTACCAAAAGTTCCTCACGTTATTCCGATCAATATAATAAGATTATTATGGAGGCCATGGGTGGAAGAGGTGATAATGATTTTGAAAAGGAAGAAAAAATCATCAAGAGGGTTTCCAAGGAGGTAATTGTTAGCGAGACTTACAAAAAAGACTTATAAACATCAAAAATGCTACAACTGTGTAGGAATTTTAAGAAAAATAGAGGGTAAAAAATCCCTACACATGTAGAACGAAACATGTTATTTTGGGGAAAGTTTTTTGGGAAAGTCAATTTTGGACATTTTTTTTGTCCATTTTTGAAAACCTAAAATACTTTACTCGAAATAACATGTTTTGACTGCATAATTGAATTTTATGGTCTGGTCGCAGAAAAAATAATTTTCAATTTGTTACGATAATTTTAAAATAAAAAACTTAGAAATATTGTCTGTATCTATTTTATGGAAACTTTAGGAAACGCAAATCTGCTAAATTCTGCGCCAAAATTTTACTGTAAATATTGTGACTATGGAACGGGTAGAAAGAGTAGCTATGACGACCATATTTTGTCAGCAAAACACCGAAAACTCGCAATTGGAAACGGTTTGGAATCAAATGGAAACCAAACCCCATCTAAATTCTGCGCTTCTAAATATTCATGTAAAAAATGCGAAAAAGATTTTAAAAACCGTTCTGGACTATGGAAACACAAACAAAAATGTTCCTCAAAAGAAGACACTGATTGTGAATTTGAAGATGAAATTCACAAGTCGGATGAACTCACCGAATTTATGAAATACTTGATGAAAGAAAACTTTGAAATGAAAACTATGATGATGGAACAATCAAATATAATGATGAAGGTTATAGAAAATGGAACACATAATACCACAACTCACACAAACTCACATAATAAGGCATTCAATCTTAATTTCTTCTTGAATGAAACTTGCAAGGACGCCATGAATATTACGGATTTCGTCGAGTCGATTAAGCTGCAATTATCCGACTTGGAGAGAGTCGGTGAACTTGGTTACGTAGAAGGTATTTCCAATATTATTGTCAAGAACCTGAAGGATCTTGATGTTACTCAACGTCCTGTTCACTGTACAGACAAGAAAAGAGAAACAATGTACATTAAAGATGAAAATACATGGGAAAAGGACGATGAACAAAAGAAAATGCATAAAATGGTAAGAAAGGTTGCGGATAAAAACGCACGAATGCTACCAAAGTTCAAAGAAGCGCATCCGGATTGTACTAAAAGTACTTCTCGCTACTCTGACCAATATAGTAAAATTATTATGGAAGCCATGGGTGGAAGAGGTGACAATGATTTTGAAAAGGAGGAAAAGATTATCAAACGGGTCTCCAAGGAAGTAATTGTTGACAAAGATTAATGATTTAAATATATTAATGATTGTGTTATTATATTTAAAGTTGTGTCAGCATTATGCAATCATATACAATCTCATTTACTAACGTCTAGTTTTAGAGGGGCGTCTTTTATTAGCAGTTTTTGTATAACTCCTTCTTGATTTTTTCTTATTTGTATTTTTTTTATTTGTTTTAAATGTCTTGCTTCCACCTATTACCTTGCTACAAATTTGACCTAGTAGTTTAAATTTTTTTTCAGCGTCTACAGGGCAGCCAGTATTTTTATCTGGATGAAAAATAATTGCTTGTCTTTTGTAGTCTGCTTTAGACGGACATGTGGGGTTAGGAGTTTTTCCAAAAGATCGGCAATTATCAGGTTGTTCTGTTTGTGTCGGTGGTGATTGTTGTTGTCTTTGCTGTTCCTGTTGTCTTTGCTGTTCCTGTTGTCTTTGTTGTTCCTGTTGTCTTTGTTGTTCCTGTTGTCTTTGTTGTTCCTGTTGTCTTTGTTGTTCCTGTTGTCTTTGTTGTTCCTGTTGTCTTTGCTGTTCTTGTTGTCTTTGCTGTTCTTGTTGTCTTTGCTGTTCCTGTTGTCTTTGCTGCTGTTCTAATTCTCGTAGAATTTCATCTAATTCGCTTTGTAAATTTGCTATATTTTGTCTCAGTTGTACTGGATCTTTACTTTTAAATTGGTTTGTTTGCTGTCTTAAAGCGTCTAATTTTGAAATAATGCTATCATTTTCTTGTTCAAGTTTTGTTTTAGAGGTTTGACAGTCACTCAATTCTCTCTGAAGTGCTTTATTTTTTGCTTCATACTCAGAACATTCGATCGGTTGTTCTGGTTGAATACTATGTTGAAATATTATAGCTCTTTTAAGTTGACCGGTAAATTTATATAGCATAATTGCGGTTCCCTTTTGATAGTCTTCTGTCGTTATTTCTTTTCCCATTGTATCTACTAAAAATTTGAAAAAATTGTTATAAAAACACTGAACCTTATCTCTAAGTTCGTCGGGAATAACGTCACCTTGAATAATTCCAAATAAGACAATGAAGCTGTTTTGTTTAATATCCGAAATTGGTAAACTTCCAAAAAGTATTTCAAACGTTTCATTAAATGCTGGTAAAGAGCTGTTCTCCCCATTGTCAATAATTTCAATATCATTAATATTACATAACTTCATAGTTTCTATAATGTTATTTTTGTTTTCATCTAGCCATTTTAATCCCAAACCTGGCGCCATTTTAAAAGCTATTCCTACATAAGATATTTCAGCCATAATATATATATAATTGTATATATTATAATTTGAAATGATTAATTTACCATATGGTGTCTGTATTGTGCCACCACATACCGTCTTGTTTCTGAACGTTAAATAGTGATCTAAATATGTGGGAGCGAGACAATGGAATATTACATCTATATTTATCGAGAGGATGCGGGTTTGTTTTCAACTGTGCCTTCAACGCCTTTTTGCGAATAATTTGTCTCTGTTGGAACGCAAAATATGTATAAAATCCCTCATAAGATGCCTGTCTAATAGGGATCAAGTCCTCATTTTTATCCTGAAAGTCTTGTAAATATTCGTTACAAATGGCCATTCCAGAAATATCTGCGAGGTCTTCACCAATGCCAATAGATGCGTCGAATTTAATTCCATCTCTGGCAGCAAATTCTTCGTATTGCTTGACCACGTCCATTTGTAGCTTTTTAAAATATTGTTTATCCTTATCCGTCCACCAGTCATTCATGTTGCCATCCCACCCATATTTGCTACCCCAATCATCGAACGCGTGTGCCAATTCGTGTGAAATCGTGAAACCAATATGCGCAAGATTGTATTCAATTCCTCTTTCATCTAAATCTACAAACGGCTTTTGAATGTATCCAAGGTTAATATAAATGGAATTTTTAGATGGGGTATAAGAGGCGTTTACAATATATGCCTGTGTTCCGGCCATTTTAACGGGGTATTGACTCCAATCCATCATTGGAATATCAATAACCCCCTTTCCTTCAAGTTCTAAAAATTTGTGGTGTCTCCAGTCGTTAATTTTTTGCATGTTATCATATAGCAATGTGCCGTAGTTAAGAATCGGGTCCTCACGTAGTCCTTCAGGTTTGCCATAAACGAAATTAAAATGATCGAGCTTCTTTAGTGCGTATTTTTTTGTTGACGGCGCTAACCATGTGTTGCGTGCCAATCGTCTTTTAAACACTTCTTTAAGATCGTTACACATTATTCTGACGTATTCTACTGCCTGCGGGTTTTCATATTTCTTTACATATTCATCGGTTAAAAATGTGTTGAACGGAACAGACATGTATAATGATGCGCTTACAGCGTCGCTTCTATTAATCACCTCCTGTCCTCTCTCAAAGTCTCCTTTGAATTCATAAATAACCCCTTCCCAGCCGCGAGTAATTCGAACGATTCTCTTTAATAAAATGTACAACCAGTATGTTTTCCATTTCGGGCTATCCCAATTTTTCAAGAATAATTCTGACCCGCATTTAAGGTAATTCAGGCTGCTTGTGATAAAAAACTCAGGTGCGGTTTTGAATCCGAGGTGTTTTGAGAAGTGTACCCAGTCGAAGCCATATTTAGATAGAGCCTCGCTTGCGTGTACCTTATTATAGCTTTCTTCTGTGGTTTTAACATCAATACATCCAAGAGCGTTGAAAATTTCAACCTCAACATCAAACACATCTTGTGGGTTGTAATTGTTTTTCCCAAGGGCAACGTTAAAAATCTTTTTGGCATTTTTTATGTAGGCGTCCTTGTATTTTTTTTTGTACGCCGCTTCGGTGCCATCGTCAAAGTATACATTTAAGTCTAATAGTTCGAATTGGTGAGATCCAACATAGCACCTATAACATTTAACATCCTTGTCATCTGGATTTAGGGACCACGTGAACGGTGCGCTAAAACTCAACATCTCGTCGCTGTTGAAAAATGCCAACATTTCCCATGGATCCTTTTTGGCAAAAAACTTCTCAACCGTAGTTTCGGCTTCTCGCGCCAACTTTCTAGAATACGGTTTAGGGTTCATTTCGACTACAGACGTGTAATAGTTTTTAAGGTTTTTCGCGAGGGCGTTGTTATTGTTTTTAACGTAATCTAAAATGATCCCATTGAGTTCTCTGTAGACTTTATCTTGTGCCAACCTGAAATTGTCGATTTGAACAATATATTTTTGCTGTTGCTCTAAACTGACATCCTTTAACCATTGGTAGTTGATATAATCATAAAAATTATCCTCGGGTTTGATGCTATTTGGCGCGAACTTGCTTAGCAATTGTTTTGCGAATCGTTTTCTGTTAATTATATCTTGATTTTTGTTGACGGATTTGCTAAATTTAACCTCAAATGGTTTTAATCCTATCGGACAGGCCGTAACCTGATTTCTACATTTTTGAGTACGTATTTTTCTGTGTTGTTTACGTCTCTTGGAATGCTTTCTGGTATCGGCCATATATATATATTAAATACGATTAAAATATATATTATAAGATTTTAAACCTTTGAATTTTGTATCAGTTTTATAGGTTTTTATCCTTTTCCGCAGAAATATTTTTATTATTTGACTCATTTTTGGTGAGCGCGTATTGACTACATGCGCCACAATTGTCTTCATTTGATAATCCAACCTTGTAATGTAATTTTTTATCACAATATTCTAAATTCCATCTACCGGTTGGTTTTCTTTGCATATCATATTGTAAAATTCTTTGTATAAGACCTCTTATGTATTTCATTCTATGGTATATATTCAATATCTTAGAATTTGTTGTTTGAAATGTGTATTTAAGAATAAACGGTCTCAATTTTTTTAAATATATATATTTAGTATGTTTCAAATGTCTAGAAAGACGAAAGATTAGTTATTCCTTTTCCAATAATCAGTGCGTGAATATCTTGAGTTCCTTCATACGTATTTACCGCTTCAAGATTCAACATATGTCTTATTATATGATATTCATCTGATATACCATTTCCGCCTAGCATATCTCTAGCATTTCTCGCAATGTTTAATGATTTTAAACAATTATTTCTCTTAATAATAGAAATATTTTCTGGGACTAAAATATTTTCATCTAACAATCTTCCAATTCTTAAAGATGCTTGAAGTCCTAGGGTTATTTCTGTTAACATGTCTGTAAGTTTTAATTGAACAATTTGATTTGCTGCCAAAGGTCTATTAAATTGTTTCCTATCCAAAGTGTATTCACGTGCTCTCAAATAGCAATCCTCCGCCGCACCAAGAACACCCCAAGATATGCCATATCTACCATTATTAAGACACGAAAACGGACCTTTCAATCCTTTAACGTGGGGAAGCATATTTTCTTTTGGAACTATCACATTATCCATAAAAATCATACCGGTATTTGACGTTCGTAATGAGAATTTGCCTTCGATTTTAGGACACGACAGTCCTTTCATCTCTTTTTCTAATATAAACCCTCTTATATCATGCTTTTCATCTTTTGCCCAAATGATAAAGACATCCGCGATTGGTGAATTTGTAATCCAGTTTTTGCTACCATTTAAAATATAATTGCCATCTTTAAAAATAGCCCTTGTTTTCATTCCAGATGCGTCGCTTCCATGGTCTGGTTCTGTTAATCCAAAACAACCAATGAGATTGCCTTTCGCAAGTTCCGGTAAATATTTGTCTTTCTGTTCTTGTGAACCAAATTTATATATAGGAAACATAACCAATGAAGATTGGACGCCTGCACAACTTCTATAGCCACTATCAACTCTTTCTATTTCTCGCATAATTAAACCATATGACACATAATTTACTCCCGCACATCCGTAACCATTAATTGTAGGACCTAATAAACCAACGCTACCCATTTCTTTCATTATATTTTTATCGAATTTTTCATTTCTGAATGAGGAGACAACGTTAGGTAACAATATATCCTTAGAAAAATTGTGTGCTACATCTTTGATAGAGTTTTCGTCATCTGTTAATTGTCTTTCTAAAAAAAACGGGTCTCTGTAATTAAAAATACCTCTTGAAATAAGATTCATAAATGCGGCACCCTTTTTAAAATTATTATGTCTAATCATCATATTATTATATTCAACAATTATAGTTTTAAATTATATTTTTAAATATTATAAATGTTACCATTTGCGTATATGATAATAAAGGGGTCATGGTTGAAAAACACGAATAAAACATTAAAGTAAATTAATTAATGTTTTATTTTAGTTGCTACAAAATTTAATATTCGGAATATGGTACGTTATTCGAGCCGCGTGTTATTAAATAATTGTACTGTTTACCCGTCATACAGGCGCATCCAGTGCTAGTGCTAAATGTGTTGGGACAGCATTCGGGTTTAAATGGTGTGTTAGCGAAAAGTAACATTTCGCCTTCAGGTAGAGGCACCGGCTGGGGTTCACGAGCCAAAAATTGCTTAACGCCCGCGCTCAAGGGTTGGCCAGGAACAACTGTCATATTAGGAGCATCCCACGATGAGGTATTAACGGGTGTATCATTGCTTAAATCATAAACAGATGATTCGCCATAATTGATGTTTGCTCCGGTGAAGCCCTCCTTGCTAGGAGTTGTCGGCACAGATGGTGGCGGTGTGGCGGGCATAGCAGGATTTGTTCCTGCGGCGACTTGAGTGTGTAGATTTGACTTTTTTGCGGGCGTGTTTGTCGAAGCACTGTCGGCCATGGCAGCAGTGGCGGCACTCGCGGCTCCCTCCATCATCGAGAGTCCCTCCATCATAGTAAAGTTGCAGCATCCGCAAAACATATGTCCGACCAAAATTAAATAAACAACGCCAATTAAGATTAATATTTCGACATTAAACTTATATCCTAGTATTGTTATATCCATATTATACATATTTCATAGATAATAATTTTCCTTTATTCTTTACTAAAAATAGGTCAATTCCCGCGTTGTAATCGTAAAATTTAACTTTGTCCACATAAAACGTTTTTGTGTCGGTTAATAAATGATATAGTTCCTCGTGTTTTTCGGCTAAATTTTGTTTGTTATTCCGTCCTAAATATATGGTGCTTTTAACCAAAATATTTTTGTCACATATCGCCAAATTGGGTCCTCCCTCGACGAACGCATTTTTGCCTAAATTATATTTGGCTTGTTCATTCACATTCGCACCATTTATTTTAACTATTCCATATACATTCTCTCCGCGTTCAAGAACATCATCTATTTTAATGTCTCTAATATCCTTTACTTGGCCATTCTTGAGCTTTATTTTAGTTGTCCCTGTAAAGCCTCCATCAAAATATCTATGAATATCTGCTAATTGTTCAATCTTAACAAGCCCGTTATTTTTAATTTCTTTGATATCATCATCATATATTTCATCCCAGTCTGTAAACGTTATTCCGTTAATCTCGATGGTTTTATTTACGGTGTTAAGGCAATATAAATATGGTTTTTCATATGCTGCATATTTGACGGCCTCAGGGTGTTCGGATACAGGTATCCATTTGTCGTTATATTTCAATATATGAGAATTGGAAACAATAATACCGTTTAAATTGTACATGGCGGAGTTTTTGGCTTCAAGCTTAAAAGTAGCCGTGACTTCATTATTTCCGTGTAAAACGTCACCGTTTTTAATGTCAGATATTTTTGTTTTCGTTCCATCATTCATCTCAATTAATGTGTCTGTATCAAAGCATTTCACGCGTGGTAAAGGTCGATCAGAACTCATATTTAATACGTCATTCATAAACACAAGCATAATTATCATTGGAATCGAAATAGCGATGAATATTATAGTATTTGCGATGGCGGCAGCCCACCCGAAAAATGGAATTGCCCAAAATACGGCAATAAGAATGGCCAATGTTATCAAAATGGTTATAATAAATTGAGAGATTGCTCCCATCAAGGATTTTAATGTATAATATGATCCCAATAATGTAAACAATGCCGCGGTCATTGATCCCTGTATTTTGCCCATTAAATCCTTAAAACTAATAATTATTTGTTGAAGTGGTATCATAATATTCATAATCCGACCCATTATTTCTTGTGATATTTGTAAAAACATGGTTCTAACCTTGTCGAACATTCCTCTAATATTTTGGATGGAATCTTTAATTTCTGATGCCATATTTTGTAGCACATTTGTTACAAAGGTTAGAGGCTGAAGTGCTGTTCCAGTAATACTAGTGTTAATATTCTGTATGCAGTAGTTAAAATTTTGAGCGGTGTATTCAAACGCCGACATCCCGACAGGGCGAGTTATAAGACCCGCGAACGGAATAATATTTGGTTTACATCGTTGATTTGCCCAATCAGCAATGATAGGCTGTGTATTTATCATAATGAAACAGTATGCTACGAGGAAACAAAGAACGATTGTAATAATAAAAAATAATATAACCGATCCGCTATATTGATCAAAGTAGTTTAATTTTTCATACATTTTATTAATATTTTCTAAGTTTGGATTGTCCATATAGTATATATGTTTAAAAAAAGCGTGGTAATATCTCAAATATCACAAATATAGAAACTGTCTATACTTGTGAAATTAAAATGTCTATATTTGTGAAACTCACCTTCAAACACCATATTTTACAAAGTGGTCTTCCCAGTCCCAGAATAGCTCCCCTCCAATTTGAATCTTATGACTAGACGTAATTAAACAAGTAAACCATTTTGTCTCAATGGTAGACAATTTCGCGTTTGAGTAGTCCTTTACTTGAATAAATTTGAGCATGGATTTATCATAAACAAGATGTGATCCAGTCACGTAAATTGAGTCTTCTCCGTCCTGAATCTCGTATAGTGGCGCAGGTTCGCGCGTATTGTCAATTTTCATAATTGATTCTACAAATGACCCATCATCTAAAATATCTCCTAAATTAATATCCTTCATGTGCTTTACTATACCATTTTCTAGTTTAATGTTTGTATCCGGGTGGAAGCATTTGCCAAGCGCCCGAACAAGCTGACCAGGCGGACCATTCCATGTGCTATTCATTGTTTTAATACTTCCATCCATAACATACATGAGACTTACCATAATACCAATAGTCTTTCCGATTAGATCCTTAATGCCAATTATTATTCTTTGAAATTCAATAACCAAATTAAGAAACACTCCAAAAATTGATTGAACTATTTCGGTGAAGAATGTTCTAATCTTATTGAACATGGCGCGAATGCTGTTGATTTCATCCATAACCCCTCCCATCATGCCTCCGAGGGAATTTGTTAGGAACGTCAATGGTTGTAACAAGTATCCCATAAAGTTTGTTTGCATCGATTGAATACAATATACAAAATTTTCCTCCATGTTGTCTGCTAAAGGCATATACATCGGGTTACAACGGTATAGAGGCCAATTTGCTTTTATTTCTGCAACTCTGCTATAATAAAAAACACCCGCAATATATATTGCAAATGCTAGATTTACATATAAAAAATTAACCCAGTTTTTTCCAGATGGCATAACTTATATTATAAATATAAAATTATTAATGGAACCAAGTTTATTTGGAGGAATAATAATATGTATTGTTATTATTATTATGAGTAGATTTTCGTTACAGTTGTTTAATTATAGTAAACAAACAGTTATGCCGTATCAAGACAAGAGAGACGTCGTCGCCCAAAATTATTTCAATAAAGATATGAATTATTTAGTTTGTAGTTATGGCGGTTCGGGCTCGACTGCTCTACTTAATTACCTATCAAGTTTTGGTAACGTCTATCACGTTCACGACAGGTATCCGCCGAACAAATTGTCACATATCGGAAAGGAAAATAGTAAAGAAGATGTGTATAATGAGTGGTTTAACAGCACGGCAATCCCGGAAGACAAAATTAAAAACTACAAGGTGATTTTTATTTATAGGAATCCGCTTCCTGTTATATTTAGTAGATTTGCTCAGGCGGCGGGTCCAAATATTCCTCATTTACAACATATAATGTGTCAAAATAACGGGGACATAAACTTATTTGATGTATTAAAAACAGGACGAGATTTATATGGAGTAACAGAGTTTTTTAATAATTATACTGTGAAAACCAATAGAAATTACGGCATATATGCGGTAAAATATGAAATGTTCTGGGATAATATACCCACATTTAATCGCGTATTAGGCATTCCGGACGTTAAGAGTTTATATCCAGTAAGGCAGGAGAAGCCAAGGCGATTACAATTTGTGAGAGAATTGACCTATATTTATAGTTCTCTCATAAATAAAATGAATTCAATGACGTTTATTGAGCTTATACGGCCATCTGAGACTGAAAATGAAACCGTGATTTAATATCGTCTTCTTCTAGTCTGTTTATTTTTGCGTGATCGTTTCGTCTGCTTTCGCGTCTTCTTCCTTTTTCCCCCACTCATACAGCCCCACAACCAATTAGGGTTGCCACCCTTTCTTCTTTTAGAGCCGCCCATTGTGGTAGCTTGATTATCGTAAACCTGATTCGCTGCCATTTGTGTAGACGTTTTTGCGTTTCCGGTCATTTGATCAGTAGTATTTGTTCCAGGCCCACCTTGAGGAGCATAAAGGGGTTTTATTACAGGCACGACAAGAGTGCCATTAGTGGCTGCCGCTCCTCCGCGATATTTCCTTTTCATTTTACCGCCAGCCATTGACGCATTTGCGGCTAGTTGGCGCTGATTTGATCCGTTTAATTGAGCAATAGCAGCATCACGAGGATTACCAGCAAGCATTGCTTTTGATGTTGGATACATGATTCCATGATTAGACATTTTATATAATATATATAGATTTTTATTAGTTTAAAAATAAAATACTAAATATGATTATAGGTATAATGGATGATAAACAGCGCTTACAGTTGTCTAACATGATTAAGGCTAATAATGTTGAAGACCAGACAGGTTTAATACGCAATCTACGACATAGTCAGATATTGCGAAACGAAATAAATAATATGATTGTTCTAAAGGCAAAGTATAGGGGGGACGATGAGAAAATATATAGTGAATGTGTGAATGGAAGTAATTTTTTATTTACCTATTATACTGACATTTTTAACAAGGTGAGAAAGGATGAGATTGATATTAATATATTGAACAAGTTTTTAGATGTATTAAGACAAATTGAGGATGGAGAGCTAGACCAGCATGACGGGTCTTTTATGATTGGGACGCTATTGAAGGAGTTGTATGTAGACAGTGCCCTTAAAAAGGCTGAAAAATTAGATGCGAATTCTGAAAAGACTCCTGAGCCAAAAAGGGCTGAGATGGAAATTAGTTGGAAGCAATTTAAGCAGTCGAGTAAATAAAACCCTTATCAAAATAACATAAATGTATCTGTGTATAAGATATATACATTTATGTCAAAAAAATATTCCACCACTACAACTCTTGTAATAGTAGAGTCGCCCGCCAAATGTAAAAAAATAGAAGAGTATTTGGGTCCGGGTTATAAATGTATTGCTTCATATGGTCATATACGCACCATACCTCTACTCAAAAACATAGATATTGAAAATAATTTTAGACCCACATATACAATTATTGACAACGTGATAAAGAAAAAACAAATAGAAGTTTTAAGAAAGGAGATCAAAGGTGCTGACGAAGTTGTACTTGCGAGCGACAGTGATCGAGAGGGTGAAATGATAGCCTTTTCAATCGTAGAACTATTTAAACTACCATTGAATACAAAGCGTATTACATTTAATGAAATTACGGAGACTGCGATTCAAAATGCGATAAAAAATCCGGGAACAATTGATATGGATTTGGTTCATGCTCAACAGGCGCGGCAGATACTCGACATACTTGTAGGATTTAAGGTCTCGCCGATGTTGTGGAAATTTATAACTACTGCGAAGGGTAAGGATAGCGCGCTTAGTGCGGGAAGGTGTCAGACGCCGGCACTTCGACTAATTTATGATAATGAGAAGGATATCAAATCTGCCGATGAGAAAAAGGTATATAATGTGACAGGTTATTTTACAAATTCTAATCTATGTTTTGATTTAACTCCGCAGGGGAAGTACGAAACGGATGATTCTGTAACGGAATTTTTAGATGGGAGTGCGGACTTTCCACATATTTATACATGCTCTCAGCCGGTAAAGGTGTTTAGGAAGCCCCCAGAGCCATTTACAACATCAAGGATTCAACAAGTCGCCAGCAATGAGCTACATTATGCGCCAAAAGAAACAATGCGGATTTGTCAGCTACTATATGAAGGCGGTTATATAACATATATGAGAACAGATTCGAAGACATATAGTGCGGAGTTTATTGCCGGTGTGAAGACATACATAACCCGATCTTATGCTGACGGAGAGAAATACATTGGCGAACATATTGACAGCATGATCGCTGGGGCTGTTAAGGAGGAGCCTGTTGTAAAAAAGAAGGGAAAGAAGGTGGTGGATAAGGACAAAACAAATATCAAAGACAGCCTTCGGCAAGTCAAGGACAGCCTTCGGCAGGAAGCTCACGAAGCAATTCGCCCAACCAATATTTCTCTCTATGATCTACCAGAAAAAATGGATTCGAAAGAGAAGCGGATGTATAAGCTCATTTGGGAGAATACATTGGAGAGCTGTATGGCACCTGCGTCGCTATATTCGATAACGGCAAACATTTCAGCATTTCAAGACAATAAATTCGCATACACGACAGAAATAATTGACTTCCCAGGGTGGAAAATTGTAGCAAAAAAATACCCGACTGAAAACAAAGAATATTATTATCTTCAACAGATAAAACAAAATGCGCAAATCCCATATAAAAAAATCGCTGCGAAGGTCACGATCAAAGGAATAAAACAACATTATACAGAGGCCAGATTGGTTCAGTTATTGGAGGAAAATGGGATAGGTAGACCTTCTACTTTTTCTTCTCTCATTGATAAGATTCAAGACAGAGGTTATGTTAAGAAGGAGGACGTGAAAGGTAAGGAAGTTGTGTGTAAGGATTATGAGTTGGAAAATGACGAAATATTTGAAATCGAAACTAAGAGAGAATTTGGAAACGAAAAAGGGAAGCTAGTATTACAGCCGATGGGTCGGGTTGTGATGGAATTCTTAGAAAAACATTTTGACGATCTATTTGCTTATGAATACACAAGCATTATGGAGGCTTCTCTCGATAAGATTGCCAAGGGAGAAGCAAACTGGGTCGAGTTATGTAAGAGTTGTAATTTACAAATAGATTCACTAGTGGATGGGCTGAAAGACGAGACAAAGATAGAAATTAAACTAGATGAAAATAATACATATATGATCGGTAAATATGGCCCAGTCATTAAATGTACAGAGGAAGTTGATGGTAAGGAGGAGATTAAATTTAAACCAATTAAAAAAGACGTTGATGTTACAAATTTAGAAGTGGGCACATATACAGTTGAAGATTTGGTTGATACGAAGAAGACCGCGAACAGTCAGTTTATTCTGGGACAGCATAACAGTAAGGATGTAATATTACGCAAAGGAAAATTTGGATTGTATATCAGCTGGGGAGAGAATTCCAAAACATTAAAAGAGTTGGGGAATAGACCGATCGAAAATATCACATTTGATGATGTAAAAAAATACCTCGAAGAGGGGAGTAATTTAATCCGCGAAATTAATGCGTCTACTACAATCCGGCGGGGTCCGAAAGGCGATTATATATTTTATAAGACGACAAAAATGAAAAAACCTAGTTTTTATGATATAAAACCATTTGCGCCGGAAACGAGTGAAGACTATAAAATATGCGACATTGTTATTTTAAAGTCATGGATACAAGAAAAATATAATATATAGAGTCTAATGAGTGTGACTGTTATAAGATATAGTGTGTGATTTTCGCAATATTTGTGGTAGTTGTGTAATGAATTCAATCGTGAACGAATAATTGAAAACACCAAAATTTACTAATTGACCATCGTGGTATCTTAATCTTACCTTTAATTTTCGGATTCTCTCTGCGGCCGGATAATAGAATTTATATGGCATATGTTCATTGTCGAACCACTGAGACATTGGAGTTGAAGGGATGGCGATTTTTGCGAATGATGAATTTACAATACCATTAGTTTCGTTTGTTTTCAAGGTAAATTCGCTAACATTATAAGGCGCCGTTTCGTCGATACAATTTTGTCCCTCTAGTTCCATATACATATATGCCGGCCCCATTAGATTAATTTTATAAGTAGATTCTATCCAGTATACATTCGAGTTGGTAAGTGATGGATTTGGTAGAAGCCAAAACCCGTTATCGCCTGGGAAAACATCGCCATAATAAAATCGGGGGACAAAACTACTATTATATAAAGAAACATCACCAGAAAGCGCAGACGCGGTTGTAGCTGTTATATCGCACCGAGTGAGGCCTAAATTGGCAGGCAACCCCCAATTACTGAAATCGGGGTTATACGAACGATTGACACATAAAACGGATTCATTCAGTGCTTCGCGATTAATCTGCGTAGTATTGGTTAAGATGAATCCGTCGGAAATATTTCCAAACCAAATTTTTTGCTCGACGTTATTATAAACAATAACAAAGTTTGTGTAACCTCCGGCTGTAGACAATAATTGTAGTGCTTGGACATAATCAGCTCGTTCGGCAGCAGTCAAAGAGCTATTGGTTGATTGCGCAGCAAAGTACGCATACAATGCGGCCGAGACCGAAGTATTAAATCTATTTGTCAACTCGGTAACCATTTGCTCTGGGTTATAAAATCCGTTTGAAATTTTGATCGAAAATGTCGTATCAGCGTTTTCAAAAAAGTATTTGAATGTTAGCTGAACAAGAAGGTTGCTGACACCATTTATGTTTGGATTATAAGGGTTATTGATTTTAAATGTCATTACTACATTATTGTTCTCTACAGAAAAGGTATTATAATTAGACGGGAATGACCAATCGGACAATCTCAATGTTGTCACATTTAACATGTCTTCTGGTATCATAATCTCAAATTCGGACGAGTTTGGATATTTAAGCATGTCTCGATCTTCTGAATGTATTGAAACGTATTTTTTATAAAACATGTATTCTTGGGAATTAGGGATCAAAGGGTGATTCGTGTTCGTGTTGAAAACTTGTGGTTGTTCTGGTCGTTTAACATAGCCCTGCATGTTTTATATAATATTATATTTATTTTTTATATAATAATACATTAATTTAATAAAAAAACAATAGAATAGTATAATATAAATGTCCTATATTGGAACAGTTGCAAATTATGGCGGTAAACAATCTAGTAATACACAAAATGTAAAAGAATTTATAATTGGTGTGAGTGGGGCGATTCCATGGATTTATTTAAAATTGCCTAGTGGTTTGCGTGTAATAACACCGTCAGACAGCAAAAAACCGGTGTATATTAACAATGATTTAATTGTACAGGGATCTTTGTTTAACACGTCCGACGCAAACTTAAAGGAAAATATGATACCATTATCCGAAAACAACAAGACCAAGTTGTTGAGTTTAAAGCCGATGGAATATACTTTTAAGGCGGATACAAATAAGAATATACACTATGGTTTTATAGCACAGGATGTGGAACAATTGTATCCAACCCTAGTAAAGGATAATGTTTTAGGTTATAAGACGGTAAATTATATCGAATTGATCCCCCTGCTTGTCTCAAAAATGCAGGATATGCAGAAGGAAATTGACGAGCTAAAGGAAACTATAAGGAATAAGGAATAAGGAATCAGCGATGGGTGATAATAGTAGATAAAAATTATTATCACGCAATAGTATAGATGAAGGATTGGTATTCCGGTATGTACAAAGGATTAATTCTGGCTGGAATAATAGCATTTATAATTGGGAGTTTTTCGTCAGGTAGTGTTTCGATGGATGCTTATATTACCGGTTATTCCGCATTGATTTTAGGTATTATGTTGATATTGATAATTTTAATATATGGTATAACAAAAAAACCAACACAGGGTCAAACAACACTTCAAATGCTAATTGCGGTTTTATCAACAACCGGCCCATTTATATTGCTATTGGGTGTTATAGCATTTATTCTATATTTGTTAATAAAGTATAGGACACCGATAATTGAGGACCATGTATCGTATGGATATTATACATTTAGCACGATAAATGTAATTCTAATACTAATCCAATTATATATCGTGTATAAAAACATTTCTACTCCATTATTTGAAGAAACGGGAAGAATATCGAGTGTTCAAACAAATATGATCTATTTGATAGGAGTATTTACGGCGATCTCAACAGTGAATTTATATATAATTCTTAAATATTTTAGAACAGATGGTTTCATATCGGGTTATTAACCTTAATAAACTTATATGTTAGACCGTAGTTATATTGTGTTTCCCATATTCCAGATATTTTAAGAATAAACGAGCACGTTGTTTTATTTGTAATCTCTGAAAATACCTTTAAATTCCCATTCTTAAGCTGTTCATTTATTTTGTTTTGGGGGATTTTCTGTAGAATATTCACCTTTTTCAGTAAGCCGTCCTCAATAATTTTAAGATTATCGATGAGTTCTTTGTGGGCTAGGGCGTTGAACCCACATCTATATTTACTGTAATATTTTTCGCACGAAATATCGTTTAACGTAATTAAAATATAGACTCCATTTAAGACTACATTGGGTGTTGAATAAATAATTCGAATAAATGACCCCTCATTCATGACATTATTCTTAATGGGGTCGCAAAAAAACACATAATTTTCGTCGTATTGGTCGATTGTTTTCACAATATTCATTATAATTAATATATAATCCAAAATGTTTTTAAGTTATATATTTACACGTTTATAAAACGCGGTCTTTTGTAAACTAACGCATTTATATATTTGGTTTGTAATTAAAATAAAGAATATACGTTAATACTATTACTGATGAAATTTTTTGAAACCCATTTCGAAGAATATTTAAATGAAAATAATAAGGTTACTTTACATCCAAAACTTGAAAAAATATACGACAAGTTCCCGAGTTCATTAACAAAATTGCAAAATTTGATATTTTTCGGTCCAAGTGGGATAGGCAAGTATACGCAAATGTTGCGGGCTATTAAAAGGTATAGTCCATCCGACTTGAAATATGAAAAAAAACTCAGTCTTACATATAATAAACATCAATATTTTTTTAAGATTAGTGATATACATTATGAAGTAGACATGTCTCTGCTTGGCTGTAACTCGAAATTATTTTGGCACGAAATATACCAACAAATTATAGATATTATATCGACAAAGGTGGAAAAATCAGGCATAATAGTTTGCAAGAATTTTCAAGATATACATAGCGAGTTGTTGGATAATTTCTATAGTTATATGCAAAAAAATACGAGTATAGCTATAGATTTAAAATTCATACTGATAACAGAGGAGCTCAGTTTTATACCAGACAGCATATTAAATTGCTGCGAAACAATTAACGTTTGTAGGCCGTCGAAGGCGTCATATGTAAAATGTATTAAGACTAAACTACCCTCGCAAATAACACCGGAGAATATAACGAATATTAAAATTATTCATCTGAATAACGAGGAACTTATGTTACAACACAAGATAACTAGCAATAAAATTATAAATAACTTGATTAATATAGATACGCTAAATTTTCTAAAATTCAGAGATATCTTATACGATATTTTTATTTATAATATAGATATTACAGATTGTGTTTGGTATATTCTCTCTGTTCTTACCAAAACTAATAAATTGAAGGCGGAACATTTGTCCGCAGTGTTAATCAAGACCTTTGTATTCTTTAAATATTACAACAACAATTATAGACCAATCTATCATGTTGAAAATTATCTATTGTATTTAGCAAAGGTCATACATAACCTGTAATTTGGGGGGTTTAGCTGCTTATTTACTCCAAGGGAGCGTCTTGTATCCAGAGAGAGGGGTGCGGGCAGTTCTATTAAAAAAAGAATACCCTTTCAAATACAAACTCATCGGTGATGGTATTGTATTGTTAGCTTGAGCAACAAAATAGAAATTGTTGTATCCATTTGGAATACCTCTTCTATAAGTAATAGCGCTTGTATGAATAGCCATTATACATTAGATAGATATAAAATTTAACTTTTAAGACTTAAAGTTTTATATTTATTACTTTTATGAATCATACAGATGCATTTGAAATTTTAGAAATTGACTTACGCGCGATTTCTCCAAACGACATTACATTAGAATATTTAAAAAAACAATATCGCAGATTGGCGCTTAAGAACCACCCGGATAAAAACAATAATTCGGCAGAGTCAAACGCAAGGTTCAAGCAGATAAACGAAGCATATGATTACTTGAAGAGAGAAATACATCACTTAAATCCTGAAGATGAAGACACTGAAACAGACGAGGACACGAACGTTGATTCTTCTCTCTATTTTAATATTCTAAGAGGTTTTTTAAATACAGTTCTTGAAGGAAAGTATACTGAAATCATCTCTGCGATCATGTCCGCTGGAAAGAAAATATCAGCTAGACTATTTGATGATCTAGACAAGGATACTTCCTTTGAGATATATACATTTCTCTCTACCCACCGATATACACTTCATTTAAGCCAAGAGGTTATTGATGCTGTTCGCGAAATTGTAGTAAAAAAGTATGACAGAGCCGTCGAAGTATATAAATTAAATCCTAGCATATTAGATCTTATTAATAACAATATGTATAAATTATATGTAAACGATCAATTATTTTTAGTCCCATTGTGGCATAATGAATCATACTTTGATGCGTCTGGCTGTGAAATAATAGTAATATGTGAGCCGGAGTTACCTCCTGGTATTGCGTTAGATGATGAAAACAATATAATTGTTGAAGATGTTAGCATTTCTTGCGCGGATTTAAATAGGGCAATATTTGATGGCGGATCTATTTGTGTGTGTATAGTGGATCGCGAATTTAAGATTCCCATCGATAAATTGTATATGAAGAAGGTTCAATATTATAGAATTAAGAACGCCGGTGTGTCAAAAGTAAAAAAAGATATCTATGATGTATCTGAAAAAACGGACATCATAGTAAAAATAACGATTGTTTAAGGGCGTGTTGTTCATTAGTATTTGAATTCTATTGATTGTAAAATATGTAAAAAATTAGTAACCAAGATTGGCTACTAATTTTTATTTGTTTATTTGTTTATTTGATTATTTGTTTGTTTGTTTGATTATTTGTTTATTTGATTTATTATTATTTGTTTGTTTGATTTATTATTATTTGTTTTTATTTTATTTTTGATTATTTATTTAAGCCTTCTTGGTAACAACGCGCTTCTTCTTTGGCTCACCACTCTCGCTAGCTACTGCGGCAGCTGGTGCTGGAGTAGGAGCGGGAGCAGCAACAACTGGAGGAGCGGGAACCGGAACAGGTGCTGGCGCTGGAGCAGGCAAATCATACTCCTCTTCCTCATCAGAATCATCCACAATAGTAGAGCCAACTGCGCCATCAGGGTCGATATCATCTTCAGGAGGGGCCTGAGTCTTCAACTTTTCAACATCAGCCGCCTTGGGTCTAAGGAAGCAGGTCCCCTCGACAAATGAAGACGTCTTGGGCTTTTGTACGATTGCCTGCTTCAAGTTCCAGGTTACAGAAACCTTTCCATTAATAAACCACAATCCGCCGCATTGAATCAAACAAATTACCTGAGTCTTGGACTTGATAAAGTCAAGGGGGGTCAAATGCGGAGCAGTCTTGCCCTTTACAAACAAAGGAGCGCCCTCCTCATCATAAATCTCAGGCTGCCAAACACCCTTCCAGCAAGGGACCTTTACACTAAGCGTCGGGGGCTTATCATAATCAGGCTCGATGCTTCCCTTTTCCTTCTTGGGATGTCTGAGCATCACATTAAACTTCTCATCCATTACATCAGAGCTGGTGATTGTCTTACCGAACCACTCCTTCGAATAAGTAAGAGCGTCTGCCTTAATCTTTGCCTCAAGAGTGCGCATAGACTTCAAGAATGCCTCACAGTCCGCATTAGGATAATCCTTGTTGGGGAATTGAAGCGACATGGTATACTTTCCCGTGGGGTTCTTTGATTGATCCATTCCCTCCTGTGCGCCCCAAGTCAAGATGAGAGGGGTCGAAATTGTAAGAGTTTCTCTGAAATTTTTATTATATAGATTCACCACCTTTCCTCCAGAGGGGTTAGCCTTGGGAGCAGAGTATGAGAATACACTCGTGTCAATATTAGTTCCGTCGATGATTGCGCTTGCCATTGTATTAGTATACTTTACATTACTGCGTTACCTTTAAATCAATTTTTTTTTAAAATATAAATGTAATTATGGTCTTGTGATGCTGTGGCGACCAACAGCATTTTATTAGCATTATGATTTAATTAATATAAATAAAACTACTCAAAAAGAAAATATATATAACTAATATATGAGCGCGATTATTAAAAAGAATAAGAGCAATGATAGCTTAATAAGTGAATATATGAATAGCATTTCTGCCACGTGTGAAAACGCGAGACAGACAAATAAAAAAGCGGTCAAGGTCGACGACGAAAATGTAATTATTCCGACTGTAGAAAACTACGAAATTTTGAATAAATATAATTATAATGTTACGCAGTTAAAATCGATTGCCAAGAGTTATAAATTAAAAATTAGTGGAAATAAGAATGAGTTGTCTGTGCGTGTGTATAACTTTTTGTATTTTTCCTCGTTTATAATTAAGGTCCAAAGGGTATTTCGCGGAACAATTGCGCGAAAATATAAACGGCTACACGGTCCAGCAGCATTTAATCGCGGATTGTGCACAAATGTAGATGATTTTGTTACAATGGACCCCGTAAGTGAAATAAATTACCATCAATTCTTGAGCTACAAGGATGTTGACGGATTTATTTATGGTTTTGATATAGCTTCTCTCCATCAACTGTTTCTAACATCTAAAGACAGCGAGTCTATTAGAAACCCATACAACAGAAATATTATTCCGGAGGCATTTATTAAAACAATAAGGTCTGTTCTCCGTCTGGGTAAAATGCTAGGCATACACATAAATATGGATTATGAAGACGACGCACCCAAGGTTTCTATTGAAAAGGCAACCGAAATGAGAGCCCTTGGATTATTTCAGAACATAGATGCTTTAGGTAATTATTCTGATCCTAAATGGTTTCTCTCTTTGAACCGAACAATGTTAATAAAATTTATTAGAGATTTGGTTGATATCTGGGACTATCGGGCTCAATTAACGCCTGAAGCGAAGCGCAATATTTGTCCTCCGCATGGTAATCCATTTAGGAATCTGAATATGCATTATATTCACACAGAAAGTAGCCTATTGAATATTAAAAATGTAATATTAGAAATATTAGAAACTTTGGTAAATAGCGGCGTAGATCGCGACAGTAAATCTTTAGGAGCTTATTATGTTCTTGGAGCATTAACTTTAGTAAATGAATCGGCGGCTACATCGCTTCCTTGGCTTTTTCAATCGGTCAGTTATTTTTAATTGTATGTAGGGCGCGTCCTATTACCATATTATCGTAACAATATATATTATTTGCGTTAAATCACTTAAAAAGTAAATGCCAGTATATAGTATAATAAGATGCCCAAGAAGACTACATCTAAGACCGAGACTGAACAAGTCACCACCACTGCCGCCCCTGTTGTTGCCGCTGCCCCCGCGGAGAAGAAGACCAAGAAGTCTGCTGCCACTCCTGCCCCTGTTGTTGTTGCGCCTGTTGTTGATGCTGTGGAGACCGTTGTCGCTGCGGTTGATGCTGCCTCTACCGAGACCCCCCTTGCCGACCAATCTGTCGAGTTCCTTGCCAAGCTCCAGCAGTTGGGCGTTCTCATCTCCTCCTTGAAGGCTGAGTACAAGGTCCTTGAGAAGAAGTGGACTCGTGAGGTGAAGACTGCCCAGAAGCAGTCCTCCAAGCGCAAGCGTAAGGCAGGTAACCGTGCGCCCTCTGGCTTTGTCAAGCCCACCAAGATTTCTGACGAGCTTGCTTCTTTCCTTGGTAAGGACAAGGGATCCGAGATGGCCCGCACCGATGTTACCCGTGAGATCAACACCTACATCCGCGCACACAAGCTCCAGGACAAGGACAATGGTCGCAAGATCAACCCTGACTCCAAGCTTGCGACTCTTCTCAAGTTGAAGAAGACTGATGAGCTCACCTACTTCAACCTCCAGAAGTACATGTCTCCTCACTTTGCCAAGGCGGTCAAGGCTGAGACTGTTGCTGCTTAAATCCAGTAATCCAATTAAATAAACTAAAATAAAAACAAAATAAAAAATAAAACCAACCTAAAATAAAACAAAAATTATATGGTCCGCAAAGGACTAAATAATTTATAGGATGTACATAATCCAAATACTTATAAAAAATTTAATATATATGTAAATATTATGAGCGAAGAACTAACTATTTTTCGACAAAACCGGATCGCATATTTGCGACAAAAATATACCGCAGATTGTTCGCGTTTGTATTCGAATTTGGCAAACAATGTTAATGGTATTCAGAGAGCACGAATTGCCGCCAGAAATAAGCAACAACTATTAAATAATGCTGTCAATCAATACTATAAAGATGTTAACACTCTAACTACTATATTAAATCAAAATAAATCAGCCATTGAAAAATATGTTCCACCGTCGATTATTATTAATGGAAATAAAAAGGCTTTGCTAATAGGTATTAATTATACAGGGACGAAAGATGAACTGTATGGCTGTATAAATGATGTAGAATCAGTTAAGGAGAGAATAATAGCAAATGGATTTAAGGAGATCAATGTTCTTACTGATTTAACTTCTAAAAAGGCGACGCGGGCTAATATTTTATTGGAATTCAAAAATCTTCTAGTTAACTCAACAGAGGGAGATTTGTTGTTTTTCTTGTATAGTGGACACGGATCTTACGCATTAGACCGAAATGGAGATGAAAAAGACGGTTATGATGAACTAATTGTGTCATGCGATTTACAGGGAATTCTTGATGACGAATTTAAATCATTAATACAGACCTTTTTAAAGCCCAATGTTACATTATTCGCGATGTTTGACAGCTGTTTCAGTGGTTCAGTCTTAGACTTGAAATACCAATATTTAGACAGTCTTAATTATGAAAAATACACTGAAAACGACAAACAACTAGATACACTTGGCAGTGTGTTTATGATTAGCGGATGTACAGATAACCAAACAAGCATGGATACTGTTATCAATGACAAGGCATCTGGTGCGCTAACGTGGTCTCTATTAGAATCTTTAAAAGAGAAGAAGCCAAACTGTAATTGGAGAGAACTTATTAAAACAATGAGAGACAAATTAAAAACATCGGCGTTTGACCAAATACCACAATTCTCTTCTGGATCCTTTGTCAATATCGACGAACCTGTATTTATTTAGACGGTAAATCGTAAGGTTATTGTTATGATTTATATAATTACGGTTTTATAATGAAATAATTTTAGTCATTTTATTATAAAAGATTTAAAAACTTAATATTAATACATTTATAAAAATGCCCAATGATTGTTGGAATCACATAACGATTACTTGCGAAAACCCATCGGTCCCCGATGAGCTTAATAGTCTTGTTATGAATGAACTACAACACAAGGAAAATGATGAATATATTTATAATGAAACGGTAGAAATGAAAAAGAGAGGCCGACGCGGTATTATTTTTAATATATGGAGTGCGTGGAACCCAGATTTTGAATGGCTTGAAAGTTTAATACTCAAATACCCTAATTGTTGGATTAAAAATGAATGGAGTGAGGAGGGTGGGTTCGCCGGAGTTTGGATTGGCCGTGTCGATAATAACAATGAACCCGTTATAGAAAGTTTAACCTGGGACGATATATGTATAGAAGGTAAACACTATTTGTTTATGGATGAAAACGAGGAAAAGGAGGACAAAGAAGCGATACGTAAAATGTGCGCATCACCATCGCCCAAGACATGCGACGAACCTGACGCAAATTGCCCTCGAAAAAAAATAATAAGAAAACAGGTATAAGCTTATATTTTTACAAATTTATTAAAGTTATATTATATTTACTGAGTTATGTCACAGGAAATATAAATCCATCCCGCCTTAAAATATCATTCAGCTCTTTTCTTTGTACAGCACAATTTGTAATTTTAATCTTTTCAAATTTCTTAATATTAAAATGAGTGTTACTTAAATCAAATATATCATTTATTTTCAACAAGGCATCCATATCGAGCTTATAATTTTTCTGCTCTCCAAGCCAATTACAGAATTCCATTGACGAGTTATCCTTATCCTTCCGATATTTTTTTAGATATTTCATATTATCGTAAAGACTGCGCGTTTCGTTATCAGCGCAAACTTCGGCATTATAATCAGTGCCAGATAATATACAAATTTCCCTCAAGTTTTGCTGAGTAATATCTAAATTACCCAGGATTCCATTCATATCATATAAGACCGCACTGTGTTTCAACAGGCTTAGATATCTTATTACGCGCGGACAGCCATAAACAAACATGTCCATATCTTCGCTTAAACACGCCCACACCTTTCCTTTAATCGATAACAACGCGCATAACTCATCTGCCTCGCCAGGTGCATCATAATACGTTGCTCCATACGCGCGAATTAGCTGTTTTACCGCCTCGATATCTGTTTTACTAATATGAACAAACGTCCTTTTTAGAATGTCCATATTAGACAGTATTTCCTGCTTCTCAGCATCATCCATATTTATATTATTTTCCAACAAAGCTCGCAGACTATTATACTGTTCTTCTGCGCTCTTTTTGTCCTGCCTCCGCTTTTGTAAAAGGTCCTTTTTTTCGGCGGGAGGCTTGCCGTCGAATATGAATATCGGTGTTATGTTATAATTTTTGAATACGGCCAGCATTAAATATATATTTTCAATAAGAACCTCATCGGAGGCATACTTATACATATAAATGCTGATATCTACCGCAATCTTCTTACCTGATAATTCACACAAATTAATATACTTAATCGCACTTGGCGCGTGTTCCCGGAAGAACTTATTTAAATACCGGATGCCCATCTTTGTATTCGTAGTTTTATTGTTTTATCATATCACATAAAACAATATCAATTTTATTTTACAAAAAAAATGATACATGATTTTGTCAAAGACCCATACATCAAAATCCGTATGATGCAGACTAGAAGTCAATCTAGAAGTCAAAATAACAGTAGGGGAGTGGCCTTCGCCAATGTGGCTATTTGTGTAGTAGATATTGACTTTGATGAAGCGAGTAGGATGTGGGAATATAACAAAAAAAGAATTGGCAACGGTAGTTATAAATATATTTGCTGTGAGTTGAGCAAATCTGGCAAAAAATGTGGCAGACAAATTGTATGTGAGACCAAATATTGTAGGGTACATAATAAAATAACGCCGATGTCTTCATTATTAGCCTAATTCGCAAATACTCATACGTAGATTGTTCATCATGTATTTTATATTTGGACTATGCTGTTTAACGGACATTTTATTTAAAAATATTTTGGTTTCGGCAACACCATTTAGCATGGAGGGTGTTTTATATTTACTTTCAATAAAATTACAGAGTGCCGTCTGATTTCTTATTGTCTTATTAAACTGTAAGACAGAGTAATTATTTTTTTTGCACCAAAACAGGAAATCCTGATAGTTGTTTATAAGTATAGTTTTAAGGATGTAATAAGATAGGACATTTGTCTTTTCCTTGTATAAATTCTCTCTAAGTGCCGTGCTATAATGTTTATCTGAATATAGATCATTATATGATAGCCCCATAAAGTCTAGAGTTTTTACTAGCTGGAAAAAGCTATACGTCCTTTCAAAATTAATAAAGAACTCGGCAGTAGAGAGAAATTCGGCGACGTTCGCCTTATCTTTTAATGAAAAATAACTACAAAAAAGAGCGTTCATTATTTCCGCCCAAAACTCGGTATATGATTCGTATAAATTTACATCTGATTTGACCTTGAAAATATTTAATATACACCTGTGAACAGTATCATTGTTCATATCCGAAAAATCCAATGCGAAGTTGTGAAAGGTTTCGTGAATAAATACCTTGAACCACTCCTCTTTGCGGAATACAATAATTTCGGACTCTCTTGGACACGTGCGCGTGAATGCGGTGTTCACGTGTATTTCATCTAGTATAGAAATATTTGAACCCGGGAGATTCTTGGTGAGAGAAGTAAAATAAAAATAGCTTACAAGCGACTCGGCACATTGTTTGGAAGCATATTGATTTAATATGTATAGCCACATTATAATCGCGTCAACATATTTACTAAACGTCTCGATCTTAATGTGATGTTCATCTTCTTCTACTACAAAAATAAGAGTTATTTTACGGTTATAGAGAGAAAAAGTATAGGTAATCTCTGTAGCCGCAAACTGTTCAATATGCTTGCGCACTGTTTCCGGGAAACTATTTGAATTGAAATATTTAGGCATTGGAATTTGACCGATTGTTTCAATTTTTCTGGTTGTAATAGTATAATAGCCATCGCGCTTCTTCACACTTTCTAAATACTTGCGAGAGTCACAAATGTCGCCATATAACTCGGCAAGTATGTCATCGGTTCGTTTGGTTTGTTTGACTATGTTTATGTGGTTATTCTTTGTAAAAAACGACATCATTTGTTTAGTTTGCTTGGATACCTTCATTCTTATTATATTCTGTTATTAATTTTTATTACATTTTTCTTAATAATTTTATAATCTTAATAATTTTATAATCTTAATAATTTTATAATCTTAATAATTTTGTAAACTAGATATATATATGGATAGCTCGACAATTATTATTTTAGCAATTATTCTTTTCATATTGATTCTTTTGAATAATATAACTGTTATTGTAAATCATAACGATCAACAAGGGAATTGTTCGCAAACCGCGTTTGGTTGCTGTCCGGATGGCGTAAATTCCCGAGTGAATTATTATGGAACAAACTGCCCAGGGTATAGACCTGGACCTGGATATCCTTTACGCCCAGAAACTGTGCCTCCAAAACAAATTGGCGGATGCGCCGGCACACGATATGGCTGTTGCGCAGATAATTCTACCTCGAAAGTAGACATCAATGGTAGTAATTGTTTAGGGTCGAAATAATAGTTATTGTATCCGTTATGTAAAGGTTAAATATAGTAAATACTTAAAAACAAAATATTTACATATTGTAAAATGCCCCCGCAACAAAGAAAGAAGAAGGTCGTTGAACCGCAAGCACCCGGTGTTGAAAATGTTGTTGCGCCTGTAGTTGAGACAGTGTCTGACGCTCTTGCGCTCGCCGCTGAAAATATTTCTGATGCGCAAGCCGAAGTAACTGATATGTTAACAGATGAAGTTGGTGCGATTACAATGCAGGTCGCCGCCGCTAAGGATTCTGCCGTTTCATTAGTTACCGAACAAGTAGCGGTAGTAACTGAACAGGTCTCTGAACAAGTCGCGATTGTAACCGCAGCAGTGGAACAAGCAACATCAGTCGCACTAGATGCTGTAAAAACCGTAACTGATATGGCGGACTCGCTTTCTAAAACGGCCGCAAAAACACTCGCAAATTTGCTCGCAGAAGCCGTTAACTCGAAGAAATACATGAAGATTGTTCTCAGTAAAAATGCGTCCAATATGATATTGTCTATTGTTTCATCATCGCCATTGGTGTTGGATAACATTAAAAATTCTCTAACGGAAGTAATTAGCGACGGTAAAATCGACTCGAATGATATTCCTCATTTTATTTCTATCATCCAGAACTTGTATGAAATTGTACATAACATACGGGAGTTCAATTTTGATGCCCAAGCGAAGGCGACAATTTGCGCGGAGGTTCTTAAGTTCATAGCACACTTCTTGATATTGGATGAACAAATCCCCGTTGCGGAAGCGTACAGAGACATCTTTATAAATCAAATCGACTGTTTAATTGATTCGTGTGTTAGCTTATTGAGCCTTCAGGCTTCGATTAGCATTAAAGGATGCTGCCTACCATTCTGTAAGTAAATTAATATGATAAAATATTGAAAAACATTATTTTATTATATAGCGCATGATTATTACACTATTTTCTCGCGTCGAATCTTATCGCGGACCAGCATAAGCTCATCAAATACATCTGGTTCTGCGCCTTTTACAAAGTGCACTAATTTTGCGTCATTTGTCGCCAACAAAAGGCTCTTCAATTCTTCATTCTGTGTAAACTTGGCATGTTGGGCATTATAAATTGCCTTTTTGCTTTTCTGTCCCCTAAAATCGCCGTCTACTGATACTTCAACTGGCCGCAAAAGTTCTCCCTTGTACTTACCTGTTTTGCTCCCTGCTCCCTTTGCCATTAGCGGATCCTTTGACATGTCTGTTCCTGAATCAAGAGAGAAACTTAAATAAAAATCAGGATGACCCGTCTTAAACTTGGATCCCTCGTAATAGTGTTCAACTGTTGCCCATTTATGGTTGTCTAGAGTAAAGGGTTCTACCCAAAAATTCGACAATTTTTTACGCCATTGTGGAATAGTCGCCAACTCAGTGTACTCCTTCATCCTTTCGTTTGGTATTTTCTCTCCACTACCCTTTCCAGGAAGAGGTTTATCTACTGACTTGGAGTAAAATTGAAATACAATATCGTCGTTATACAACCCCCTTAATTTGCTCTCACTAATATCTTCATATTCAGGCTCTTTTGTCGGTGTTTTAATATTTTCTGTTTTAAATTTCTGAAAATCAGGAATAATCGAAAAAGGCCCCGCATTCTTTTCAACACATCGTTCCGCAATTAGCTTCTTTATGTCATAAGGAATTTCAGAAAATTTAAATATAAGCTTCTTCTTATACCCAATAAGCTTGTAATGTGTTCCAGTATGGTCAATAATGATGTAAAACTCGGGCAAAAATCTACCGCGACTTTCTAATATACTATCGTTTAATTGGCCACATTGTAGAACATTTTTCAGGTCTCCACCTCTATACAGCTCGCTAGACATGATAATAAATTTAATATTCAATATTCTCTCTAATGTAGAAATAGCCCACGTGTCGGCCCAGAATTCACACTTGGAGATTTTGCTTTTAAACGCGTCAAGCGAATCAATCCCCTTCATAATTTTAAATTCCTTGAGCATTTCAGCTGTGATTTTTTTCTCCTTGACAAGTCTATCGTGCTCCGTTTTTACATTCTTGGCCTCAACGGAAATTATCTTTTGCTCATTTCGATCGATAATCTCAGCAAACCGCTTTTTAAGCGAAACATATAACCCCTCTAATTCTTTTATGGTATTGGTCTGTTTGATTAATTCGGCGGCATACATATCATAGTGTTCCTTATAGTTCAAAAAAACCTGTTCAGTGGCCTCAGATGCTAGCTTTTTCCTGAGTTTATTGACGGACGTTTGCTGTACAATGCTTGAAAATGCGTCGCGAACAGTCGCGAATAAACAGTCACCCCCACCTTCATTGTCCGTAAGAGTGTAATTATTATTTTCCATAAACTGTTCTATCCAGCTATCGCCTGGTGCTCTATGATATTTCTCTCTAATAGTTTTAGCAGCCGTCTTGGTCTCCTCTTTAAGCAACGGTGGTAGCGGGATTCCCTTCGTCATAACAAAAATATCTTCTCTCTCCTTGGGAATTTCATAATGTTCATTATATTCTACATGCTCATCCGCTTCTTCGTCGCTATCAGATTTATCCTCTTTTTCGTCCTTTTTATCTGCCTCTTTATCGGCGGCCCTTCTAAGCGGAACATCCGGTTCCAATCTAAGCTTATGTAAGAATTCCTTAGTAGCGAAAGAATATACAAGAGGATAATCCATCTTCTCAACATCAAGGTTGTTCTTATCATCCAGATACGACAAATAATTCGAGGCCTCGATTTCATATAAACCGATTTGAACGACCTTATTGTTGTGCTTAACTAAATAAATGGGAAAATAAATAATATTCTTATCTTCAAATGTATTTTTCGCACCTCCAACCGCAATAATTAGATCGACGCCTTTAATTTCTAATTGATACAAACTGGCCTCTGTTTTTAAATCATCAGAGTCAACACTTTTCAGTTCGTGATAACTTACGCTACTATTTATTTTTGATAATACCATTTATATTTTACTATAATATTTTATATTTATTATATATTTATTGCGAAACATATAATAAACCCGACGAAAACAATGAAAAAACAATTCTACCACAACACATACTTCTTCATAAACTTATCATTCTTTAACTCACTAATGTAAAACCACACGTTCTTCCTCTTGCAAACAATATCATTATTTGCCGGGGTTGTTTCAAACGCTACTAAAAAATTTACAATGTCCTCCTTGGTGTACCTTTTAGATTTCATCCCTTTTGAGCAACCATAATATTCGCAAATTAGTAATAAATCCTTAATGGTATAATTTTCCATGTAGTTAACCGTGTGCGAAACCATAACGTCGTGATACATATCTATATTATCAACATGCTTACTCAACCATTCATTCAGAGCTTCGTCGCTACATTGATCAAGAATTGCGTTCGAATCATCATCATCAAGAGAAAATACAACATTCATATTATCGGTAGTCATATAGTATAATTATTCTATTTTTTTAAATGATATTTTAAGCATTATAAAAAATAGGACAAATAAGATGACAAATTTCAGATTTTTATAATATTTTTAAAATTAATCGGGTTTTGTTTTTAATAAATATATTTACAGCAATTTACATTTCAACTAGATCCATGAACTTAAATAGCGACTTGTTTGTAAGACTTTTATAATCCTTCACCTTACTATTTGCGAGGTGTTCGACAACTTGAACGATTGTCATCCCGCCAATCAATTCGTAATCATTATCCCCGTACATATCCTTCTTATACAAAATCGCAACAGTCTCGGTAAGTTCATCAACCTCGTTCTTCTTATCGTCAACGGATATAAATGTGTACATTTGATCTAGCAAATTTCTAGTGATTTGAATAATTTGCGCCTTAGGAATAACCCCGGTCATCATCAAATTCAAATAAAACGTGGCGAGTGATTTCCTCTTTTCGTTGATCTTGTTAATTTCACAAAATCTATCATAATTTACCTTGGGGTCTACATATTCAATCACATTAAATAGTTCGATAAAACGGTCGAAATTCGTCTCGAATGTACTGAGCATCATGTCATATTTTGAAGTCAAATCAGAATACAGCTCAGCATACATCTTGGAATAAAATCTGTTATTGGACGCGATTTCAAATAATGCGGCACTAAGCAATGCCATATCCTCCTGCGCAATATTTTCCACGACCAACTTGTCAATGATTTCAATAATTTTATTACGCATATCAATATAATTCTTATCCGACATTTTATTCAAGAATGTTCTAATACTATCGATTTGTGCGGCCAAACCAACCTTCTCCTCGATCCTCGTTGGTTGGAATGTTTTAGCTGTGCTCCAGTCGTCATCACTAATAATCTCGTGTGCCTTATTGCGCTTTCCCCGCTTGAATCCACCGCCCTCCTTTGTTGTCGGCTCAACCTTCATGGGATTTTCTCGTTTCAGAAATACCGGTGTTCTAACATAATCTGGCGCGCCCACTTGTAATGCGATATTCGAGATAGTTTCAAGCGTAGGATCAGGTAGTTTATAATCAAACCCGTTGAAAAGGATCGAATTGATAGTTTCTAGAGTATATCTCATTGTTGCGGTTGCCATCATACAGATATTATATACTTGCTAGGTAATATTTATATCAATTTTTTTATAATTGTAATTATGTTTATAAATATGCTTAAATAGATTTTCTAATATTATACTATATGACAACTATGAGTTCAGAAGTTATCGAAGCATTGGAGGGGAACGGAGAAATATGTGAGTCTTCGTTCGATATAAAAACTTGGGATGAGTTAGACTTGGCGCCCGATTTGTTGAGAGGTATTTATGCGTATGGATTTGAAAACCCAAGCCCCATTCAACAAAAGGCAATCAAGCCTATTACTCTTAAGAGAGACGTTATTGCGCAAGCACAATCTGGAACCGGAAAAACGGCCACATTTACAATCGGCGCGCTTTCAAACGTGGATGTAACCAACAATTCCACGCAAGTATTAGTTTTGTCGCCTACCAAGGAATTAACCCGTCAAACAGCAAAGGTTTTTGAGGGTATTGGTAGCATGATCAAAGGGTTAAAAATTCAAGCCGCATATGGCGGCTCGGCTGTTGAAGAAACCAGTAGCTTTTCAAATAAAAACACACCTCATGTGATTTGTGGTTGCCCGGGTCGTGTGTATGACATGTTACGACGAGAAAGATTATCAAGTAAAAAAATTAAGCTTGTCATTCTTGATGAGGCCGATGAAATGTTGTCATCCGGATTTAAGGAACAGGTGTACAATATTTTCCAATATTTAAATACGGATATACAGGTTGTGTTGGTTAGCGCAACATTGCCCGAAGGCATGAATAGTATCATTGGTAGTATTATGCGTAACCCAATTAAAATTAGCGTGAAGCGCGAAATGCTTACACTTGAGGGTATCGCACAATACTATATTGCCGTCGAGGACGATAGACAGAAATATTTGACATTAAAGGACCTTTTTTCCTTCTTGTCTGTTTCTCAGTGTATTATCTATAGTAACAGTGTCAAGCGAGTCCAAGATTTGTATGAAGCAATGAAGGAGGATGAATTTCCTGTTTGCCGCATTCATAGTGGTATGGAGAAGAGTGAGCGAGACAGCGCGTTTGTGGATTTCAAGTCTGGGCGTTCGCGCGTGTTGATTTCATCCAACGTAACTGCGCGTGGCATCGACATTCAGCAAGTAAGTATTGTTATCAACTTTGACATTCCCAAGTGTGTTAATACATATCTTCACAGAATCGGCAGAAGTGGCAGATGGGGTAGAAAGGGTGTCGGACTCAATCTTATTACTAGGCGCGATCTTCCTAAAATGAAGGAAATTGAAACGCATTACTCAACACAAATCTCAGAGATGCCTTCCGATCTCTCATGCTTAACAACTCGCTAATCGTTATTTGTAATTATTGTCCGGCAACCGTTAAAAATTTGTACAATTTGATTCGTAAAAATACTCCATTATATTTCTAATTTTTAATATAATGGATTCCGATAAAAATAAAGAAGCACCCTCTACTATAGTTTATAATATTAATGAACATTTTAAGGTCCCGATCTATTATAACAATGAGCGGGTCGAACTGAAAAAGAACATTATCACAGATTTAGAATTAATAAATACGGTTGACGAGTCGTGTAATCCTATATATTCATTTTGTTTTAATAATGATAATGACGTTTCGAATAAGATAACCGAACAAATCTCGAAATATTATACAACTGATACTAATTTCCTGAAAGATAATCAAAAACTTATTAAAACATATGTAGCACCGCAAACTAGATATACAAGTTTGTCGCCAAATTATAAAAACATAGTTGACATATGGAGCGAGTTAAAACTAGAAGCCGGATTTAAGGAGAAGTATTATTACGTTGATTGGGAAATGTTGGAATTTTTAAATACATCTGAAATGTTCTTACAAATAATGAGCATTTATAATTTATTGTCGCCGCTAATGTCTCTCATAGTCCCGGTTATCATACTGATAATACCGTTTTTTATTTTGAAAATGAAGGGATTGCCATTGTCGGTCAACGAGTATATTGATGTATTAAAGGTGGTGGCAGAAACCAACGCAATTGGCAAGCTATTTACAGTAAATTTCGCGGAAATAAACGCACAGGAACGGCTATATATTTTTGTATCCGCTGCTTTTTATTTGTTTTCAATTTACCAAAATATTATGGTGTGTGTAAGGTTCAATAATAATATGAAAATAATCCATAACCACTTTAGAGATATTGGTATATATTTAGATAACACACTAGACTCGATGGATAACTACTTGTTATATTCGAAGGATTTAACTACACACGAAGGATTTAATCTGGAACTCACAACAAAAATGAACACACTTGGAAACATTAGAAATAAAATTAAATCGATAACGGAATACAGTATATACAACATCAACAAGTTTAGAGAAATCGGTCGCGTATTTAAATACTTTTATGAATTACATACTGATACCGAATATGACGCGGCAATAATGTATTCACTTGGGTTCAATGGGTATATTGATTGTATAAAAGGGTTACAAACTAATATTAAAGAGAGAAAAATGAACTATGCTGTATTTACCACTGACAGTAAAAAGGGTAAATTTGTAAACAGTTATTATGCGTGCTTAAAAGACGATAACCCAATCAAAAACGACATTAAATTCAAGAAGAATATTATTTTAACCGGACCTAATGCTTCGGGGAAAACGACAGTTTTAAAATCGACTCTAATTAACATTATAGTCACACAACAGTTCGGATGTGGGTTTTACGACTCGGCAAAGCTCGCGCCATTTAAGCATATACATTGTTATCTCAACATACCAGACACATCTGGGCGCGACAGTTTATTCCAAGCCGAAGCGCGAAGATGTAAAGAAATTCTAGATACAATAGGTGCTAACAAGTCTGATACGCATTTTTGCGCATTTGATGAATTATATTCTGGAACAAACCCCGAGGAGGCGGAAACGAGCGCAACCGCATTCATGCTATACTTACAAAAATACAAAAAGGTTTCTAGCTTGCTTACAACACATTTTGTTAAAGTATGTAAAAAATTGGACAAGACAAAAAGTATTCAGAACTGTAAAATGGTCGCAGAGCAAATTGGATCGAGAATTAGTTATAAATACAAAATCGCGCAAGGAATATCTGAAATAAAGGGTGGCATTAACATTTTAACAGAAATGAATTACCCTAAGGAGATACTTGAAAATACAATGCTTCAATAAAAGTTAGGTTATAAAAGTGGGTTAAATATTCTGTAAATAAATCAATTCGTTAGTAAACAAATTAATTTATATAGTCTTTTTGTAATAAAATGATGACTGATTTATTTAATCCTACCTTTTTCATGTTTTTAGGAATATTAATACTTGTAGTAGCTCTTGTGGTGGTTTATTTTGAGAGTAAATCGAGAGAACAAAACCACAAAATCGCATCCATGCTAAGTTTAGTTTCAACTTTAGCAGAAGATATGAATGGAGTAAAGATGGGATTACACCATTTATCGGTAAATAGAGTGGGTGTACCCCGTTTTCCGCAACAAGCTCCGCCATCTTTAGAAGAATCAAATATGCAACTGTTTCAAAATAACGACGAGAATTTAATTCCTGTATCAGACGATGAATCAATGGACGAGGACTCTGATGATTCCGACTCTGATGATGAGTGCGAGTCAGATGAAGACGAAGATGAAGATGACGATGACGATAACAATCATACAAATATCAAAATACTCACTCTAAATATGAATACACAGTCTGCCGAGGAGGACGATTTTGAAGATATTGACGACTTGGAAGATTTAGGGGGAATCGATGAAGATATGGAACATTTAACCGAGACAAATTCACAATCGAGTCGTGGATCACGTGCCAGCCCGAAGAATGTCCTTGAAATGTTAACTAGTCACGCCGCCGAAAATAGCACATCTATCGAACAGTTAGACGGATCTCATATGAATATTTCGGCAAGTGATTTGAAGACAATTAATATTAATTTAGACGAAATTCACGCAGATTCAGTTGATTACAAAAAGCTCCCTCTGCCCAAATTAAGAAGCATTGTTACTGATAAGGGGCTCGCCGACGATGCCTCAAAGTTGAAGAAACAAGAGCTACTTAAATTGCTTGAAGCTGAATAAGTTTTTTATATTGTAAGTATATAAATGTCTTGGGGCACTTGTTATAGCGGATCTAATAATATTAATTTCAATTTCCCGCCAATTATGGCCGACGGGCGCAACTTTGCATCGTGGCAGCCCTCGGCTGTAATTAACGAGAGAATTCAGAGACAGGAAGGCATTCAGAATAATTGGAGTTATCGCCAATATTTACAGCACAACGGCCTTCAGATTATGAACTATAATAGCATGGAGGCGTGCTACGATTTAGGCTTAGACCCTCACGTAAAATCTGACCGAACACCGTCTGATAATGTGCCGTATAAATTTAAAAGCACATTTGACACAAGCAAGCCCGGTTTCGGTTACTGCAACAGTGATTTAAAAAACCCCTATTTGACTAGAGAACAACTAAACGCCCGACTTATATCCCCGTCGATTAACCCTGCTAGTTATCAAAATGTGGTGCCTGATGTGAAAATGTAATTTGTGTTGTAAACGATATAATATTAAGTATTTAATTATTATTATATGAAAATCCTATCTATTGACGTTGGTATAAAAAATCTTGCTCTTTGTCTTTTCTCCAAGATGCAACCGGACGACCCCTTCAGGATAACCAAATGGGATAGTGTCGATATATCCGAACAAGAAGATATTGTTAATTGTTGCGAATGTGACAAACCGGCAAAATTTCGAAAAGAGGACGCCTGTTACTGTTTAAAACACTCTAAGAAGCAGTCATTTCATATTCCAAAAACCGAGCAATCTACCGCATTTATAAATAAACAAAAAATCCAAAAACTACACGAAATCGCAGATGGATACCACATTACACACGACGCGAAAGCGAAAAAGGTCGACTTGGTGGCGATGATTAATGAACACATAAAAGCAAAGTATTTTCAGCCGATCGTAGGCAAAAAGGCCGCCGACGTTGATTTATTCAATATTGGAGCAAATATTAAAACAAAATTTAATAAACTATTCGAAGCCGAAGGAACAATTGATTATGTCATTATAGAAAACCAAATCAGTCCAATTGCTACCAGAATGAAAACTATACAAGGAATGATCGTACAGTATTTTATTATGGCCAATTTGACAGTTCATCATATAGAGTTTATTTCTGCTGCCAATAAATTAAAGGATTGTGACATAAAAGACAAGGGAACTTACGGTGACAGAAAGAAACTTGGCATATCCAAATGTTTAGGAATTATAACAACTGATGACAGATTTTCCGAACATTTAGAATACTTTAACAAACACAAAAAGAAGGATGACCTTTCAGACTCGTTCCTACAAGGAATGTGGTTTATAAATAACAAAAAGTTATAACCTAATTCAATTTCAATTTATTATTTACAATTCGTAAGACTTAAAATTAAATGTTCTATTTAATGAATAGATATAATGGCAGACATGATAGAAATTACTGAATTGGATTTTGACGACAACGCATCTGGAAGCAAGGGTGGCTTTGGTAAATCTACCAATTTTGGTGGAGGCCTTGAGTTACTCATGAATGATAGAATTAAGGACAGTAAAAGACCGACAAGTGATATCGATTTAGACGATTTAAATAATTTAGAAAATGAATTGAATGATTTATCAGACGCTAACGAGACAAGCAGCTATAAGCCAAAATCAGATTTTTTTAATAACCCCAGCGTCTCATTTAGCGAACCACCTAGCGTCAAGTTGAACAACTTCGATGATACGCCTAACCTTGGAAAATCCACATCGCAGACTGAAAATGATACGAAAACTTGGGACGGATACGGAAAGTTTAACAATATTCCTATGAATCCCGACAAAACCGGGCCAGTTGAGCCCAAGCTGTCAAAGGAAGAAACGCTGCGAGAGAAGTTCAAGTTTCTCAGACGTCTTGAGGCATTGGAAAAGAAGGGTATCGAATTGTCCAAAAAATATAATATGGAGTCGTCTTTGTTGGAAATGCAGGGAGAATATGAAACCATTATGGACGAGAAGTCCAAGCAAAACTCGGTGAAATTTCAAGGGAATATGTTGATGGCGGTTATTAATGGAATGGAGTTTTTAAATAGTAAGTTTGACCCATTCGATATCAAGTTGGACGGCTGGAGTGAACAGTTACAGGAAAACATTAACGATTATGATGATATTTTTGGCGAATTACACGAAAAATACAAGAGCAAGGCATCTATGGCACCGGAATTGAAGTTGCTTTTCCAGCTCGGAGGAAGTGCTATGATGGTTCACATGACAAATACCATGTTTAAAAGCGCAATGCCCGGCATGGATGACATCTTAAGACAAAACCCCGACTTGATGCGTTCCTTCCAATCTGCCGCGGTGAATACAATGGCTGGATCCAACCCCGGATTTTCTGGGTTTATGGGTGGTTTGATGAGTGAGCCCCCTAGAGGAGGAGGTGGTGGTCCTCCGCCCCCAATGCAGACACAGGGACCAAACGCGATTCCGACACCAATGGGAAGACCCGGTAATAACAACTACGCAACAAGACCCGATTTAAATATGAGCCGCAGCTCTTTTACCGATGATGGTCTCAGTCTTAGAGAGAATTTTGAGAGACCCGATATTCAAGATAGAACCAGTAAAAAGCAACAGGCTCCGCCGCGCCCAGAAATGAAGGGCCCTAGCGATATTTCTGATATTCTTTCTGGATTGAAAACGAAAACAATTAATATTCAGGGACCGCCCACCCAGGCGCAGCAAAATAACGATAACAGCACAATAAGCATTAGCGATCTAAAGGATTTACAATCTGAAGGTAATATGCCCAAACGCAGTGGCCGCCGTAAGAAGTCCGCTAGTAACACCGTCTCACTAGATATTTAATTCTTTTGATTTATGGTTTTATAATATAATTTCATATAGTATAAAATGTTATATAAAGTTATTTCAACATATTATTTATGCAGACAAACATAAGCCCATTTAAATTAAGACGGGGAATAAGATATACCTTTACAGATACCAATGGAGACGAATTTAGAGCCAATCTTGAAACATATCAATCATTGAATGGAATACATAAGATGGCAGTTAGGCTAAATCGCGTAGATGGACTGCAAGGCGCGCTTTGCATGCCTATTTCACACATCCAATCTGTAAAAGCATATGCCCTTTCACCTTCTATTCCGCTTTTTCCATACCTAATTCCGGAAGTCAGCATGATCATAAATCAATACATTTAGTAGCAAAACCATTATGCCTTACGAATAAAAATAATTCATGAATGGAATGTATCTATACCAATAAGGCGACTGATAATAATCATAATTGTCATAAATGTAGACTGGGGTTGCTCCATAATATCCGCCGCCACCATAATAACCACGTCCGCCACCATAATACCCGCGTCCTAATCCTCCTCGGTGGTAACCCCGGTGACCCATTCCTCCGCCGCGACCTATGCCTCCACGTCCTCGACCACCACCACGTCCCCCTAGAGCCTCGACAGTTTGAGAACTACTTAAAAACCTCAATAGCAAAAAACATAAAAAGAATACAAACGCGCAACATACGAGTTTTTTTACACCCATCATATAATTATTGTATATATTATTATTTACAATAATTCAGGTTATTCAACAGTCACCACCTTTGCCAGATTTTTTGGCTTATCCGGATCTAGTCCCCTATCAACGGACAAATAATACGCGAGCAACTGTAACGGAATTATTCCAAGCAATGACGCATAACTCTTATTTTCAGGAATGAAAATCTTATCACACGCTAATTCGGACTCAATAGTCAGATCATTTGTTATAACCAACATTGGCGAATCTCTCGAAGCCACCTCCTGGCAACAGTTTATAACTTTACTGCGATGCGCTGCCTCCAAATTTAGAATAATCACAGGAAAATTCTTGTCGAGCAACGCAAAAGGTCCGTGCTTCAACGAGCTAGCAGAATACCCCTCCGTATGAATATAAGAAATCTCCTTTATCTTCAACGCGCCCTCTTTGGCAATATATTCGTCGCTCCCCTTTCCCAAAATAAACATATTATTTGCCGTATATTTTTTAGCGATTTCCTCCATTTTGTCCCTACATCCATCTAAGGTGGCCCTAATATCAGTCGGCAAGTTATGTAGGTCGCGCACCATTTGCGACCGTTTTTTGTCGTTGATATTCTGTAAACTCGCAAACCATATTGACATCATAGATAAGCAGACAACTTGGCTTGTAAATGCCTTTGTCGACGCGACGCCAACCTCCTTACCCGCATTACAATACACCCCGCAATCAACCTCCTTCGCTATCAAGGAGTCAACCACATTTATCACGCCAATTGTTATTATATTTCGGTTCTTGGCGATTTCAATACAACGGTGTAAATCTTTCGTCTCGCCCGACTGCGAAATTAATATAAACGCCGTTTCTCCCATTGTCGGAATATCATAGTCGTTAAAGTCGGCACCGTCGAACACCTGAACCGTATTGAACTTACACATTCTTTTAAAAAAATACATACCGTATTGCCCGGCAAAGAAAGAAGTCCCACAACCCAGAATTATTACATTACTTATTTTTTCCAATGACGACGCGCGTTGCTCAAGCCCACCCAATTTTACCTCACAATTGTTTTTAATTCGCCCACCTTTATTCACCGCATTTAACACAATATCCGGCTGCGCATTAATCTCCTTCAATGTCCAGTGCTTATACGGATGCGGCGAGAGATCTGTTTCCAAAATGTTAACCGACTTATTTGTATATATATGCGAAGTGGTAACGCTAATAACGTCATTTATTTTTTTAATTACACACACATCATCCTTTCGCAATGTTATATAATTATTTATCAGGTTACAGAACCCACTCTGCTCTGAAGTAATTATTACCATCTCTTCTGCCTGACCAATTAATAGAGGCGATCCGTTCCTAACACAGAACAAACTATCTGGCTCATATGTAGTTTGAATGACCAGTCCATATGTTCCCTCTAGGGAATCAATTGTCTTTCTAATGGCACCCGTTACATTGCGAACCAAGTTATAATTAAAATCTAGCAGATTTACTATTACCTCCGTGTCGGTTTGAGAATAAAATACATACCCCTCTTGAAGTAATTTCTTTTTTAACACATTATAATTTTCAATTATGCCATTATGAACCAACGAAAATTTACGATTGTTTGATAAGTGAGGATGAGCATTTGTATCATTTTTAATACCGTGTGTTGCCCAACGATTATGACCAATGCCGACGCTTATACTGTCGCTCGTTAAATTCAACTGTTGTAGCTTATATATTGCGTCCTCGGAACCAACCGATGCGAATTTATGTACTTCTATTGATTCTTTATCAATAACTGATAAACCCGCCGAGTCATAGCCTCTATTCTGCAATTGTAACAGCCCATTAATTATTAAATTGTAAATATTATAACTAGTCCCGCCATTCAAAAGTATTCCATATATTCCGCACATGTTAATTAATTACTATACATATATTATTTCGGTTAATTTACGTAATTAGACCGGTAAAAATAAATGTAATTACTTGAGTTTATTTTAATATAAAAAATTAATATATTTAATTAGTAATGAACTGTAGACCTGGACAAGAGAAACGCCTTAATAATGTAATGACTAGTTGTCATAAAGGAGGGATCAAGATTAGAAATAGTGGAAATAATGCCGCTGCGAACCCGTTTGAAAATGTAAATCCATTCAACAATCCAAATGAGGAGAAAAACGTCCTTCCTATATATAGCAAAACTGATTACGATAGGATTGACCTCGATATTGAAAATTATTCAAGAAATGACTTATTTAACTTGTTTGGTGTTAAAAATATGAACCTATCCGAGGATACCATGAAGGAATGTAAAAAAATTGTATTGAAAACACACCCCGACAAATCACGTCTCGATGAGAAATATTACATCTTTTTCGCAAAGGCTTACAACAAATTAAAGGGGATTTATGAATTTCAGAATAAAATACAAATCCGAAAGGGAGGGGACACAAATGAATATTTCGAAGCCGAGAATGGAGCCGTTTTAGATAAAGTATTCGACGCAAACAAAAGTTTAAAAGACCCCAATAATTTTAATAAATGGTTTAACGATCAGTTTGACAAGCACAAGGTCGACGATGACCGGGAAACCGGCTATGGTGGGTGGTTAAAGTCAGACGAAGATATAGTTTATACACCAAACGTGACTAAATCTAATATGGCGGCTGAAATGGAGAAGCGGAAGAGAGAGGTCCAAACCCTTACCACATACACGGGCGTTAAAGACCAATTTGCTTCTACGTTCGGCGGGTCTGCGTTAATGGCTTATGATAGCAATTTTACTTCAAATTCTCTCTTTAGTGGAGATGGAATGGGATACACTGATCTACGACAAGCTTACGTCGAATCTGTTATACCTGTTACTGAAGATGACTATCGAAAAATAAAACAATTTGGTAGTGTTGATGAATATAAACGACATCGCGAGTCAGTGAATACCAAACCATTAAGTAAAGAGGAGGGTATGCGACAGCTATTCAATGAAAACAAAGTAAAGGATGAAGAATCTACCGCATTAGCGTTTTATTATGCACAACAAACAGAAAAGGCGAATAAAAATCAAGCGAATTTCTGGTCTGGATTGAAACAAATCTCAAATAAATAAATAAATAAATAAATATAAATATAAATATTGAATTATTATAATGACAACTAAATTCGAAAATGGATTATTTATATTTAGACGCGACTTAAGAATAGTCGACAATAACGGGTTAAATTTATTAAATGAAAAATGTAAGAACGTATTTACAATTTTTATTTTTACTCCTGAGCAGGTTGGGTCCGGTAATAAATATAAATCTGATAATTCCGTTCAATTCATGATTGAAAGCCTACAGGACTTAGCATCTCAAATAAGCAAATCAGGTGGGCAATTGTACACATTTTACGGTGACAATGACAAGGTTGTCGCCGATTGTATTAAAGCGTGGGATATAGACGTAGTTTGTTTTAATTTAGATATAACCCCATATGCACGAGAGAGAGACGCGCAAATAATTAAACTATGCGAGCATATGAAGACTTATGTTATGTACGATTTTGATTATTATCTTTGTGAACCCGGAACGATTGTTAACGGTTCTGGTAGCCCGTATCAGAAATTTACACCCTTTTACAACACTGCTGTTAAACAGAAAGTAGAAAAACCTGCTAAAATGAGAAAAATGCATTTTAAGAGCAGCAGCGCTCATCTAACCAACAAAATTACATTGGAAGAAGCTCTAGACAAATTTACGACGGTGAATCCGGATATTTTGGTTCACGGAGGACGACAAGAAGCGATTAAACAACTTCGTATAGCAGCAAAAAATATAAAACATTACGCACAAACTAGAGACGAATTATCGAAACCTACTTCACAGCTCAGCGCTTTTATCAAATTTGGCAACGTCTCTGTGAGAGAAGTATATTATACTTTCAAGCCTAATCATCCGTTTATTAGACAAATATATTGGAGAGATTTTTACAGTGGCGTCTTATATTCATTTCCTCGTGTATTAGGTCACGCTTTGAAACCAAGTTACGACAAAATTAAGTGGCATCATAACGAAAAATGGTTCGATGCTTGGTGTAAAGGCGAGACTGGAATACCGATTGTAGACGCAAGTCAGAGACAATTACTCGCGACCGGGTGGGTTCACAACAGGGGTCGTATGATTTCATCGAGTATCTTAATTAAAATATTACTTATTGACTGGCGTAAGGGAGAGAAGTTTTACGCTAAGCATTTAGTGGATTATGATGTAGCAAGTAATAACGGTGGATGGCAATTCTCCGCCGGCACAGGCGCGGACTCACAGCCTTATTTCCGCTACTTCAACCCATATACGCAGTCAAAAGATCACGATAAAGATTGCGAATATATAAAAAAATGGATTCCGGAGCTAAAAAATGTTCCGTCAGAAGACATTCATAATTGGAACGATTCATGGGAAAAGCATAAAGATTGTGGATACCCCAAACCAATTGTGGATTATTCTCAACAAAGAGAGATATCTATTAAGATGTATAAGGATGCCTTGTATTAAAATACTCGGTACAGTCGTTATATTAAGCAATTTATTATTCAATACTATAATAAATGGCTACAGAGGCTATATTAATTAATAAAGATGGATTTTTATTTTCACTAGTAGAAAAAAATCACTATAAACTTTCATTTTCGATGGAAAATAAAAATATAATGCTTTCAAAGATAATTGATTTCAGTCTAATTAAGCTGATGTACGATTTAAACAGCGATGTATACGAAAAAATCAAGATAACCAAGCTGAATGAAAGCGAGATTATTGCTGAACTTTTAATGAAACACTTTTTCGAAGATCTAGGATTACCGCAAAGATTTTCATTTATTCATATGAGAAAAATTGTAGAAGAAAACAGGATTATTTTTCACTCCCAATCAATAAAATCACATAGGCCCGAGGGGATGCCAGCCGATTCTGAATTAATGTCGCTACAAGATTTGGAATGTGTATGTAATATTATTACGCCACACCGGATCAATTTTAATGTGGATGTTTTCTTTGATAGCAATATGAATGTCCCGAATTTCGCAGAAAAAATGATTGGAATGATTTTATTAAAAATATTTACACGCGTAAAACAATTTATAGAAAATGTGCGAATGTAATACATGAAAGGAATCGCAAATGAAATATTGTTCGTATTAAGAGTTGGATACGCAATTACTTCCGAATTGTTTTTATATATGATATTTAGAGACTATAATAGTTTTATCGACCGAATAACACGTCATCTCGTGTCAATTAACATATTATGTGTGAAAGTATTTCAAGCAGTCGCACTAAATAACAGTTTAATTGACGATAGTGTAAATAATCACCTATTGAAGTTTACAGATAATGCGCCATGGACCTTTGACGACGTCTGTTTGGGTGATATTGTTAAAATAAGCGAGGAACACAATCTCTGCTTAAAGTCGGGCTACGAACAACCCATCAATGCGGGAATGATTTCACTCGTATTTAAAGCATATCATAAGGATACTGATAAACATATGATTATTAAAATGAAAAGAAACAATATTGAGGAAAAACTGGACGCTGCCATTAAAAATCTTCAGACCATTATGTATCTATTGTCCTTCTTTCCGACGATAAACAAATATCAACTCGCAGAACTAGTCAATAAGAATATTAATATTATTCAACACCAGACTAATTTCTTACAGGAGGTGGCGAACATAGAGAGAATCCGCACAAACTGTAAAAACCTAAAATATGTTAAAATACCTGCCGTCTATAAGGAGGTCACCGAAAAATATCCAAATGCGATTTTGATGGACTATATTGATGGTGTTAAAATTAACCAAATCAAAGAAGCGGATTATGAGGGGTTCGCAAAACAGGTAATGAAATTTGGCTTTGTAACCACGATTGTTCACGGCGTTACTCACGGCGACCTACATGGCGGTAATATTTTGTTCATTAAAGACGAGAAAGACGAGAGATATAAACACAAAATAGGAGTCATTGACTTTGGGATTATATACGAGTTAGATGCCAATTACAAGGGGTTATTATTTGATGTATTGACAAATATGTTCACGACGGAGCCCAAGGACTCTGCTATAAAAATATTAAATTCTGGCATTATTGACCCGCCAGATATTCTTAACCAGATTCCCAAAAAGAATTATGACGCTATAATTGAGTTTACAACAAATATAGTGAATGAAACTATTTCTAACTCTAAACAAGCAAACCAGATCCAAATATATAAATTTTTATCGGCTCTGAAGGATTATCTAAATAATTCTGAAATCGCGAATATTGGTATTCGACCAAGTGATAACTTTATTAAAACACAATTAGTGCTGGCAATGTCCCAAGGGGTTACCCTAACATTATGTCGGGATGATTTTATGACATTGGCAGACAAAGTAATAAATGAACTGTTTCATACACATATGATATTGTAAATTTGGCGTTTAGCATTTGTATTTGATTACTGCGGCCCCAAGTCCTTTTCAACAATCACCTCCTTAGAAACCCTCTTAATGATTTTTTCTTCCTTTTCAAAATCATTATCGCCTCTTCCACCCATTGCTTCCATGATAATTTTATTATATTGATCAGAATATCGAGAAGAACTTTTGCCGCAATCAGGGTGCGCCTCCTTGAATTTTGGTACCATTCTTGCATTTTTATCCGCCACTTTTCTTACCATTTTATGCATCTTCTTTTGTTCATCATCTTTTTCCCATTTATCTTCGTCTTTAATGTACATTGTTTCTCTCTTTTTGTCAGTACAATGGACCGGTCTTTGAGTAACGTCAAGGTCCTTCAGGTTCTTTACAATAATATTGGAAATACCTTCTACATAACCGAGTTCGCCAACTTTTTCAAGGTCGGATAACTGTAACTTAATTGACTCAACAAACTCTGTTATATTCATGGCATCCTTACACGTTTCATTCAAGAAGAAATTAAGGTTAAATGCTTTATTATGCGAATTTGTGTTATTAGTGGTAGTAGTATTTGTAGTGTTATTTGTCCCATTTTCTAATACCTTCATCATCATAGTTTTAAGTTCACTATTTTCTTTAATTAATAGCATAATGAGGTCCTTGTCTGTCGGCTCGTTTGATGGTTTATTTTCGGCATCAGAATTGTAATCTAGTTTGCACTTCTTTTTGTGCCTCCATAACCCCGAATTATCCTTATATCCCTTATAACAAGTATCACATATAAATTTAGTTTCTTGCGATTTTTGCGACATATTTATTGCTAAATCGCATGTTTTGATTGCTAAACTATTGTTTTTATGTTTAGCAGTTGTACTATGTTTATCAAAGTCAAAACTGTTACATGTAGTATAGTCACAACATTTACATTCGTAAACTGTGCGATTTTTTTGCGATTTTGCGATTGCCAACATTGCTTAATTATTGACAAGAAAATAATTTTAAATTCTTTTCATAAAATTTAATAAAAATTTATCGTCACAAATTGAAAATTATTTTTTCTGTGACCAGACGCTAATTTTCAATTATGCAGTCAAAACATGTTTTTGGCATAAAGTATTTTAGGTTTTCAAAAATGGACAAAAAAAATGTCCAAAATTGACTTTCCCAAAATACTTTCCCCAAAATAACATGTTTCTTTCTACATGTGTAGGGAATTTATTTTCAGCGTTTTTCTCAAAATTTCTACACAGTTGTAGGAAAACCCGATATTTATAGAGTCTTTATAAACAAAAAAATATTAAAGGTAAATCTATATTTATATAAAATGACTACACATTGTCTAGATAGATGGAAGCATTATTTAACAGATGATGATTACAGTTATTTAATCCAATATATAGAAAATGTAAAAAATAATATTTCAAATGATAAAATGATTATTTTGTCTGGGCAAAGCAGAACTGGTAAAACTACTTTACAAAAAGATATTCAAACATATTTGGGGGACGAAAAATGCGGGGCATATGTATTTCCAGGTGAATTAATTTACAACGAGAACATTAAAAAATTAGGGTTTTTTTGCGGAATTGACGCATTAACTACTAATACAAAAAATAATCATGCGATAATAAATTACATCAAATATAAGCAATCATTTATATCAGATACGACATATATAGAAAGAGTAAACAGCAAACTTTTAGCACATTCAAGAGTTATTAAAATGATGCATGTTTTTTAGATAATTTCCAAAATAATAATAATATACAAACAAATCAATTATCAAAAAGTATTTGTAAATATTAAAATCCTTTTCATCTTATAAATAAAATTGAAAAAGATATAAATGTTAATCAAATGTATTACAAATGGAAATTAATATATTTGATCAATCAACAATGAACCCAACTTTTATATTTGTTGACGGGAGTTATTACAACTTTTACCGTTATTACGCGCTATTAAATTGGTGGAAAAATGCCAACCCTGAGGACCCCATAGAAGACCCATTTCAAAACGAACAATTTGTGGAAAAATTTAAGAAAACCCACGTAGCAAACCTGAAACAAATCCCAAGAAAATTAAAGTTGGATAAAACGATCACACCGATTGTAATAGTTGGCAAGGACTGCAGAAGAGAGAATATATGGAGAATGGAGCTGTTTGACAAATACAAGGGCACTAGAGTTGACACCGGCTTCAAAGGCGGACCATTCTTTAAAATGGTATATGAACAAGAACTATTCTACAAGGGCGGCGCAAACGCTATTTTGAAACACCCCAAGTTGGAAGCGGACGATTGTATAGCAATCTCGGTAAAAAATTTATTGAATAGATATCCAGATTGCCAGATTTACATAATTACAAGCGACAAGGATTATTTACAATTAAAGGCGCCAAATGTGCACTTGTACAATCTTGCCTATAAAAATATTGCCGAAAACAAAAGTTCAACGGGAGATGCGCAAAATGATCTTGAAATTAAGATTATAATGGGAGATACAAGCGACAATATTCCGTCAGTATTCCCAAAGTGTGGCCCCAAAACCGCGCAAAAATGTATCGAAGACCCGGAATTCTTCAAAAAGAAAATGGATAACAACCCAGAATATTATAAACAATATGAATTAAATAAGATTCTAGTAAATTTTAACAATATACCTGAAAACCTGGTGGAAGAATTTAAGAGCCAAATGAAGATTAAATGAGTATTTTACACATCTATCTTCTGCGGGTTCTTCTGGCACCACGCTTCAAAACGCAGTAATAGGCAAATCGTCTCTAACAAAATGCGCCTCCCCATCTGCCCTCCATTGGACAAGGGATGCAATCATCGTAAACCGGCGTTTATTTTAGCAAATGCGGTCAGAAAAAAACACGGGCACGGGCATTTCAAAACAAAAAAATTACATTGAAAATGTAATCATATGATACATATGTTACTTATATTTTGTTACATATATATATAATGGATACTAGCGAACAAATACCAGAAGCAGGTGAATTAACACCAGGCCAATTAAAAATAGGAACCAAATACAGAGTAGTAGAATACGGCAGACCGTCGTCTAAGGTCCCACATAAGCTTTTACGCCAGAGTTTAGCTACGTTTAATGGGCCGGACAAGGTTCATTATATAAAGTTTACAATAGAAGCTCCTCGCCCTAGGAAAGGGGAGGAGGAGATAGTTGCCCTCTTCAATGCTAATAGTCTAGCGCATAACTATTATAATAAATATTTTCAAACCGCAGAAGACCGCCTTGTAACGCCGCTTAAACAAAAAGCACTAAACAAATTTTTCAGTGCGATGGGCGAATCAACGGCGCACGCTCTTTCGGAGGGATTGTTTGAGCCCAATGAGAGACCTACTAAGGACACCTCTAAGAAATTAGGCGGAAGAAAATACAAAACCCGGCAAATCAAAGTACGTAGGCAAAATAAAAGCAAAAAAAATCGCAGAAGAAGACATAATTAATTTAAATTCACTGCTTATATCATTATAGGCAAATCGTCTCTAACAAAATGTGCTTCCCCATCTTTTGTCCACTGAACAACTAGGGTGATAATTTCTACTCCCGCTTCAACTGCCTCCTTGACCGCCGCCCTATATTCGGGGTCGATAATAGAAGGCTGAAAGCGGTCAACATCGGTTCGTTGTATTACATAACACATAATACAACGAGTTTTGGATTCTCGTTTGATCAAAGTAAGCTCGCGAATATGCTTCAGGGCACGCGGACTCACAGTGTCGGTGCTTTTTTTTCGGTAGCCATCCGGGAAATAGGCCACTTTAGAATTTATGTCACGATCATCGTAACATTTATTTTTCCGATCCTTTGCGGTGATGTCTTCATAATCTGCGAGGGGAACATTTTTCACTTCCATAATAAACGGCACCCCGTTACCGTCAATTCCCGTGAAATCAAACCGCGAATCCACCTTACCAGCTACATATATGGTTGTCTCTCTCTTGTACCCCCTGACGTTCTGTAGCCGACATAATAGATTGTTTTTAATTGCGGATTCTGCCAAGTTTTCTGCTAATTTGGGGTGCATTCCGATGACTATTTCGGCACCACGTTCGCGGATGACCGCCAAATAAACTTTATATTCACAGCTAATTTTATCAGTTTTTTTATTTGTTTTAGGCACGGGGGCCATTAATATTTGAGCGCCGCGATCTGCTAACCCACAACAACCAAGCGAGGCTGTATGACCCAGAATTGTTGTATTTAATGTGGGTAGGAGAATATCGGCGACATAGGGTGATTTTATTATTTTTGATGGGCGATTAACAATGGTTCCATCAACCAGTCCATCGATTTTAAGCATAAGTGCTGCCATTTTGATTTGTTATTTGCTTATTTAGTATTTGAACAAATAAAAATCAATTTTATTTATTAAAAAGTATTGGTATAATAATATATTAATAATATAAGTATGTCTAATATACCAAATGAATTAATTATCACTATTAATACAAGTATTCCTGGGTATCAGAAAATAAAATATACTCCTTCAATGACAATCAAAGACATTAGTAGCGAGGATAGAACGGTGTGTTTTGATCCCTTAATGAAACTTAATAGCTCAGTTATAGATAAAATCCCGGCCGACTTAAGAAAAAAACAATTTTTCAAAAGGGGGTTATTCCAGTCACTTCTTAATTACACAGATGGACCTAGGGCAGAAAATTTAATGCAGGCAACTCGAAAGGGTTTTGTAGACAATAATATTCGTGTCACATTAGAGACAATTTTTAATGACAACAGTGTAATATATATTGGAGGAAATCCGTATGTTATTGCGGATATTCAATGGACGACTGGTGAAAGAAAAATTGGAACAAAGATTAAAAAGGAGGAGATTGATAAAAGTAAAATAACAGACCCCAATTTATATCAAGTGGCGGTAAAGGATGATATTATAAGTGGAGAACAGCAGTTAAAAAGTCTCCCCGAATCATTGATTTATGGAGAGAATTATACCAAGGATGCGTCTGATGTCGCAATGGGCGTTCAAATGAAAAAAGCAAAGGAAGAGGAAGACAAGGTAAAAAAGGCGAAAGAAGCAGAGGAAAAGGCGAAGGAGGAGGCAGATAAAAAGGCAAAGGAAGCAGAGGAAAAGGCGAAATTAGACGCGGACAAAGCAAAGGAAGCAGAAGCGGCGAAAAAAGCACAGGAAGATGAGGAAGCCGCAAGACAAACACAATTAGTTACAAGAAACAAGCCTAATCTGCTCAGATTAGAAAATGGTTCGCCAAATGTGGAAGAATTACCAGACCTGCCACAATTGCCGCCGCCGCCAAATCCCATTTCACATCCAATACTGCCTACAGAAAAACCACCTCAATTAGACATATCGAAAAAGTCAAATGCATATGTTAAAAGCGTAATTAAAAAACAAGGGTTTTATGATTTGATTAACACCGTATTTAAAAAAAGTATCCCAGACGTTAAATCATTTATACAATCATCTTTGCGACGAACGACCGCAGTAAATGTCCAAGAGGGAGGTGAAAATTTGAGTGTAAACGCATATTTGGCGAGTGTAGAAAGTATTAAAATAACTAGCAACGAGGGAAATGGCGATTGTTTCTTCATAGCTGTAGCAGATGCTATAAATAATCACAATTTTTACAATCAAGATGATAGAATCTTAAGTGGCCAGCCGGGGAAAAAATTTGGTTCAGGCACAAATTTTTATACACCGTTATATTTGAGAACGATAGTATATGATTTTTTACAAGCGTGGCCTCAATTAGAGAGCACATTTGACAATATTGCGCCGATTTATGCGGATGAATTAAACGCAAAATTTTCGCAACAACTAGGAGGGATTAAACAAGCTCTGAGAGAGAACGGAGAGGCAGATGACATTACACCTGAACAATATGTAGAAATAGCAAATGGTTTGTATAAATCAGGTGATAATTTTTTAGTTGGTAATGTAACCAGAGTTCCTGTCAATATAGACGAATACGATAAACCATTCAAGGTTTTACAAAAAGACAAGCTGAAAGAATATATACTAAGCAGTAATTATTGGGCAAACGAAGTGGCGTTGTACGCGTTATCTTCAAAACTAAAATTAAACGTTGTCCCCATTTCTATAGAGGAAGTTGATAAAAGGGCCAACATTAATAATATTATTATGACATTTGGGAACTTTGCACGGGAATACAATACGTGGGACAAATATTTATTTTTGTTTTACCACGGCCTACACTATGAGCTGATTCATTTTGAGTATAAAGTAAAGACGCCGATATACAATAACGGGACCCTTGTTAGGACCAAAGACGAGATTAAACATAAATATATGTTTAAAAGAGAAGATCCTTCTGATTTGCCTCCTATCTACATGTTATTTATAATATTTGGCGCTGCTTATAATAAATTGACTCCTGATTATAAACACGCCTTTACATTTTATAAGGAAATTATGGGGGCAATCGCAGAAACAGTAAATACAATATGTGCTACGAAAGATGATAGGGACAACAAGTTATTTTTCGAAAAATTTAAATCATACTTTATAAAGGATTATAAATGTCCTGCGCCTATAAGGGGTGGAGCGCCGCCTCCGTATCAAAATCCGTACCAAAACCCGTATCAAAATCCGTATCAAAATCCGTATCAAAATCCGTATCAAAATCCGTATCAAAATCCGTACCAAAATCCGTACCAAAATCCGTATCAACAACGAGCGATGAATATGTTTAAACGTGATGATGCGCTCGACACATCGAAACTAGCTTATTATGTAACAATTGACATGGAAGTCCATCCGGGTACGAGTATTAAACCAGATGAAATGAGGACGTTAAAATGCCAACAAAAATGGAACGCAATAAGAAAGGCATATGCGGGTTTTGTCGGTAAGCCATATACTATTCCGCCAGTTTATCAAACGTTAAAAAACAAGCCAAATGAAGGTCAAAATAAACGGGGTGGCAGAAACAAAACAAGAAGGAAGCGAATGAGTTAAAATATTATCATAATATCAAATTATAATAATACACATTATAGTCTTACACATTATAGTCTTACGTATTTTCTAGTCAAAATTATACTTATAAAAATCGAATTTGGAAAACGCCTCCTTCTGCGCTTGTTTGAGCTTCTCTCTTCTAGCCTTTTCCATGATAGCAAGAGCTGCTGAATATTCAGTGTCATTCACAACACCGTCGTTATTCGTGTCAATTAACTTGTGGAGCACTCTGTATTTGTGTGGAACTATGCACAACGAGCTTTCTTCGTTGAAGATGTAATCTGACAAAATTGTAAATACAGCGGTCAAACCAAGAGCGCTATATATGTCGCGCGTACCCATCCAAGCCATAGAAAACACGAGGAGTTGTTTGCTGACTGTGTATTTAAGATATTCTTCAGTTGATTTGCTAAATTGAATGGTAATAAATTTAGAGCCAATGTTGAGAAGAATCATCACTACGCCCGCAAAAAACTTGCTATTATTCAAATACATAATGTGGTGATTAGCATAAGATAGACCATTAAATAAGGGGGTAAATATTGTCGTCTTTCCGCCATGTTGTAGTGAGTTATTAGTTGTTATTGTCGGATTAACTTGTTGAACAGAAGTCATTATTACTAAAATAACATATTATTATATTTTTACATAATACCAAATTTTCTAAATAAATTAGACATATTAGACGATGATTTGTTATAAAACCCCTCACCGACAATACGTGTATTTCTAATTATAGGTCTATAAAATGCTCGTATTTTTGGCGTAAAACTTTCTACACGCGGCGAAGAGTTAATAAACGCAAAACTACATACGATTAAAAATAAAAAACAAGCATACAACAAATGTTTCATATAGATTCTATTGATAAAAAGTTTTATGCCGATGAAAACAATCCCCCAGACAATACAGATTTATCTGCGGGCGCAACATTATCAGACTGAGAACGAGCATTTGAAAACACAGGAACCTCGTTGGATCGTTTACCCCTTAACAATGTTCCCTCGCGCTCCGTCATGTTAAATCCTTCACGTCCTCCAACAAAGGTTTCTCCCGTTGAAGTAGTAGGTGTTGGTGTTGGTGTTGGTGTGGAAACCGCACTGGACACTGTCGTTGTTACAGTGGAAGGTTTTGGTTTTTTATCGCCAGCAGCAACATCGGAAGACATTTTATCAGCAGGCATAGTAGCAGCAGCAGCATCTGTGGCGGCAGCAGTAGCATCTGGCATAGTAGCCGGCTGTGATGTAAAACCCTCAGACGATCCTAAATAGCTTTGGTTAAACATGATTATAACAAATAAAACCGCAACTACTCCTAAAATTTTATGAGTATAGCTGATACCAATAATTAAACAGATAAGAGCTGCTCTTCCTAAAGCAGTGTCAATTAAGAAATCAAAGAAGCGCGATTGGCTTAGAATAATGACAAGAGTTAACGTGCTTATAGCTCCCAGAGTAGTTTTGCTATTAAACTTGAAGTCCATATAAATATTCTGATATAATTTATTTTATACTTTTGGTCATAAACACTAAATCTATTATATAAAATTATCGTATTCAAAAATAGTCAATATAAATTTACTTGTTACTCGTGTTTAGATATAAGTAGTGTAAATAAATTTACAAAGTTCGTCATGCTAATATTAAAATATAAATAAGGTGTAATTTCAGTCTGTTTTTCAAATTATAATCTAAATTTTTAATAAGAATGTCTTTAGCAATGTTTGCAGCTCCATTTAATGATAATATGGATGAATCTAATACTAACAATTCGGATAATATAATGAACAGAAAGCGTCGTGCGCATAGTAGAACGCAAAAGGTGTTTCCTAAAGCGGAATTTAATCAAAACAAGGTGAATTCGGTTTTAGAGAAAATTCATAATGACCCGGACGGCGATGATGACGATAAGGATGATTTCAGTCCCCCACCTAAACCGATCTCTATGGGTGGAGAGAAAACAATCACTTTACCACAGAAAGAACACATGTCAAACATGTCTTCCCCAAATGACGTAATGTTTAGAACATTAGGAAGAGCGCCTCAACCAAACTACGAAAATACCGACAATTTAGACTTGAATGACTACAGCAATTATGGTGACAAAAAAACAAGCGAAGAATACTATAAAAAGGTGATGCCCGGATACACCCCGGAAAAAAACATTGTGAATCGCCCATATTACAATACCGCAAATTATGTTATGCCAGAAACGCCGAGTCAAGACGTATTACTTCAAAAGTTGAACTACATGATAACCCTACTAGAAGAACAACAAGACGAAAGGACAAACAATGTAACCGAAGAGGTTGTACTATATTCTTTTTTAGGAATCTTTATTATTTTCATTGCCGACACATTTGTTCGAGCGGGAAAATATGTGAGATAACAAAATACTTTATATGTATTTAGGTAATAAATAAATATAAACAATTTAAAACCAACGCAATATATTACTTTAACAATAATGGTAAAATACATTATAATTCATAATAAACACGAGGGATGCTACGACTTTCAATGCTACGAGGATGAGGCGACGCGGATGAGATTAACCTCGATCACAATTAACCCGCCCAAAATTTTCATGTTTGACAACAAAGAACAAGCACACGATTTCTTTGAGGAGTATATTAATGATGTGGATGTGCTTGATATCAGATGTAAAAAGGGAGATGAAGTTGAACATTTGGAGTATTGTACTTGCGGAATAATTGAGTTGGATAACGAAGATAACCCGATTCTATTTTATAATAAGAAGAATCAGATTTTTTTGATGGAACACGGTCCTCAAGTGTTCTTACCTAATCAGGAACTAAAAAATGACATTAAAAATCTAAACCTCACCAACTCACTAATGCGTAAATGTAAAAAATTGAGCCGAGAGCAGCGCAAAAGATATATCGAGCTAGGGAAGTATTGCGAAGAATGTACTACGAGCAAAAAGGCCGAAGGCGAGGAGAGTGAAAAGGATGACAGTGAAAAGGGTGGAAGCGATAGCGATGACAATTAATTAACAATGAGCACCTTATTTGGTTTAAATGTCGGATACGCGAAATTGTAGAAAAAATATGCGGTTGGGCTTACTATTGTTGGTTTCGTTTTTTGTTTAATATTATTAATTATTATATCATTGTCTGAAATATCTTCTATAGCCGAAAATCCGAAATTGTTCTCTGCGGATATTTTCCAAAAACTTACTTTAAACCCCTGAATAAAAATATCATCGTTGGTGTTGGATATAGACGCAAAGCAACTCAACACCTCCATATTTTTTTCGACTTGTACACACGTTTTTCTGAAAAAATACGCGGAAATGATGTGGTCGTCTGCCATAACGACATAAATGAAAATATTCTTGGTCTTAATTAGTCCAATAATGTTTGTAACTTCGGAATTAATTGTAATGTCAAATTTTTTACCATTTTCCTTTATAAAGTTGAACAAGAAATGGAAATTTTGCGGGGTGATCGCAAGCAACTTATATTCTCCTGAAAGTTCGCGTGGTTTTGTCCATGTTGTAACAGGGAACCCATATGTCGAATAAACACACAACGGGACAATTCCAGTAAGCTCGTCTTCTCTCTTGAATAGAGAGACAACAATGTTTTTATTAACGTGACGTTGGTTATAATGATGTGTTTGAATCAGTTGTTGCGCAATGCCCTTTTTTCGGTTTAATTTATCGACACATAAGTAATCGACATAATATGCGCTAAAATTCGCATCTTTGCTTCCATTATTAATAACTACATACACGGGCCGAGTCGTCATCGCCCCGATAACCGTTTTATCCGTAACGACGGTGCCTTTTTTTAAGTCAGTAACATACGTGTCCTCGTTGTAAAAAGAAACAAACGATGTAGCATTATGTCCCTCTAAATAGGGGACTATATTTTGCGTCTCAGGAGAGAATACATTTTCGTTGTTTTGAAGATATTGGGTTCTAATTAAATTTGTGAATCGCTGAATTTGTAATGACGACAACTCGGAGAATATTATGGTATCGATATTTTTGAAATTCGTATATTTATTTTTTTCGGGTAGGGAACTAATAATGATGCCGGGTGGCTTCAACATGAATCCTAAATCGTATACATGAAACACAGGTTGGGCGGCCCAAAACCCAAATTTCAGTCTTATATAAATAAATACTATTGCTATAATTAATGTTGTAAAAAATAGTATGTAAGACAAATATTCTAACATACTATTCATAATGTTTTATTTTTGACGAAATAACTTATGAGCGCTTATAATAATTCGTTATTTTATTAACGCTTGCGGGCTGAGACGTAAATCTTGTAACGCTATTGTTATAAAGATCGTGTGCGAATTCCCTGTTTTTAAATTCCCCGATAGTAACAGACTTGCCCTCTAGATCCTTATAGTGTGAGAAAAAATACTTGATTTTCTCTCTTGTAGCAGGATTAATGTCGTATATATTTTTATATGTTGAATAACAAGGATCGACGTTTGTTGCTGGAGTCATTATCAGTTTGGGGTCGACACCCTTGTCGTCAGATGTTTCCAACACGCCAATCAACCTACATTTTATATAGCTCCCAGGCACCAATTCATCCTCCATAACAACAATCGCATCTATCGGATCACCATCTTCACTTAGCGTATTGGGGATGAAACCATAATTAAAAATATATTTAAATGGCGTATGTAAAACTCTATCACACACCAAAGCATTTCGCACCTTGTCGTATTCATACTTTACAGAACTATTCTTGGAGATTTCAATACAGACCTCGATATTATAATCATTGTCGGTTTTTAAAGTAGGCGTGCTACAGGTTTTATAAAAGATATCTGAATAGATACCTTCCATGTGTCGTGATAGTTATTCAACGGAATTTTTAAACCCTTTTTGTTGAATTATATACTTAATTTGGTTAATTCGGTTTTGTGAAAAGATATAAATATTGGTTTTCATATGCGCATTTCACCAAATCAATTTTACCCTGAAGAATAAACCCGGCCTCTTGGGCTGCGTTCACAATAGTCGATGTATCTTCCATATACAACATTTGCTGCTGTTTACGAACCTTGCCATCCTCAAACTTAAATTTCTCGTCAAATGTAGCAATATCCTTTTCCCGGTCTAAATTGAAATTCGCTGTATAATCAAAATCATTAAATACGATCTTTGTTTTCGTAATTCTTTCCTTGGCGTATTTTTGCGGGGAAACTACATATAACGGGTTTCCGGGAGGCAAAATTGGGTCAAATGATTCTCTATCCACTAGATGAACAATAAGGTAACCTCCGGGCATCAACCAATCAATACAATTGTCGAAAAAATGGCGTTTGTCCTTAAAAAAGTAAACCGTGAAATATAAGCAGAGAATATGCGTTAATGAGTTCATCTTAAATAGTCCGTTATCTAAAGCATTTCCCACCTGAAAGTTTAGTGTCGGGTAATTTTCTTTGGCCTTTTCTATCATGGAAGGAGAAATATCAACACCAATAACCTTTAGCCCTTTTGAATTTAAATTTGCTACTTGATGACCGGTTCCGCAGCCAATGTCTGCGATGATACTTGCCTCTGTGGGGTTGCTTTTATTTATAATTTGTCCAATCTCATAATCATTTCTGATTCCATTAAATACAAGATAATCATAAATTCCGACATAAAAATCGTCATAAACATCTTCGCCCTGTTTAAACAGAAATTTATCCGTTGTAACCATACCCTCCTTAACTGGCATTATTGCCTTAAAAAATACGATTAAAATTAGCAATATAGCAATCAAAACCAATATTTTTCCCGAATTGGATAGTTTGTTATAGAAAATTGTCATTGACTTTATTGTTTTCATCTATATGTATATTGTTGTTATTTTTTTTGTGTAGTTTTTAAATATATGGGTGATTCCGAAATTAATGATATTAGAAGTATGCGAGATTTTAAAGGTATATCATTTTCAAAATTTAAAAAAACAGACGTTAAAAAAGAATTGCTAAATAGTTTAATATCTTCAAAAATAGAACCCGCGTGTTATTGGAGTGCGGAATTGATATGCGCCGGACATTACGGAGACTTATGGGAGACGATTCTATATTTTTACACAAAACATGTTCATTTAGGCAATCCAAAAATAGCGGTTTATCTAGAATTAAGAGTAAATCATTTTAAGGAGATTATTAACAATGGTTACTCAAATAATGAATTGCGTATGCGAAATAATGAGAAAATTCGGCGATTATTTTGCGAGGTTATGTGTGTATTATGTGATGCGAAACGAAAACACAGTTTCGACAGCATAAAAATTAAAAAGGAGGATTTTGATATGACGCAAATGCGCGACAAATTTAAGGCGCCAAATAATAAGTATGCTCAGTTAGTATTTTTGGAAGAAGACCCGAAAGAATTGTTCCCTGCTGTAAATGAGCTCGCATACAACATTTCTGAAGAAGGTAAAAATATTATGACTGCGTGTTACTGGCTAGAATGGTTTATGGAATTTGAAACAATATGTAAAGGTAAAAAGGAGAAAATCTTTTGTGAGCGGCGAAACTTTTCACAGGTAGAATCCAAATCACAGAAGGATATTATTTGGATTATATGGGATCTATTTTTAAAGGAATCTGTGAAACGGTCGAAGTTTATTAAAAAAACAATGGACGCGCTTCTCTCCTTGTTTACATTAAGATATTCGTCTGGTTGCCAAAAAAAGAGACGAAATATACTTTATTTTGCGATTTCATTATTAACAGAAAATAGTATTAGTACAGAAGAAATAATTCGGCCTTCACAGCAAGAGATCGTCGGGAATATTCTACGGAAATCGAATATAGTTTACCAGCAAATTAAGAAAAACGAAGAATCACCTGGGATGGAGTATTTATTCAAGGACACAAAATCGTCAAATCTAGATAAGACTATTGAAAAATTGGAGACGATGAACTCGTTTGGTGAAAGTTTCATTCCCCGAGTATAAATTTAGAAGGTGATATTTTTGTTTAATTTATTCAGATTATTTTTAGCTTATTTTTATTTTTCCAGCTTATTTTTATGTATTTTATATTATTTTGTAGCATTATAATAAATGGCAAAGACACAAATGAGAAGAGGTGGGAAAGCTAGAGGCACGCGCAAAATGAGAATGTCGGGTAGTTCTTCATTCGCTGCGTTCCAAAAAGAAATAACAGTTGTATTCTTGGAAATGTTGTTGATGGTAAAATTGTTTCATTGGAAAACAACCAGCTATGCTACCCACAAGGCTACCGACGATTTATACACAAAGTTAAACGCAAACATAGACGAGTTTGTGGAGGTTCTTTTGGGTAAGACTGGGATGAGAACAGATTTAATGAGTAACAAAAATATAAGACTTGTTGATTTAAGTTCAGCAGAGTCCTTAAAGAGAGAAATCGAGGCATTTAAGGGTTATCTAGTCAGTTTAAATGATAACGCCGCAATGAAAAAAATGTCCAACACCGATCTATATAATGTTCGCGACACAATTTTAGGCGATATGAATCAATTCCTATATTTATTAACATTTAAATAGGCAGGATGCGCAATTATAATTAAAATTAATATATATATTTTTATTATAATGGATAACTCGAATAATTTATCAAGTTCAATATTACAATCAAGCGCCCCCACCCCTCCTAGCTTATCAATGGGCGACTCTGGGGACTCTTCTGGTTTTTTCGATAGTTTAAGTAATATAAATCTAACCACATGGTTACTTATCATTTTAATTTTAGCATTTCTTGGCTTCAATATTTTTGTTTATTTAGCCAAAGGAACGCAGGATTTCACTAGTTTCTTCGCACCATTAGTGGAAAAAATATTCGGAACAACCTTGTCGGTAACAGGTCAAACAATAGACGTTGCCGCTGAAGGAGCCAAGGCGGTTGTAGGGGGGTCCGCGAACGTAATAAATACCGGTCTAACAGCGGTTCAAGGTATTACTCCAAATGGTGCGCCTAGTAGTTTACAGACGCAATCTGTTCAGGGAACTATGCCGCAACCAGACGTTACGCCAAATAATACGCTTAACCGTGCGTTAAATACATCACAGCAAACGCGACAAGGTGGCGGCGCAAATGAAGACTATGAAGCTCACGAGGCATCCAGTTCTATAGGCAAAGCTGGTTGGTGCTTTGTAGGCGAAGATAGAGGATTTAGAACCTGCGCCGAAGTAGGTGTAAATGACGACTGCATGTCAGGGGATATATTCCCAAGCCAAGAATTATGCATTAACCCGAATTTAAGGGCTTAAATAATAAAATAAATTTAGTTAATTTAGGCGTTGTAATTTAGTTAATTTAGGCGTTTTAGAGGATTATATTTTTTGTAAAAATATAAATATTAGGTTATATTATAAAATGTCCACCCTACAGTTCTATTGTTCCGGATTGAACACCTTGATCACTGCCAACAAAGGCACTCTCGATTCCTACAATGTTGTAGCAGACGCAGATTTTGCGGCGCAAGCTACAGTCACTGTTCCACTTTCCACCGTCGCGGATGTTTTTCAATACAAAGTTTATGCCGCTTCAACCGATGACCCTGAGTTTCAAATGGTTACAACCCCCGCCAATCTGTTGGGTATTGATCTATCTGCTAACTGTGTTGTGGATACCAACAGCATAACAGGTGTTGCCGCTCGAAAATTAGGATATGATTGGATAGAATACTTAGCAGACGAAATATGGGGAAATTACAAAGCTTCAGATTGGTTTAATAATGAAGCTGATGCCATCAATTTACAAACTGCATTCGCCACCAAATTCGCAACAATATTAACTGCTCGTACCGCCATAACAGATGGATCCGAGGCGTCGTGTAAAGCAATATTTACTCAAATTGCCGACAGGTATCCTGCGAGGTTTGGTACTTCGGAAGTTCCGGCAACTCCAGTTCCTGCCACCAGAGGAAATGACTGGAAGCGTTTGCCACTTGTAGAAAACGATGAAATATGTTTTCAACTTCAAATTGATGCTCACGAGGATCAACGTTACGCACGCGAACCCAATCCTGCAACGGCCAAAACAAACTATGAAGCCGCCAAAGCTACCGCCGACGCCATGGAGACCGGTGTAGCTAAAACCGCCGCCTTAGCCGCCGCCGAGCTCCTTCATGGAACAGCTATTGCCACACGTAAATACTTATTAAAAGTTAAGCTTACAGCTTAATCGTGTTGACTAAAATAACAATTATTATTACATAGTAAATAATATAACACTTCTAAAAAATTAATATTAATTTTAATATTAATTTTGTTTCACATGCATAATAAATATTAATTGATATTTAGGTCAGATAAAATAGCAGCCATTTTTTCAGGATCATATATCAAATTTTCAGGCATTCCATACAAACTATTGTATATTGTAAATTGAGGTTTAAATGTTGCGAGATTTGATTTAACCGCAACATTGGCAATAATCGCGCGGCTATTAATTTCCTCGATATATTCTTTAAGTAAGGTCATATCATTCAATATTATTGAATCTTGTCTCCACTGTTCAGAAGTCACCTTAAGTGAATTCAGGTTGTTTTTTGTACTATATGAAAAATAAATCGTCTTCCATATATTCATGTAAAGCTCAATCATGTTATAAAAATAACAGCTAGGGTCTATTAAGGCCTTTATATTGTTTAATTGCATATTTACGCGGTTAAAACTTTCTATATCAATATGATAGTCTGATGGTTGATCGCCTGTATTAATCAGACTCTTCATTTGTTCATTTACATATGTAAATTCGTCACTAGCTACTAACTTATTAAAAGTTGTATAGTCACACGTTAAATTATTGCTTCCGCCACCTCCACCACCATTATCAACACCGCTATTATTATCTGGATTGACATAGTAATTCACGTGGTCAAATGGTATAACATTTTGGTGCATGTGGGTTGATTCGTGAATATTATCGCGCGTTTCAATGACAGAAGTAGCGTGTATATTGAATTTAGTGTTACTTACAGTGTATTTACTATAAACCCCCGCATAGGATTTCATTTTAGAATCTACGGTTTGTACACCCTTTGTTCGAGATAATTCTGTATTTAAATTATTAATATACCTCGCGATTACTGGAATCGCATCTAATTCATGTTGATTGTTAGTTTCTCCTGATAAATTGGTTTCCAAAATTGATCCCATTGATGACAAAAGTTGAGTTGTTCCATATAATTTCGGTAATAATAAATTATTTACTGTGGTATCTTGTGCGGCGGAATAACTATTAGGCGCATTCGTTTCCTGGTTAGTGTTTACCGTATCAATGTTGTATAAAATAGTATATAAGAACCCTGATTTCGATAGATTTGGTATATTATCGTATTGCACTCCATCAATATATATATTAAAACTAGAAACGGGATAACAATTGGTTCTATTTGGTATTATTAATAATTGAAGTAATCCAGGACTAAACGCGTTTACGGATATCGTAGGTGGAAACGGTGTTACTGCACTAACAAATCCCTTGTATCCCTGGGGCCATTTATTCCCGCTATTCGTCATAACATACCGCTGTCTAGGAAACCAAGTTTGAACCTTTGTGTCCCAACACAACGTCGCGGAACCGGGTACATCTGAAGCCGAAGCAGGATTACAAATTACAGAAGATGTTGCGCCGCGTTTGATTATTTCACCAGTACAAGGATTCGCAAATGTTCCACAGACTAGATTACCTCCATCTTGTACAGAAAAGCCAGTACAACCATTCGGGTTTGGAACCGCATATTGGAAAGGACCAGAAATATTATTTGGCTTCCCAACAAGGTTATTTGGAAATGGGAGTATACTGGAATTCACTCGCAGTAAGCCGGTTGTATTTGGATTCGTATATGTTTCACTCTGTGTAGCAAATACCTTGGTTCTATTCGGTCCAAATCCTTTTGCCAATTGAGAGTATTTCTGTTTTTTTGTTAATTGTGAGCTATTTCCTTTATACTGCAGAATGTTTCCCTTTTGTATCAACTTGTCCTCATAATTTGCTTGTGCTAAAGTAACCGTTTGATTTGTAAGTGGAATATAAACAGACTGATAAACATTGTTTGAAGCGTCGGTAAAAGTACATGGGTTTTGAACTCTAGACCACGCTCTCGGCGGACGAGGGTTATACCTATGTGAATTTGACATCTATATATAGATTATTTATTTATTTACAGTAAATAATCTATTCCTTCGACTAAAATATACGGAATATAATCGGCTAACTTACATATTTCCGCCTGGACCAACAGGATTAAATGAATCACCCGCACCATAAAAGAACCATCTTAGCGATAAATAGTCAAACATTTTATCATTCATTCCATTCGAACCAATCATCTTGGTATTTGGACCCGCACTCGTTAGTTGCTGAATAGCCGCCGTTCCTAAAGCATAATTGTAATACCACAAATTAGAAATATATCCATCAAACCCCCCGTTCATTGCCACGTACACATTGCCGTAGTTTTGCTTCGGGACTCCCACCAAGTTAACGCTTCGCGCGATTGTTCCATTCACATATACATCAAGCGTCGTATTTTGGCACCTTATGATAACGTTAACCCACTTATTGAGAGGAATATCCGGTATCAATAATTCTTCATTTATCACATGGAAAGTATTCATCATAACGACAAGTGTATTCGTGTTCGGTGCGATATACAATCCGGGGGCGTTATTCGGCTGTATTAGCCCATTCTCTGCTAAATTACTATTTCCCTTACTAAAAATGTGTTTATATGTTCCAGCATTTCCGGATTTATTTAGACTGTCAATAAATAACCACACGGACCACGTGAACTCGATGCCATTTGTCGCATCTACAGATCGATAAATAGTAACCGCATTATTGCTGCTCGGGTCTTGCTCAAACACGATCATTTGTGACGCATCAACCATACCATCTATAAGATGCGGCGACTCGCTCGGCTTCAAAAAATAAGACATGACTGAAATACCAACTCTTAATAAGATAATAAAAGCAAAAATGACTAATAACAAGAATGCGAATTTAGCTATCAAACTATTAGACTCTAAAAATTCGCTGGCCCCAAAAGTTCCACTATTTGTCGAAAATGAATTAAAAGTACTATTGCTGCTCATATATATATTAAATAAATAAGAAAATTAAATAGTTGCGAACAATTAAATAGTTATACTACTTTGTGTATTTCCATTTTCTACTAAAGATACTTGAACTTGATAAGCGCCAAACATATTTGTCCATGAAGAATATCCGCGAGAGTATATATTCCAAGCCTCCTGAGGATTTATAGAGTTGGGAATGTATTGTAATTTAGATGTCCATCCATCAAACCCGCCAGTAGGTGTCACGTAAATATTCGAATTATTGTTAATATTTGCGACACCTGGCAACAAGCAGGTTCTGACAAGTTTTCCGTCAATATAAACATCCAATGTTCTTCCATACACACTCATAGTCAAATTCACCCACTTCTGAATAGGAACATTTGACACGGAGCACGTATGAACAACTGTGGTTCCTCCAGGTGTGGTTGGTTGCTGGTCAACTCCCGGGAAACACCCTAAAGAAATGGAAATATTGTTCTCAGCAGCACCCAAAACAACTGCCGGGCATGGGTCTAATCCACTTACACCTTCGACAGATCCGCCGCCTTGTCCGCTTGTCGCGCCCATTCTTCCAAATATAACCTTAGGCTCACCATAACGATAATTCCAGTTATTCACATAAAACCACACTGAATAAGCAAAATTGCTGGCAGGCACATTGCTTCCGTTTGTTGCTAAAGATGAAGCCGAAATTATGGAGGAGGTTTTGCCGTCCTGTATGCCTTGAAGCAGATATGGATCTGTAAAAGTATATCTTAATAACATCAAAACAAGAACAATAACGACAATTGTAATCACGATACTTAAGGGACTCATTGTATAATATAGACGTAGAAATTTTCTAATTAAATTAATGAATTAATTCGAAAATAAATTTTGGCTTGGTTAGCGAAATACTTAAACAACCGCCTTTATCGACGAGTTCACCTGATCGATATTTTGGGCTAAGATTGTTTTGTTTGAATCGTTAAGAACCGGCGGGGTTTTGTTTTTAACCATATTGTATAAATAATAAATGTTTGACGCATTTAAAGCGCGTTTAAAATAAACAACATTACATATTCCACCATTAATACCATTATCCTCTCCAATTGTTAAATTATCAAGCGTGTAATAGGGGACAACTCCTACACTTGATTTGACGAGGTCTCCGTTTAAAAATATATCCAAAACGCCACCACTGTAGTTAATGATTATGTTATTCCATTTTTGTAGTAACACATTGTCGTTTGTATAAATAATTCTGTTACCATCTTCATCAAAATCAGTCAATTTATTATTGGTTATTTTAGATAGATCCTTCTGATTCATAACTATTTTTAGCGTATTTGTTTCACCTTTATAAAGGACATTGGGCTTATTCCCGAAGTTCAATAAGGACGTGTATTTGCTATAAGATGGGTTGGTGTTCGGAGGCGATGCGTCTAAAAAGACCCAAAATGAGATAGCATACTGGTATTCAAAATTATCGGTTCCATTTAGATCTTGATATGTTCCTAATGAATACACCGAATTTGTATAAACAGGCTTATTTACAAGCTGTGTACCGCCTTGCGTATTTATTATATTGAATACAGATGGCGTATAATAATACGCAACTAATAATACAGACACTGCTATTACCATTAATAACGACCCCGTTGTATTTGCGTCCACGTTACCTGATACGATATTACCAATATTATCAAATATGCCGCTAAAAAAACACGGAATATAAAAGATGCTATTCATTATCATTGAAAAAAACGCGTTTTTATTTGCGTTGCCGGCTGGTAAACGAACAACTACCGTTTTATAAATCAACCCAAGCACTAATATAACAACCAATAAATTTAATACAAGACTTACTATGCCGGATTTTCCTGCGGAATTTTGGATATTATAAACCACCCATGCAATTATTAGGCCTGATATAACAATCCCGAATAAAACCAACATGGCCCGTTTGAACAGGTTCAATTTACCATTTGCTATTGAATTGTCGCCCGCGCCTGAAAATACACTACCGCCTATTAAAATCGTCCATAAAATAGAAATTAGTAGCACTATAACCATTGAGCCCCCGGCCATTTCCTTATCGTTGAAAAACCCCCCAGGATACTTTGCGATTACAATGGTAATGACTATAATAAATAGCAGAAAACCTATGCTACTATACGATGCTAATTTTGAAAAGTTATCCAGGAAATTACTTGATTTTGATCCCGTTGGTGTAGAAATGACCTTGTCAGGCAGTGTTAAAAGAATAAGTAGGTATAAAAGGGAAAAAACGGCAATTAAAATAGTTAGTAGCAGTGAATATCCAAAATATTTTTGAATATACCCGCCCGGGTCCGAATTGTAATAAACAATAAAAATAGTGATCAAACAGAACAACAATATCATTGTTTTAATCCGCTCGTAATTTACGTTAAACTGTTCAACATAGTTGCTTGAGGCTCCCATATAAAACATGAGCACGCACCCAATAATAGTAATCGGAGCTATAATGTGGGCATATTTGTTAACGGATTCTCCTGGTGTTATCATGAAAAATAATATTAAACCAATTGTGTAAATAACAAAATATGTCACATTGCTAATTTGTTCAAATAAGTTCTTAACCTCTTTAAGGTTAGGTAATAGTGCTATGCATATCCCTACTACTAGTAGAACAAAGAATAATACTACAAATGTATCAGCCACTGCTTCTTCCGCTGATTTACTTGGTCTACCTTTAAATGGATTTGGAGCTTTGCTCATAAAACAAATTAAAACAACAATCAACGCAATTATAAATGCCAATAGAGTATATAATATTGATGGGCTTTGTAAGGCCGGTAAAACATTTGTATTTGATGATGTGGTAGATTCCATGATATATTATTATATTATTATAAGACAATAATATAAAAATAATAATCTAAACTGACTGGCCCTCCTTGAAAATTAATCTTCTACTTGTTCGCGTTTTATTGGCGATAAGTCTTCATGATTTACATATTTTCGTCTGCGGTTTTTCTGCCATGACAGTTGCGGCATAACGCAATTAGGTTTTGAACATCATTTCCGCCACCATATTCTAAGCGTACCTTGTGATCAATTTCGAAGGTATGGTCTAGTTGCGATTTACAGTTACCGCATTTCCAGCTTTGATTCGAAGCAACATATTTCTTTTTTGTCTCGCTGACAGAGCGTTTTGTGCCATTTTTACCCGAGCTGGTTATTCTTCTCTCCCCGCAAAACCCAGGGGAACTAATCCCATTAAAAGATTCCATAAACCCCGCTTCGTCTGTCTCGTTTTTAGACGAGAAATCTATTATAGGACTCAACATATCCAATGAAGACTTATCGATGGGCATAAGTTTAACAACATTATTCGCATATAATAACATATTTCTTCCTTGAGACGGGTTGCGTTTAAGCATTAAATATATCCCTACACCAAGTAGAACGTAAAAAATCATGCGGTAGTATTTTTTGAATGACAGTAGCATTTTTGTATATTTTCCATCAGCATATGCGTTATATACAAAAAATGCTGTCAATCCTAATACAAATATTTCTAATCTCATTATATATAATAAAATAATAATAAAATAATAGGCAATATTGTAAATAAATAAATAATCGTAATATTATAAATAAATAATACATAATAAATAAAATCTATACAAATACTATATACGATGATGAATCTATTGTTTTTTGTAGGAATGTTGACATTTTTGTCATCTGTTTCATCGTTTAAAGGTCTGCGCGGCACCGATTATACAAGCGATGCGCTAAATGATCAGATAACCAGCTTACCTGGGCTTACTACTAAATTGGAATTCAATCAATTCAGCGGCTATTTAAACTTACCTAACACTGAAAAACAAATACACTATTGGTTTGTGGAATCAGAGTCTGCTCCCGCCGAGGATCCACTTGTTTTCTGGAGTAATGGTGGGCCTGGCTGCAGTGGGTTAATCGGGTTCATGACGGAGCAGGGACCGTTCCGCCCAGACAAGGATGGAAATGTGCAATTAAACCCTTGGAGATGGAACACAATCGCAAATATGGTGTTCTTGGAGCAACCGGTTGGCGTCGGGTTTTCATACTCTGACAACAGTGCTGACTATAAAATCGGCGACTCACAGGCAGCAGAAGACAACTTACAGACAATTTTAATGTTTTTAAAGCGATTTCCGCAGTTAGCCAAGTCCCCGCTATTTATCACATCTGAATCGTACGGGGGACATTACATGCCCACATTAGCATCACAAATTGTCGACTATAACAAGAAAAATGGGGGTGTTTTGAACTTTAAGGGTTTTGCCGTCGGAAACCCATATACTGATTATTATTCTGGTGTTGGCGCTGAAATGGAAACGTATTGGGGGAAACAATTACTTCCCAAACCATCGTGGGACAAATATGTGGCAAGTGGTTGTCTCGAAGTCAATAGTCAATTTAATAATACTGCTTGTAGTAGCTACATTATAGAGTTTATGAATAAAATAGGTAACCTAAACCCGTATGCGCTCGATTATCCCGTTTGTATTAGTTCGCAGCAAGCACATACTACCGAGATGATTCGCACATTGATCGCAAAGAATACGAATGATCTTGGCGCCTTTTCCTCCGTATTTAAGGCGGTAGAAGAATATGTGCCTTGTGAAGACAACTATGCGGCGGATTATTTAAATAATAATGCCGTTAAGACTGCTATTCACGTAAGGACGGATATTGTGTGGGCAGAATGTTCAAGAACGGTTAAATATGAATACGCAGATAAAATGTTACCAATGGAACATTATTACAAGGATCTCTTGAATTCTAGTAGTGATAAAAATCTGCGAATTCTTGTTTACTCTGGCGACGATGATAGTGTTTGTGGAACCGTTGGGACCCAGAAGTGGATTTGGGATTTGGGATTCAAAGTAAAAACAAACAAGTACTGGAATGTTTGGGAGATTGATGGGCAAACCGCAGGATATATTACACAATTTAATACGCCATTTTCGGATGCGGCTCGGCTAACATTTATGACTGTTCATTTTGCGGGACATGAGGTGCCAACATACAAGCCCAAAGAGGCGTTTTATCTGTTTAAGGCCTTCTTGTCAAATGACTATTCCTTTCGCTAAGCTGTTAGTTTAAAATAATTTATACATTTACTAAATTATTTTATCTTGTTTAACTTATATTTATTTTACCCCCTCTCCTCTTACATCCTGTAGCTCATTGGCTCCTGTCCATAAGCACCCTGCATTTTAACACTACGCATTAGCTGACGTTGACCGCGGGTCATGCGGTAAACACCAAACATCGCCAAAGCAATAAAGATATACGGCAATAACACTAAAAACCACGAAAGAGTCTTAAAGCCCTGGTCGCAAAGCCATCCTAAAACAAAGGTCCAAATAAAGGCGAAAATTAATTTCATGGCGACCATCATAACACCAAGACCACTAAATAACGCAAAAACAGAAGCAATAACGGCAATAGCAAAATAAATTTTTGCTGGTGTGCAAATTCTACTAAAATCCCTGTTCATTATACACTATTGTTATATTTTATTTTACGGATAAAAAAATGGGGTTTTTAAATCTTCTTGGGCGGCGATCCCTCCTGATAACTGTAAGAGTTTTACCGTTAGATTTTTGTTTACTACCGCGACGATTTTTACGCGTCTTGACTCCGGAACCAAGATCGTCAAACTCTTTTAATGTACTCTTGCTCTTTGAACTTGATGAGGTTGTGTTTTTTTTACCTGCGATGGTAATATTCATCGTATCCCCTAAAGCCTTTAAATCTGAATATAGCGTTTTTAGATCTATCGGTTCATGTCTTGGTCCATACAAGTATTCGGCAAATATGAATTGAAGGTATTGGAAAACTTGCATTTCATTTTCGGTTAATCTAGCGTAATTGTTGCTTAAAAGTTCAACCAGTGGAACGTATATGCTAATAAACCCCCAAATATCGACAATTTTAATAAAAACCTTATTAAGATATTCTCTGAGATCCAATCTACCGTCATCTTTAAAACGCGTAAAATGGACCAACACGTCAACAATGTAATCAACAATATATGGCATGGTAAATTGGGTTTCGACTACTTTTGGAAGATCCCTTTCCGATACAGATTCGATAGTATGACTATGTAAAGTAAACATAATTTCGTTTATAAATTTGTAATGACCCGCCCCGCGTTCTTTCATCCATGAAATTACATAATCTACAACAAACGGCTTCAATTGAACTTCTTCTGTACTACCCCCATCAGTGATATATTTGGTATATTTTTCAACAAAAGAATCAGAAAAAATAATTACTGAGAAAGGCACGTTAAATTGTAGTGGCCTATTTCTCCATGTTTTGGGGAATGATGGGTTTCCAACAGGATTATATTCAGTGGATAATCCCCAATCAATCAATCTAGTTTTCAATGTTGTCGGTTCACCTTTTACAAGAACATTCGAGTCTTTAATGTCACAGTGATATACGTGTTTTTCATTCATAGGAACGATTCCCTTTTTAAGCAATTTAACAAGATTGTTGTGTAATGTCAGAAAACGTCGGAAGTCCGGTGCTTCGTTTATGTAATCATCAACTGGAATGCCGCCATCCGGCATATTTAATGTCATTAATTTCTGTATGTTATCATTAATATTTTTCTTGGTTATATTTGTTTTTTTTAATGCGCTACATTTCGCGTCGAATGCGGTTAAGTCCGTCTGTGTAAGTTTCGCTGGACTGCACAATGTGATATCTTTTAGTAGAAAATAATCCTCGTAATTTTTAATCGAATCTAATTTATTTTTGATGGATGTTATTTCTTCATATTCTTCTACAGCGTGCTCAGTAGTCATTAACTTGGATACGTTATCTTTTTCGCGGTTCTTTGTATCTTCGCATTTTAACGCAGGGCTAAATACACATCCAAACCCACCGGATGCCAATACTTTTCCTCCTTTAATTCTCATTATATAAACTCGATATAATAATTTTGGAGCAATGTGTAGCGCTAGCGTATTATTTGTCATATAAATAATAAATCGCGCCCGAAAGTCCGGCGATGATCCCGAAAAATATAATCTTCTCTCTAACCTTGTAATAGCTTGTTAATTTATCATTGGTAGATTTATACTCGTCGTAATAATTTACAAAAAAGTCATTCAGAGAAATTTGCGGCTTTTCCAGTTTCTCATTAATCTTATTATGAATAAAATGCATCCACCGGACAAAGGAGTCTCTGTCGTCTAAATAGGGCGCAACTGGGTATTTATCAATTAGTTTGCTAACTTCGCCTGAAATCTCTTCCACTGGAATAAATAGCGGCAAGTTCTGGATAAATTCATAATACTTCTTTTTGGTCACTGTATTTGGGTGATGCGGATATGTCATTGCTAATGTATGTAAAAAAAACCAATAATGAGGCCCCCAAACCTTCGGGTCTAGATATACAGTCGGCATTAATATTTTCTACGATTAAAATATTAATTATTAAACTATCTTTTCGTTATAAACTGATTAATACATAGTGAAGAATTCGTTTTTTCAGTGCACCAGTTAAACATGCGAGTAGATGAACCTCTGCCCTTAGTAGCGCCTAAATTGATTGTTCCTGCTACTATAGGCTGATTCGCGCCAATATGTGAATAAAAACCTTTTTTAAACAATTGTAATCCTGGCATTTATATATATTATCATAATAAAAATAGGGATTTGAAATGTTAAAGGGTTTAAATATAACAGTTGTATTATATTTAAGTATAAATGAATACAAATCCAAATATGAATACCTGTAATAATTGCGGGAAACAAGGGCACTCATTTCATCAGTGCAAACTACCCATAACGAGCTATGGTATGGTTGTATTTAGGTCGTCGTTAGACGGTACACAATTTCTCATGCTAAGACGTAAGGATAGCTTCGGTTATATTGACTTTATTCGAGGAAAATATTCACCATATAATATTTTTCAATTGCAGAGTATTGTGGATGAAATGTCATTGTTTGAAAAGGAAAGTATTTTGACCAAATCATTTGACGAGTTATGGACTACTATGTGGGGCGAATCAAATAGTGGGCAATATAAAAGCGAAGAGCACGCGTCGATGAAAAAGTTAGATACAATCCGTGAGGGTGTAAATATACACAATGAAATAGTCACTTTAAAGGATATTGTCGAGCGGAGCCATACTAAATGGACTGAAACTGAGTGGGAGTTTCCCAAGGGACGTCGAAATTATAAGGAGCGAGATTTGGATTGTTCGTTGAGAGAGTTTGAGGAGGAAACAGGTATATCCGCTTCAAAACTTACCATTGTAGAAAATATATTACCATTTGAGGAGATATATATAGGAACAAACCATAAATCATACAAACACAAGTATTTTTTGGCACATACGAGCACAACTGAAGATTATCTTGAGGATTTTCAGAGGACAGAGGTAAGTAAGTTAGAATGGAAAACAATTGATGAGTGTTTAGAAGCAATAAGACCATATAATTTAGAGAAAAAACAATTAATCACAAATATTAATAAAGTGTTACAAGAATATAGATTATATTCATAATATATAGTAATATGACCGAAAATCCACAAAAAAAGATACCACTTGTAATAGATTCAACAGATAGTTCGGCTTCCTTAGAAGTTGCGACTCCAAGCGTAACAGCAGAATCGCTATCAGGTAACAGTCCGATTGAAGACGAGTCTATTGGTCTTGAGGACGACGGATTGCTTGAGACCGAATATAAGGATATGAATTGCGACGATGAACAATTTTACTCGAACAAATGCAACAAATTCTTATTAAAGAAGGAACTACTGGAGAGAAATTATCTTTCTGATAACGAAGACGAGTATCCCGCATTATATCCAAATCTAAATGACACGAATTTCAATGTTAAAATAGCCGAAAAAAAGGAGTTTAACGATACAGCGTATGAAGGCCCTGACCTTAGCAAATCCATTAAGGAACAGGCGGATCTTTTAGCAAATGCGGATTTTGAGTTACAGCCACATCAGGCATTTGTAAAAAATTTCATGTCTTTCCAGACGCCATATAACAGCTTATTACTTTATCACGGTTTAGGATCAGGCAAAACATGTAGTGCTATTGGGGTTTGCGAGGAGATGCGCGATTATATGAGACAAATGGGAATCAACAAGAGGATCATTATTGTAGCCTCTGAAAATGTTCAAGAAAACTTTAAATTACAGTTATTCGACGAAAGGAAGTTGAAACTTGTTGATGGTCTATGGAATATTCGCGCTTGTACAGGAAATAAATTACTGAAAGAGATAAATCCGATGAATATGAAGGGAATGACCAAAGACAAGGTAGTCAGCCAAATAAAAAATCTGATTAATTCTTATTATATTTTCCTTGGGTATGTTCAATTTGCGAACTATATTATTAAAACGATGAGTTATGATAAGGAGGACGCTAGATCCATGAAGGAAAAACAAAATGCCGCTAATACGAAAAAGGGACCTCAAATACTTAAAGTAGGTAAAACCGAGTTAAATGCCCGGGTTATGAAACGCCTTCAGCAAGAATTCGATAACAGATTGGTTGTTATTGATGAGGTGCACAATATTCGAAAAACAGACGACAATGAAAATAAAAAGGTTGCTGTTAACCTTGAATTACTTGTAAAATCAGCGAAGAATATGAGATTCTTGCTTCTATCTGCTACTCCAATGTATAATAGCTACAAGGAAATCATTTGGCTTCTTAATTTAATGAACACGAATGACAGACGAGGTAGAGTTGAAGTGAAGGATATTTTTGATAAAAATGGTGATTTTAAGAAAAATGGCGAGGAAATGCTCATACGAAAGGCAACCGGGTATGTTTCATTTGTTCGAGGTGAAAATCCATACACATTTCCTTATAGAGTTTATCCAAACGAGTTCGCAAAGGAACATACATTCCCCGCAATTGCTTATCCATCTTATCAGTTGAATCTTAAAAAAATCAAGCACGAGGATAAGAAGCGCATTTTGAGCTTATATCTTGTTAAGCTAAATGAATGTAACAATTGCGGAGACTGTCAGCGCTGCGCTTACAAATACATCATCTACAATTTAAGACACAAAAAGATTTCAATCACTACCAAGACTGGGGTCGTAAAAGAAATGCCTAGTTTTGAAAACATGGAGTCATTTGGCTACACATTACTTCAAATACCTCTAGAATCCCTGATTATTTCTTATCCTATAAGCGGATTGAAAGCTATATTAGATGAAATCCCCGCCGAAAAGGTATCCGAAGAGTTGTCCCCCAGTTTTTCTGAGTCAGATCCTAAGGATAACGAAGATGAGGATGACCAAGCGCCTAAAACACAATTCAAACAGCCATTGATTCTTGAATATACGGATGACGAAGAGTCTAATAATGAAGATGTTAAAAGTGATAAGACACTAGTTAATAGCGAGAAAACACTTGTTGACAGTGACGTCGAATCTGATAAAATAGGCGGTAATAAGGGCATTGATCCTAATCAACTTACCGGCCGACAGGGCTTGGAGAGAATGATGAATTTTACAGACAACAAATCACCCAATGTGAAAGGAGAGTTTGAATACAAAAAGACCACCCTTGATAAGTACGGTAAAATCTTCTCTCGCGACGTAATTGGAAAGTATAGCGCTAAAATCAAATGTATTTTGGACAATATTTACAACGCAGAGACGGACACCGTATCAGAGGGAATCATATTAATTTATTCTCAGTACATCGACAGCGGTCTAATTCCTATGGCGCTGGCCTTGGAAGAAATTGGCTTTACGAGATACGGTCAACAAGGAACAAAGCCGTTATTCAAAAATAAACCGACAGAAGTTGTGGATGTTAGAACCATGAAGGAGCCAGAAAATAAAAAACAATTCATGCCTGCTCGATATGCCATGATTACTGGCGACCCCAGATTATCGCCAAATAATGTCTTTGAAGTGAACGGATTAACCAGCGAAGATAATAAAGATGGTCATAAGGTCAAGGTCGTTTTGATATCCAAGGCAGGATCAGAGGGTATCGATTTGAAATTCATTCGTCAGGTGCACATTTTGGAACCATGGTACAACACAAACCGACCCGAACAAGTTATAGGGCGCGCCGTGCGTAATTTCTCTCATAAGGATTTGCCGTTTGAAAAAAGAAATGTGGAAATTTTCATGTATGGCACGATTATAGGAGAAAACCGAGAGGAAACCGCGGACTTGTATGTATACCGAGTTGCCGAATATAAGGCAATTCAAATTGGAAAGGTCACACGTGTTTTAAAGGAGTCCGCCGTCGATTGTATTATTAATCACGACCAAACGAACTTCACACAAGCGTCCATGAGTAAGTATCTTAAGGAGCCCATTACACAAGAATTGTCAACCGGAGTCGTTTTAAAAGAGTTCAAGATCGGAGACGCGCCGTTTTCGCCCGCATGCGATTACATGGCAGAATGTAATTATGATTGTCGCCCGGATAAAGACATAAAAGAGGACGATTTGAACCAGGACACATATACTGAACCGTTTATTGTTATGAACTCGGAGAAAATTCTACAACGTATACGAATGCTCATGAAGGAAAGCTTTTTCTACAAAAAGGATGTGCTGCTCAGAGAAATCCGCATTCAAAAAGAATATCCGTATATTCAGATTTATTCCGCGCTGTCACAATTGATCGACGACGAGAATGAATTTATTACAGACAAATACGGTAGAAACGGACATTTAGTAAATATCGGCGAGTATTATTTATTTCAACCAATCGAGTTGAGAGATAAAAACGCGTCCATATTCGATAGATCAGTCCCGATTGATTATAAACACGATATGATTAAGTTTGAGGTCAATAAAAACATCGCGAAACCAGTCGCTGAGAGAAATGTACAGAAGATCGCCGAGGCCGGCCCACGTATTAATCATTCAGAAGGCAAAAAGGTCATAGATGATATGACCGCGAATTATAACACAGCAATTGAGTTTTCGAAAAAAGGCAAGAAGGTTCCGCGTGGTGATGATAATTGGTATAAACATAGTGGGATTGTAATGAGAAAAATGGCCGCGGAATATCCTGATACGAAAAAAGATGATCTATTGAGGACATTCTTAGTGGCGCACATAGTAGAGAGTCTTTTGTTTGAAGATAAACTGGCACTCATGAATTACTTGTACTCATTAGATAACATACAGAAGGAATCGCTTGAATGGTATGCGAAGGAATATTTTGAAACGAATAGTATCGAGGCTGATAATTTTCGAGTGTTTATCATGTATAAATTACAGAAACGTATGATAATGATTTTGAATGAAGCGAATACCTGGGTAGAAGCTGAACCGGAAGATTGGAGAGAGGTCGCCGCATCCAAAACCACCAAGGAATTTTTAGCATTTAAACCGGACGAATATAATAAAATTGTGGGCTTTATTGGCTACGGAAAGAATAACAGCTATTTAGTGTTTAAAACAAAGAATATGGATTCTAAGAGAGACACTGGTGCGAGATGCGACGAAGCCGGAAAGGTTAAAACACTTCAAAAGTTGAATGAAATTGTGGGAACCCAACTATACACAAATGAGAATACCAAGGCACAGAAAGACGAAGACGGTAATGTCATCAGTGAAGCAATTGGCCACGTCGAATTATGTGTTCTACAAGAATTTATTTTGCGATACTTTAATACTATTAGGAAGGATGATAAGAAATGGATGCTAACTCCAGAAATGGCAATATGGCATAAATTGTATTTGATTCACGCGTAAAATTATATTTCTAATTAAATAAAATTGAAAGAAATATAATTAAAAGAAATTATGTATATACTATATAATGGAGGCAGCAATTAAACCAACGCAACAAAAGAAAAAAAGGGATACCCGGATACAAAGTGTTTATTCTAGATGTTTACTCACTAGAAAGATTGTAATGCCAATTACCACAATTGGTAAAAATCTGAAAGGAAATATTGAAGAAAATATAAAATTTACTCTTGAAGGTAAGTGTGTCGTGGAGGGGTTTATTAAACCGAACTCGTCACAAATTATCACGCATTCTAGCGGGCTTATTGAACGAGGAAATACCGTCATGTTTGAAGTAGTATTTGAGTGTGATGTTTGCTTTCCTGTTGAAGGTATGATTATACCGTGTGTTGCCAAGAACATTACAAAGGCGGGTATTCGATGTGAAAGCGCGAATGATATGCCATCGCCGGTTGTAGTATTTATTGCTAAAGATCACCATTACAATTCCGCCATGTTTAATGAAGTGAAAGACGGCGACAAGATTAATGTAAAGGTTGTCGGGCAGCGATTCGAATTAAATGATAAATATATTTCCATCATCGGAGAACTCGTGAAAGAAAAGGAAACTACATACCAAAAACAGCCCGCAAAACCAAGAATTGTCATAGAAGATTAATATTTATAAGTTAACTATATTCGTTACCTTTGCGCCCGTCGATTCATAATATCCGTGCTCGTCATTTATTTTACAAATTTCAATATTACAATTTAGATTCTTAGAAAACTCGCGAACTTTTTCTATTTTATCTATGATTACATATTTTTTTGCCCCGCCTTTATCCTTTAGTATACAAAGATATACTACCTTTTCAAACTCCTCCGGTGATTTTCCGGAGTGTATTTGCTGATCTATATTATAATTGCCCATATTTTGTTCAAGCCCGTCTTCCATAATATTTATTATTAATAATATTAAATATTAAATATTTAAACATTTAAAAGCAACGTCACATGTTTAATAAAAATGGAAGCCACTCTTTCAATAACTACTGGTAATAATTTTTCTGTCAGCGAACTAAACTATATACGTGAAACTATTGAAAATATGAACAAGTTTAATCAGATCGAGGTCCTCAGGATACTCAACAGACACAACGATGTCACCTTAAACGAGAACAAATATGGAGTTCATATTAATCTTACCGACCTAGACAAGAATATTATTAATGAGCTGGCATTGTATATCAAGTATGTAAACGCGCAGGAAATCGCGCTTAACTCCATCGAGCAGCAAAAGGAGGACTATAGAAATACATACTTTTCAAAAGATATTAAAGATATAAACAAATTAACTAGTAAGTAAGTAGACCATGTTATCATATAATGATGTATTTAACGAATTACAAGATTATATTTTAGACGAAGACAGAATAAATAAATCGATCAAATTGAAGTTGTTGCCAGACAAACCAGAACCCGTTAAAATAGCCCCACGCGCCGCGCAAAAACCCGCGTTGTTTATTCCTTCACAGCAAGATAGCCTGTTTTGGTGCTTTTACATTATGAAAAACGGTGACGCGGATTATGAAATGTTTAACAATAAAAACGCATTGGTGGCTAAGCAACAAAAAATAGAATTGGTTTCAACCATTCGCAATAACAAGGACATTGTTAAAACATATAAATTTGATACGATATCAAATATCGAAAATAACCTGGCTAATGACCAAACCTTAAATGTAAAGGCATTTTTAACTTTGTGCGCGATTGAAAATATAAATGTTGTTTATGTCAATAACAAAACATATTACGAGTCGCTCATGAATGATACCGATGTAATTTATATTGTTCATGAATTACAAGCGCAGTCAAAGTATCAAAAAAAATACGGGTATGAATTAGCCAAAGAAGGAACCCTTAATAATATTAGAGGTTCGCTGTATAAGCTGAACGTCATCGATAAGCCTATAAAGGGAATGTCCTCATATAAGGTAGCAGAATTACTGGATATCTGCAGTAAATTAGGAATTGAAGTAGTGAATAAAGAAACCGGCAAGAACAAAACCAAAAACGACGTATACGAGTCGATTATCCAATATTTTTAGATTTTAAAAAAAATGAATAACAATTTAAAAATATGTCTTAATATAATATAACAATGAGTTCTATAGTAAAACCATCCATTTCGAATTTAGAAGGGGGGCCAGTGGCAGTTGATTCGGAAGAAACGGCTCAATCGCGACCCCGTTCTCCAGCTGACACTCCGCCAGGCGTTGTCCAAAAGCCTAAATCATCCACTCGCTCTCCGACACAGCAAGCAAAGACATCGGATGATTTACCGCCAAAAGACGCACCACGCGAAATGTTTGAAGAAGAATCCGAAGAAATTAAGGAACCGGTAAAAACTAGGGCTACTCCTCAGGATAGACTCGACAACTTAATCAGACAATATTATAGTTTGAATCCTTATAGCTATAGTTCAACCGTGAATCACGAATTAGAGGTCAAATTTGGAACCAAAGGTATCAAATCCTTATTACGTAACGACTATGATAATGTGATCAAGAAACTAAAGTCGTCCGGGTTTCAGGTTGTCAACGGAAATAGTAACGGAGATTATTATTTGCGAGTAAACTGTGAGTTTCTTGACAGCACAACAGGTAGATTTAAATTATCAGATATTGTCAGAACCGAAATTAAGGGGCTGCATGCTATCCAAGAATATTGTAAATCGAACGACATTAAAAGCCTATACACATCAAATCCAGTAGCCGTGACTTTTATTCATAAAAAATCTGGTGTTATTAACAAGGAAAGAGTATATCCGGTCGATTTTGACGATTTCAACTTTCGTGTTGCTTATCAAACAGAGGAAAAAATTAATCAGGGTTTAAAAACATTCATGATGGAAAATTGGCGAAAATCGAAGAAGGAATTTCGTCTTCTTAACCGTGTTTCGTTTGAACACCCTGATTATCCCTTCATCGTCGATGTTAGTATAGCAAAGTTCGGCAATCGCGGACCCGACAAATACGGCCGGGAAAATCGCGGACAAATGATTCGCGTATACAATCTAGACGAGTCCAACATCTTCAATAATCCCGAGGTATATGAGATTGAAATCGAAATTGATAATGGTAAAATTGGTCCGTCCACTGAATTTAATAGCCCCAAGCTTATTGCCGAGGCATTGAGAAAGGTGATTAAGTATGTGTTGAGTGGTCTCCAGGGAACGAATTATCCGGTTTCATATCCCGAACAAAAACACATTAGCGCGTCTTATATGCGAATGATATGGAAGGACGAATATGACGCAACCAAGTTCATTTCCAGTAAAAACTTTATTGGTCCCAACTCTATCACACTACAGCTTAAAAATATCGCACCCCTCGACGAGAATTCGACAGAACCAAACATTCGCAAGGGATTTGTTGTGACGGAGAAGGCGGACGGTGAACGTCATTTGATGTTTATTTCAAACGAGGGCAAAGTATATCTAATTAATACCAATATGGATGTTATCTTTACCGGCGCAAAAACGCAAAATAAGGAATGTTTCAACGCAATATTAGACGGTGAACTAATTGCGCACGATAAAAACGGTAAATTTATAAACTTATATGCCGCATTTGATATATACTATATTAAGAATCAAGACGTGAGAGCATACTCCTTCATGTTACCAGAGAAGGAGAAGGATGTTTATAAATCCAGATATCAATTATTGAAGTATGTTGAACATAATCTAAAACTTGTATCTATATTAAATACCAGCGCATCGGATAAGCCGACAAAGACAACTGCGAAGGAAACTGTTAGTCAATATAAAGAGCGCGAAATATTGTCACCCATCGGATTTTCAGTGAAGGAATTCTTCCCTAATAGCCCAAACCAATCCATATTTGATGGCTGTAACGCAATTTTACAGAAGGAGCGACAGAATCGGTTCGAATATACGACTGATGGTTTGATCTTTACTCACGCGTTTTGCGGTGTAGGTTCAAATGAAATTGGAAAGGCGGGTCCCAAACTGAAAATCACTTGGGAACAGTCGTTCAAATGGAAGCCCCCGCAATATAATACTATTGACTTCCTAATTACAACCGTAAAAGCATCAAATGGCGATGATGTTATTAAATCAAACTTTGAAGAGGGAATAAATACATCAAGTTCTGTTCAATATAGCGATTATAAAATGATTGAATTACGCTGTGGCTTTAAGGAGTCTAAGGATGGATTTATTAATCCGTGTCAAGACGTAATTGATGATAAATTACCCGAGTTCGGTCCGCGTTTTGAAGACCGGGCTGACAATGACTATGTGCCGATGCGATTTTACCCAACCGAACCATACGACCCCAATGCCGGCTTATGTAATATAATGCTTCGAATGGATGGCGCTGGAGGTAAAAAGATGTTTTCGGAGGAAAATGAGGTATTTGAAGATAATACCATTGTTGAATTTAGATATGACTTGAATAAGGAGGAGGGTTGGAGATGGATCCCGCTACGCGTTCGTCACGATAAGACGGGAAAATTACGACGAGGTGAGAAGGAATACGGTAACGCATATAAAGTATGTAATGAAAACTGGAAATCTATACATCCATCGGGCAGAATCGACGAAGATATGTTGTCTACTGGGCTGAATATTCCCAGCATAACTGTAAGTGAGGATGTTTATTACAACACATCTGCCGGAAAATATAGAACGGAAGCTATGAAAAATTTCCACAACTTGTATGTCAAGAGGAAGCTTATTATTGGTGCTTCAAAACAAGGCGATAATCTACTCGATTTTGCGTGCGGAAAAGCGGGTGATCTTCCGAAGTGGATCGGTGCGAAGTTATCATTCGTATTTGGAATCGATATTTCGAAGGATAATTTGGAAAACCGACTTGATGGTGCCTGTGCGAGATTCTTAAAGTCACGCAAAATGAACAAAACTATCCCATATGCGCTATTTGTGAATGGTAACAGTGCGTATAATATCAAGGACGGGAGTGCTATGTTAAATGATAAGGCAAAACAAATTACCGCGGCCGTATTTGGCAGAGGCCCAAAAGACGCCGACAAAATTGGCAAGGGTGTTGCTAGACAATATGGCAAGGGTGCCGACGGATTTAATGTAACCTCATGTCAGTTTGCGATTCACTACTTCTTTGAAACACCGGATACATTAAAGGGGTTTATGAAAAATATCGCCGAATGCACAAAACAAAACGGGTACTTTGTTGGCACGTGTTATGACGGCAAATTGGTATTTAAGGAGCTCAAGAAAACTAAAACAGGCGAAAGCGTAAAGCTCATTGATGATGGTAAAAAAATCTGGGAAATTACAAAGGGATATGGGTCGGACTCATTCGAAGACAATTCCAGCTCCATTGGATACAGAATCGATGTATTTCAGGAATCGATTAATCAAACAATTTCCGAATATCTAGTCAACTTCGATTACTTGAATCGCGTTATGAGCGCGTATGGGTTTGAGTTGGTCAATCACGCGGAAGCTGCCGATTTGGGTCTCCCCGCCTCCTCTGGATTATTCAGTGATTTATTCTTACAAATGTCAGATGAGATTGAGAAAAATAAGTTCAAGGCAAAGGACTACGAACGTGCTCCGTTTATGACGACCTACGAAAAGAAGATTTCATTCTTGAATAGGTATTTTGTTTATAAGAAGGTCCGCACTGTAAACCTTGAAACGGTTCAGCTTGAACTTGGCGAATATCAAGAAAACGTCGTCCTAGAAAACGCCGCTGAAACGGCACACGCGCAAGAAGTCGCTGTAAAAGAAGTCAAGAAAATAGCACCAAGGGTCCGTAAATTGAGTAAAAAAATGCTACTTGTTGCTTCCAGCGAGGCGGCCGAAGACATACCCGCCCCCCAAACAAAGGCCGCAACTAAGGCAAAGAAAACTGCGACTGCGAAATCCAGTAAAACAGCACCTGCCGCTAAGAAATTGCTAATTCTTGAAAGTGACGACGAAGATAATTAACTATAATAACAACAACAAACTTAAATAAATTATATAATATATAATTAGTAAACCAAATGAGTTATTTTATAATACCTAAAATTAATAATATAATTACAGTAAATCCTACTGTAGAGGAGAATACGAGCAAAGATCCGTCAATACATCTATCACATAGTCTGTTTAATTATTATTATATTCTACATAAAAAGATTATTAGTACGTGTGTCAGCGATCGCGAATTGGACATCACATGTGCTGATTTGTCATATAACAGCTATGATAATCTGATTAGATCTGTGAACCCATATGAATATATTTTTTCCAAAGTTCCAGGGTCCAAGTTTTCAGTAAGCAAGCTTAAACCACAAACCGCTCTATTTTATGATTTTCTCGAAGTGTCCATGTCTTTAAATGTTTGGGATACGTATAAATCGACTTCTATCAAGACGCTGCATATAACGCCTAACAATAGTGATACCGTGGAGTGTTTCGAAATGCTTCGTGAAAATTATAGCGACCAAATATCAATATACGATGAAATTAATGAGGAAACTGTCGCCGCTATTGGCGATGAAAAATTTGACTTTATGTTTCTTGACACAAAAACGAAGAGCACAAATGCGTACAATACTTCATTTATTGAAAACCTCATGACTATCCTACGAAATCAACAAATGGACGGGAGCTGTATAATAAAAATAAGTCATATTTTTTATAAACCAATTGCCGATATTTTGTTCATCTTGTCGTCATTATATGACAGAGTGTATGTTTTAAAACCGAATTCTAGTAATGTGACCACATTTGAAAAATATGTTGTGTGTAAGAATTTTCAGGTAAACGAAACCAAAAGCAAAATATTAAAACTCAACTATATTCGGCTAGCAATGACATTGAAAAAAAACCCGCACAAAAAAATCACGTCCATATTAGATACCGAGGCCCCTTATTATTTTACAATGAAATTAAATGATATAAATATGATAATCGGGCAACAACAGCTGGAATCCTTGACGGTAATACTCAATTTGTTAAAGAACAAGAACAAGGAAGAAAAAGGTGACATTATGAAGAAAAATAATATTCAAAAGGCCGTTTCTTGGTGCGAAAAATATAAAATCCCGTGTAATAAATTTACCGAGAAGACGAATATGTTTTTGCCTATCAATAAAGAAGTCGAGTTTTAGACGAAGTCACATTTATAGATGAATTGGTTGTTGTTGATTGAATAATATAATATAATGTATTATATTATATGTCAGATTCTCTCGTTGAAGTTGATAGCGATGTAAATACAAGCGCTGTTCAGATTATTACCCCTGCGAAACCGAGCAACCAAGATTGTAAGCAAAAGATTAGCATAATCCCAACTATAGCGTTTGAATTATATAGAGTATTGATTTCTTCATTTCTCATATTGTTCGTTCCTCAAAAATGCGATGACCATGTTTGCCAATTACACGAAAATATGGTGTTTGAAACCGCAAAATATGGTGCCGGAGTTGTCCTTAATTTTATAACAATGGCTGGGTTCCTTGGCTTATATTATATCGAGGTCAAGAGAGAAACCAGATTAATTTGCTATCTTGAGGTTTGCGCAAATAAACCCAACGATAACATTTCGGTTGAACACGCGCTCGAATTATTGCCTCTAGAAAAGAGAGAGAGTATTCTCTATTTAGACTGGTGCTACCAGAGATGGGGGTTTTGTATGTTATTCATCTTCATTGTAAATGCGATTCTTAGTGGTTTTGTTGTCTTCGACTATTATTTAGATAAGCAAACTACCTCGACATACATCACAAATATCTTGTTTATAATTACAAAGCTTGTTGATATATATTCCATAGCAAACACCGAGAAAAATGTGTTTTATTCAGCGTATTTAAAGGACCGCATTCAATATAACGGTGTTGATCCAGACAAGATGGTCTTACAGATTGCCGACAAACAAGAGGTTTAACCGGTTTTCTTATTACGAAATTTTATAAATTATGTGGATTTGTAAAATTTAATTATATATTTTTTGCTTATTTATTATTTATTATTGCTTATTTGCGACCAAATTGACCCGAACCAAACGTTGTATTATATGTGTTGGGTGATTGCGAAAAGTGATTCGAACTAAATACCGTCCCCGGGAAATAACGATACGGAGATGGCTGCGAAGCCGGGACTTGGAATTGCGGCAATTGCTTGTAATAGCAGCGCTTTTTGTTTTGGAACGGACCCGACTGTCTGAAATTTAATGGTAGCGGTGTATTACACGTCGGCGCCTTGTTCTTTTGTAAATTAATTAAATTCGGATTGTTTCCGGCATAAATTTCATTGGCGCTCACCAATTGTGGGCCAGTATTATTGTAATTTTGAATGGAAGCCGCATTTGTAGAAATGGTGTCAACATTCAATTTAAGGTTTCTTGTAGAACTATCCACCGCACCTTGCTTGGCAAATTGATAATTGTTCGGTTTATATACCACTAATTGGCAGCCAGTTTGGTTTGATGGGCCAGCAAGAGGCATACCCCAATGAGGATTACGAATAAAATCCGTAAATACGGTAATGGCCGGCACCTTTTGATTTTCAGGCAATCCATTCAACCAGTTTCGGAACCCTTCAATCGAATTTATGCCTAATAGGTTGAATGCGACCACTTGCGACTGTTGTAAAATGTTGGCTTGAACCATGATGGCGAGCATTTGACTTATTAGTGCGTTTTCGGTAGCATCGAATATTTGGGCGTTCGGCTGACAGTTCGCTAAATATGTATTCGTCAACGACGCCGGTCCTCCAGGCTTGGCCCCTTTATTTCCATCTACAGAAATGTAGTAGGGGTTTGCGTCATAAACCGCCGCGTCCAGGTTTGTTCTATATGACAGGAAATTAAATGCCTTTTGGTCATACGTCTTGCATCTATTCTGTAGGTATTGTTTTGTCGTGGTATAGTAATTCTTTTTGAGGTTTGTGCTAGCATAAATAGCACGGCGCTTGGCTTTAATCTCGTCATTACAGCACCACCCGTATTTTTGGTAATTGGTAGTGGTTTCTTCAGGATTTTCCTGTAAAAATGTTTTGTTTGGGTAATAACTGGCTACAATCCCCACGCCTTCACATGTTTTACAATCATTATCTAATTGCGTTACGCCATTCACTTCATTTACCGGATTCTGTCTCACTATAAAGGCGCCAGGTTTGTCCATCATATCATTCAATAAACCAGAACCTCCAAATCCGCCACCAAGAGATGTGCCCTTACTCGACTTCACAAATCGATTCATGTTGTAATTAATAAGACCGTTCTCATCTATATTTACGTTTAACTGTCCGTTGTGCGGGTCTACTCCGGTTAAATTTGGAATTCCTGTTACTTCATTTGGAGGAATAACACGACCTTTTCTATAATGTTTAATCGGGCGTGCTAACCCGAAACCTGTCTGAAAAACGTTCCCCGGATCATTATTTGTTAAAGGTCTAATATGCCCGGGCGCGGTTCCTACTGGATTGCTATTCACACCGGTTCCTTTCCACGAAATATATTGTTTATTTAAATATGTGCTCTTATGATTATAGCCTGAAGACGGCATAGACTTCATTCCTAATGGGTAAACGGCTGTTGACATTTATATTATTATGAGAGAAAATAAAAAGTAATCTTCTTATATTATAATAATATGCTAACATTGGTAAATATGTTGATTGTATTTTTTATTGTACTAATTTTATATCAAATAGTTTTAGCAAATCGTATTAGAGAAGGTATCGAAAATAATCAAGACTATAAAGATTATGATATGAATAATCCGGCAAATGCTCTTATTTTGGCACAACAAAACGCAGGAAACATCTCCTACTTAAAACAAAGACTCGATAGTTTCCTCGGATTAGATAAGGAGGTCCAAGATATAAGCGGAAATGTTGTATCTTTACAGAATCAGGTTAACGCTTTAGTCAATGCGCAAAAGGATTACGCAAACCAAATGACCGGTGGGACAGCACCAACCGTTACTGGAATGACTGATGATGAACCGAAATAATACCAGACCTTTAGTAACATTTGACTATTTAAAAAAAAATTATGAAAATAAATATATTTGTATAATTTAAGTATAATGTCTAATATATTTCAAGAAGTATTGTCTGATGCCAAGGGCGTTGAACAAAGATTACTTGGACCGACCTATCCATATTATCAGAATATTCGAACACCGAGTCAAATCGGAATGAGCGATAGAGGAACAATGTCACAAATGGCGTCAAATATTGGCGGATTAATTCAGTATGTGGAGCTCTTGGTAACTGGTAACAGTCAGGCATCCGCGACGGGCGGACCTTTAGGGAACAAGTTTTTCCTACAGACCGGTGCAAAATGTGCTGCGACTGATAAATGCAAAGACCCCAATAATTCTGCCACTTGCGATCAAACTGATAGATATATTTATGTTAATAATGTTCCACAGGGTAACATCCCATTTATATCGAGCGGAATGGGTGTCAACTTTTCGGAATTCAAGGGCTTAATTCCCGGCGCAATGGGTAACCTAAATGTATTAAATCCGTTTGCGATTATGCGCGCCTTTGTGTCCGGCGCAACACCTCCTTGTCAAGAAATAACGATGCAAACAATCGATGTTAATAACAACTCCTCGTCTGAATCACATTACGTGACCGTGGCGGACATTCAGAGTATGGACCCATGCTCGTTTCCCAACGGCAGAAATCCGGTTAATGGAGCTAGTTGTAGAGAAACCTTCCAGAATGCCGTTGCCAGAGATGCTGAGCCAGTCTTACCAGAGGACCCCTTAGATCAAGTGTACTTTGCAAGTTTAGCTGGAGTCGGACTATATATATTGTACCGAGTTATGGAAAAATCACGTTAAATTAAGCCTTCAATCATTATATGTTGTATAAGATAATCTATAATGTTACTAATATGCTATGAAAAAGCAGGTAAAAATATTCGTATTTCTCTCTAGAAGTGAATTAATAATTTAGAAATCTATTTTTTATTATGTAAAGATATACTACGAATATGTTCATTTATTTATTACATTTAGTGTGCTATGATTTGTGGTTTTATTTTACGCACATTTGTTTGCATAATATCAAACTATATAAGTATCACAAATTTCACCATTTAACCATGTATGCGGATTTAACTGGAAATGATGCTTTTGCTGGACACATTATAGAATATCCCATTCAAACCGCCGGCATATTTATACCAAACATCTTTGTAGAATTTAATTTCCAGGCTGTGCTGTTTATTTACATATTTGTCACAATTAGAACATACTTACATCACGACCATAGATTTACGTGGTTACTTGGAAATCATCATTTATTACATCATAAACATCCCAAGTATAATTTTGGTGAATATTGGGTTGATAGTATTTTTGGTACTTTATATATTACTCAAAAATAGGAAAATATATAATAAATAAAATTTGATACTTAAAGAATTGAAAATATCAAGTTTTTCCCTGGGAAAGTTTTTTCAGAAATTTAAAATGGACAAAATAAATGTCCAAAAATCGAAAAAGCCAAAACAGTGTTGGCGAAATACATGTTTTTACTGCATAATTGAAATTTATGGTCTGGTCACAGAAAAAATAATTTTCAATTTGTGACGATAAAATTTTTTATTATTTCAAAAAAAGCACTTAAATTTATTTTCTGTTCATTATTATATGAAACAAAATGAAACAAATTTAGGAGAAAATGGAGAATTTGGAGAAAAAGGAGAAAAAAAATATTATTGCGAATGTTGTGACTATATATGCTCTATAAAGTTTTCATACGACAGACACCTAACGACATCTAAACATCTAAAACAGTCGCAAATTGCCCAAAATGAAACAAATGAAACAAAATATGAAACAAAAAAAGAGAAAACAACTGCTGACAACATTTGCGAGTGTGGGCAAAATTTTTACAGTAGAACCACTTTGTGGAGACACAAAAAAAAATGTTGTGTAATTGAAACAAACGACGAACCTGAAGTAAAAAATAGCAATACTAATGGCGCCGACAAGGATGATTTGATTAATTATCTCATAAAAGAAAATCAAGAATTTAAAAACTTGATTCTTGAAATTGTAAAGAAGGATTCTTATAATCAGTGTACAACCAATAACATTACAAACACAAACTCACATAATAAGGCCTTCAATCTTAATTTCTTCTTGAATGAAACATGTAAGGACGCCATGAATATTACAGATTTTGTTGAATCAATCAAGCTACAATTATCGGATCTGGAAAAGGTTGGTGAACTCGGTTACGTAGAGGGTATTTCCAATATTATTGTGAAGAACCTGAAGGAACTAGATATTACTCAAAGGCCGGTTCATTGTACCGACAAGAAGAGAGAAACAATGTACATTAAAGATGAAGATACATGGGAAAAAGATGATGAACAAAAGAAGATGCATAAAATGGTAAGAAAGGTTGCGGATAAAAACGCGCGGATGTTACCCAAGTTCAAAGAAGCACATCCAGATTGTCTCAAAAGTTCCTCACGGTACTCTGACCAATATAGTAAAATTATAATGGAGGCAATGGGTGGAAGGGGTGACAACGATTATGAAAAAGAAGAGAAGATAATCAAACGGGTCTCCAAGGAAGTAATTGTTGATAAAGGCCCGCAATAATTTAGTTGTTTTGACATTTGTGCGGGGGGAGGGTAAATCCATTATTATATTATTGTAGTAATGGATACTGTATATCGAGTCTAATACTTACGAGACTTGCGATTTTTGCGTGACTTGGCGCTTTTATTAGCGCGACGCTTTTTGGATTTTCCACCAACCCACATGGTTTTCACAGAAGGAATACCCGAAATTGGCGATGCGTTGAAAGCTAAGCCGGTTGTAGGCGTATTAGGAGAGAAACCACCCTTCATCTTCATTTGTTTCTGTGTTCGTCGTCTCTTTCCTCCGTAACCAGTAGCAGTAGCAGGAGCAACAGGCGCAACGGGCGCAGGCGGAGGCGTATATGTAGGCGCAGGAGTATAAGTAGGACCAGCGACCGTCTCCTGCGCTTTTTTATAAGCATCACTTACAGCGTTAGTAACAGATCCCCACATTTCACCAATATCTCCACCTCGCATTTTTCTATTTCGTCTTGGCATTTATAATATAATATAAGAAATTATATTGTAAAGTGTGTAAATTAATCATGAATTATCCCTTAATCACGTAATTCTGGTACAAATAAAGAGCCCCTAAAGCGCCGAGGATTTCAACGATTATGTACGGGATTAAGTCCGCCTTGGGCAATTTGCCGGCACTATAGAGGGCAATCGCTACAGCAGGGTTGAACGCGCCCCCTGAAACCGCACCACCAAGTAAAACACCAATCGCCAATGCGGCACCAATTGCGGCCCAATTTCCAGTAGCAAATATAACAAACATGAGGAACATTGTTCCTAAAAATTCAACGATATATTTCGACGACATCTTATATATATTGATTACAAAAAAACGGCAACTATATATTTTATGCCGCGCATAACAACAGTAAATTAAAGTAAATTATATTAAATATTGCTTAATATAATTATTATATTCTATTTAGAATCCAGTCCAGGGGCTCACATTGGGTGTACCGAGAACAGATCGGAGGAAGTTAATGTACTGAGGACCCTGACCACGGTTCTTCATGTAGCTGTAAATGCGGCCTTGTGATCCAATAGAGTTGCGGGGGGCGCTGATGAGAAGCGCAGCACCTGTGCGTCCGTAACTACCAAGGCCATAAGCAGGCGTTAACGAGGGGAAACCAGTTCTAACATAGTACGGCATTATTATAATAATACAAAATATTATTTTTTTATACTTAATAATTTTGACGCACAATAGAACCCCACGCGCATACTTGGCCATTGGATAAACTAGTATTTTGGATGGCGCCCTTCTTTTTCGGCGCTACACAACCACCCGAGCGCGCGCGACGTATAACACTTCTGGTTCCGCTAGGATAATAACTTTTGGTTCCGGTGGGAGCCGCGTTTGGTAAATTAACTTTATACGCAGTTTGTCCTACAGCATTTGATTTAAGAGTATTCACGTATAATGAACTCGGAACTGGTGGAATATAATTGGTATGTGATGATACTGGCACTTGTCTTTGGGAGGATTGGATAACATATCCTAAAGGCGTTGAAGCCTTTCCTAAAGCGATTTGTCGTTGTAGGGCCTGAGTACTGACAGATGTTCTTAAGTATTGATGTCTAGCGTTGGTATTCATCTGAGCATCAACTGGTGTCTGCCCGGGAAAAAATTGCGGAGGTGTTGGTCTAAGTCCCGCCAATATACCAAAACTATGGTAGGGAATTTGGCACGGGGTTTGGTTTGTGCTTAATGGGCCGGTAATGGGGGCGTTGACATAATTATTGTAAGACATGGATCCTATATTTCGCGATACGGCATATGGGGTAGTCATTTTATATACATATATGGACATTTAAAAAAGTATCTGAAAAAGCATTTGAAAAAACCTACTTTAAAAAAGTGAAACACAAAATGTATTTTATTCAAATGAAATATTATATCTATCTGTTTCATCTAATTTTGTCCTTTTTCCTAAAAAATTAAAATATTTATTTGCTAAAGCATATTGTCTTGGTTTTTTAACTTGTAATACTTTCAAACGAACTTTCATAATCATTGCTACGTGCCAGATACGGCTATGTGTATATTTTTTGCTTTTGTATAATTTTTCTAATTTATCAATAGTATTTTCAACATCTTCTATTGTTGTATATTTTATATGTATTGTATCTGTTGGGTCTTTATCAATATATACATCAAACGATTTTTGTGGATTTGTTGGATTAAATAAAAATCGTTGTTTTTTCGTTTTGTTTTGTTTTTTATTTTTTGGGTTTTTATTATTTTTTCTTGTATTATGTTTCATAAAATACAATAATATTTTATTATATTTATCACATAGATAACAATAAAATTGATATATTATTGTTACGTAATATATCAAACAATTAATCGGTAACAAATGACAACGTGTTTAGACCTTAATACCTGTCCCAACGATAAAATGTACAATGTAATATGTAATTTCAAATATGGAATAGATGAATACGCATGCAATCCCCAAACTACTTGTATGCGAGCAGATGGAAAATACGATTGTTGTGGGAAGAATATAGTAACGTGCCTAGTATATGCGGAGTCATTGCGAGTGCCGACGATTCAACCAAGCATAGCCATCAGTGAAACAATTTGCGATAAAATGTGTATTACTGGAAGTAAAATAGATAAATGTTATTGGTACGAAAATTTAAAAACAGATAATTTGTGTGTTGAGAATAATAATGAATATTGTTGTTCTCAGAATAGAGGAGATTGTTGTAGGACTAATAAAACCGATGCGTATATTGTATTTGGTTCAATCGCGGGTATAATGATAATATTTGCGTGTTACTGGTATTTCATAAGGAAATCATATCACAAAATAGTGCCCTTAGTGGAAGTAGAATCACATGATAAATACAAAACGATTAATAAGTTGTAATGCCTTCTCTCTTTTACATAGTTGTTTTAAAAATAAACAGGTTTTTATATTTTATCTAGACTCAAATATTTATTTCAAACTGGCATATAACTTTTTATATTCCGGAATATCATTAGTTCTTATGATGTGGTTGAGTTTTTCACAGATTTTACTTTTTTCTGTGGGTTGGAAGTTTCCATTATATATCTTTGCCACAATATTCTCAGGATCTAATGTTTCACATATCAAATTGTTTACCATCATCTTTTCGTGCTTTTTCAATAGCACATTGTACAATATTTCGCCGTTGTAAGGTATTGCTGTTACACCTTGGCAAACTTCAACCAAATCTCGCGCCTTGACCATTTTTCCCTTGTAAAATACTTTATGTTCTTTGCTAATCTGTGTTGTGACAGATGGGACATTCTTAGCTAGAGCATCCTTTTCTATAGAGATGATGTGTTTTTGTAGAGGAATTGTCTGGGTAATTCCAACAATTTTCTTTCCGCGAATGGTATAGACCTTAGGTTGGAGGTTTTCAATAGCAATATCTCCTTGATCTGTTGTGACTTTGGTACCAGCCGGGAAGCAAATGGGTACAGCGGCAGCAACGGCGGCAGCAGCATCGGCAGCAACATCTCTAGTTACTGTAAAGGTTCTTCCATATCGTGTCACTGGTGTAGTACTAGGTATTAAACCCAATCCATTTATTGTTGGTATATACATAATAGTTAATCCCGAATTTGCGAACGTACCAAACTGATAATTATCAAAAATAGATGTAACAGAACCAGGCATGGTAATGGACGTCAACTTGTAACACTCATAGAACGCAGCAAAGCCGAAAGTTTGAAGCTTCGAATTAGAGGCAAATGTTACTGTTGCCAAATTGGTACAACCATAGAACGCTGCGTCGCCGATAGATTCCACAGAAGCCTGAATAGTTATAGACGTCAAACCGGCGCAACTGCCGAACGCAGATCGGCCGATAGTTTTAACGGAACTAAGAATGGTAAATGTAGACCCTGATTTTCCACCAGGGTAAGAAATTAAGGTATGAATAGGTTTATCGTAGAGGACGCCATCAAAGGATGAAAAGTTTTGGTTAGATTGATTAATATTTATACTAGCCAAACTGCTACAAGCAGCGAACGGACCAAAGCCGATAGATTCCACTGAAGCAGGAATGGTAATTGACGTCAAACTGGAACAGCTAAAGAACGCACCATTGCCGATAGTTGTAAGCAGCGAACCTGAGGCAAATGTTACTGTTTCCAAACTGCTACAGTTAGAGAACGCATCTTCGTCTATAGATGTAACGGAATCAGGAATGATAATTGACGCCAATTTAGAACATGTCTCGAACGCTCGATCGCCGATAGTTAGAAGCTGCGAACCTGAGGCAAATGTCACTGACGTCAAACCTCTACAGCCAGAGAACGCCAAAAAATCAATAGATGTAACGGAAGCAGGAATGTTTATAGACGTCAACCCGGCACAGACATAGAACGCCTGATTACCGATAGTTGTAACGGAATCGGGAATAGTAATCGACGTTAACTTAGTACAAGCATTGAACGCGCCGCTGCCGATAGATGTAACAGTTGAACCTGCCAATGTGCTTGGGATTTCCAACGGTCCTGTGTAAGATATTGGTGTAAATGCGGTAATTGTAGAAAAACTGTTAGATATTGTGTAGGTAAATATGACCTCGATCCTATTAGAACCCGTCTCTGCAAATAACTTGCCAGAAGTATCTGCGTAGAAAGTAGTAGACGGCATTATACACTTTAATAATATTTTATAATCTGATAAAATAGGACTTAATTTAACTTAGTTAAAAAATGCCTACAATAAGCAATGAAAACGTAACAAAATATTTATTTCTTTACATAGTTAGGAGTTCCACAAAATAAACAGTTTTGGCTTGGGATGCCCTGCGCAACTAGCACATTATTATTGCGTTTACATTTACAACACTTGAAAATACCGGGAAGCTGGCAAATTGAATGATTATTGAAGTCGGTTTTTTGATATTGAATCTGCTTCCGTTTGTCGTTGTTGTCCATGATATTTTATATGATTATTATTACATAAAATATTATACATTTAGATACTCCTTTCTTTACTACTTTATAAAAGGTTGATTTTTGGCTCAACCTTTCTCAAAGGTTGATTTTTTGACTACACCTTTTCTAAAGGTGTAAAGCGCGCAATAAATTCACTATATATGTCGTAGAGGCAAATAAAATGCCACCCCATAATGTGTCAATGATTACCGTCCATATCGACCAATTTGTGAACAACGCATAGTTTGTCGTCTCGTAAACACCATAAATAACGATACCCAATAAAAACGCATCACTAACACTTTTTCGCGGCTTAATGATGAAATAATTAATACCGACGATTAAAAATATGTAACATAACGCCGCCCCTAAATAATTCAACTTCATTTGCGACCCCTGTACATTACGTATTTGTTGTGAAAAATAATCACGTATAATATTTAGATAAACAAAGTCAATCGAGATAAATAAAATTGCGCTTGCCAATACTAAAAAATCGAACATTTATATATTACCATAGTAAAATAATATGTTTAGATAAAAGTCGCATTACATAAAACTTTTTTACTCTTGTATTATATAAATGTCTGTCGGATATACTAGCCCAATCAATGGAAGCAATGTCGCTTTCTCTTTTTTCGCAAGAAGGCCCGGTAACGCGGGAGGAGCCATTCAGGGGTGGATGCCTCAAACTACCCAGCTTACAGATAAGAGATACAACGAGTATGAAAATATCCGCCAAACTCTAAAGAACTCGTGGAATACAACATATCCTAGTCAATTAAGACGCAATAATATAAAGCAGAGTATTACCACTCCGTTTCGCGCGGTAAACAATGCGGGTGATTTGTTGAGTCGTGAGAATTATTCTTGCGGAGGAAGCTGCCAGTCCTTCCAAAGCAGACCCGGACTTAAGGGATTAAAAACCCGTTTTGGTTCTGTTTCGGTTTCTTGCACGCCATCCGCTGCCTATAGCACACTTCAGTTGAACAAGGATATTCCTGCTGCTGCGTGTAACGTTAAATACGTGTATGATAGCTCGGATTATGTTACCTACTTGAAGCAACGCGCGATCAACAAGAACTATAACGATTTATCGTTTGGCGGCGATCAATCTAACGCGAGTCAATCCGCGCAGCGTGCTATTCGACGATACTAAATCAACCTTTTTTAACGTAGTAAAGAAAGGTTTAGCCAAAAATTTAAAAAACTTAATAAAAAAGGTTTAGCCAAAAATTTATAATATTTAGAATATTATATACATTTTAAAAAGGTGTATATCCGATTACGAATATAAATAGAGTTATTTGTTTCATAAATAAAGTGTTTGATAATTTATTATTTATGAAATGAAAATGAGTTTATATAGTTGGCTGTTTATACTTATGGGAAGGCGACAAGAACCCCACTAGCATAGGCTACCCATGTAGAACTAGATGTGTATATACATACTGTTACCGCGTTAGCAGCTATGGTTGCGTTACTAGCACCATTAGCTGATAACTTATATTCATAGCTAGGACTGTAAATTGTTATTAAATTACCTGCAGTAGCACTTGCGGGGAGAGTGATAATTTTATTACCATTCGCATTAACAATGTAGTTGCCTGCCAATGTAAGGACTGTAGTGTCAGTGAGCGTAGTAAAGGACAACGATGCTCCGCCGACAGTTACTGCCTGAAATGTAGCAGTACCGGTGAATGTAGGAGAAGCAATGTTAGCCTTCAAAGTAATTTGATTAGCAACAAGATTCATTGAACCATCAAGAGTAGTAACACGTCCGGTAACAAGATTCATAGAAGTATCAAGAGTAGTAACACGTCCTTCAAGAGTAGTTGCGCGTCCGGTAACAAGATTCATAGAAGTATCAAGAGTAGTTGCACGTCCTTCAAGAGTAGTTGCACGTCCGGTAACAAGATTCATAGAAGTATCAAGAGTAGTTGCGCGTGTTGTAACAAGATTCATAGAAGTATCAAGAGTAGTTGCACGTCCTTCAAGAGTAGTTGCGCGTCCGGCAACAAGATTCATAGAAGTATCAAGAGTAGTTGCACGTCCTTCAAGAGTAGTTGCACGTCCTTCAAGAGTAGTTGCACGTCCGGTAACAAGATTCATAGAAGTATCAAGAGTAGTTGCACGTCCGGTAACAAGATTCATAGAAGTATCAAGAGTAGTTGCACGTCCGGTAACAAGATTCATAGAAGTATCAAGAGTAGTTGCACGTCCGGTAACAAGATTCATTGAAACGTCAAGCTTACTTGCACGTCCTTCAAGAGTAGTTGCACGTCCTTCAAGAGTAGTTGCACGTCCGGTAACAAGATTCATAGAAGTATCAAGAGTAGTTGCGCGTCCTTCAAGAGTAGTTGCACGTCCGGCAACAAGATTCATAGAAGCATCAAGAGTAGTTGCGCGTCCTTCAAGAGTAGTTGCACGTCCGGCAACAAGATTCATAGAAGCATCAAGAGTAGTTGCGCGTCCTTCAAGAGTAGTTGCACGTGTTGTAACAAGATTCATAGAAGTATCAAGAGTAGTTACACGTCCGGTAACAAGATTCATTGAAACGTCAAGCTTACTAGCGCGGGCGTTCACAGCAGTATCGTTTGCGCTAAGAGAACTTCCGTCAGCCTTCTTAACTAGCTGGGCATCCAAGTATTCCTTAAAATTTACTACATCTCCAAGAGAGTTAGATAATTCCTTCAACGTGTTTAGTGTCTCGGGCGCACTACCAACGAGCGCGTTGATTTGACCGAGAACAAATCCTCGTGTGGCGATTGTGCCAGCAATGGGATTGTCACCAATTAGAATTTTTCCGGTGGAAAATGTAGTAGTTCCCTGAAGTGTGGTGTCCGTAAGGGTGAATGACCCGTCAACCTCAATATGACCGTGTGGAGTACGTATCTTGCCGCTCATTATAATATTAATAAATATAAAAAAACAAAAAAAAATAATTATTCGCTTCATAAGTGGGAGTAATTATTTATGTAAATAAATCCCACTATATTCCTTAATATTTTTCTTAGTGGTCCGTCATAAGTCGTGGGGCGATATTCATTGTATTTAATTCCTGGAACAATAATTTACAAGCATACGGAATTTCAACATATGAGAAGTCTGTCCTATTATCACACGTGCGACAATGATGAATATGCATTTTTTCGTTATAAGACGCGATGAGTCCACACTTTTTACAAATATGAACCGAATATTTATCTGACGCATCATACAATCTACCTCTTGTAAATCTGGCCGCACCGTGAGATACCATACAATCCCTCTCCATCTCTCCAAATCTCAGCCCACCATCGCGGCTTCTACCTTCCGCCGGTTGGCGCGTAAGATTTACCATTGGACCAATCGAGCGACTGTGAGCCTTGTCATTAACCATGTGCTTAAGGCGCTGATAAAACACCGGTCCCATAAACACGCTACACTCGTGCTGCTCGCCCGTGAGGCCATTATATAGCAATTCATTTCCGTTTGCCTCATAGCCAAGCTTAATAAGCTCATTACAAATATCCTTCACATCAAACTCGCCAAACGCAGTTCCGTCACCAAACAGACCAAGTTCGATCAAAACCTTTCCGAGAACAGTCTCCTTTAACTGTCCAATTGTCATACGAGAAGGAATCGCATGTGGGTTAATAATAATATCAGGTCTGATACCGGCGCTGGTAAATGGCATATCGCACTCAGGTATAATATTTCCGACCGTACCTTTTTGCCCGTGTCTCGAGCTGAATTTATCGCCAATCACCGGCTTTCTTGTCGCGCGAATTCTTACCTTTGCGAAAGTATAACCCTCGCCATTTCGGTCAATATAATTCTTATCAATATAGGTCTCTTCAACCGTCTTATAGATCTTACTCTGGTCGTCATACTTGATAACCTTGGTGTGATCATTTCGGTTTTCCTTGATGGGGGTTACTTTCGCAATAATAATATCGCGATTTTCCACCAATGTATTTTCGGGAATAACTCCCTTGGAATTCACCTTGTTATAATTGCCCATCTTCATTCCCTTTGTTTTCGTAGAATCTGGCTTACAGCGGATTTCTTCGTCGCCGTTGATTTTTTGCTTATCTTCGTCCTTTTCGGTATGATAAACAGTCACTAGCGCCATTCCGCGGTCAATCGATGCCTTATTGATTAGCAATGAATCCTCTTGATTATAGCCGGTGTGAGTCATAATTGCTACGATGACTTGGGTTCCAGACGGGATTTTATTTAATTGGATCAAGTTCATAATTCGGGTGTCTACGAGTGGGCGCATTGGATAGTTGAGAACATAGGCGGTCTTGTCCATTCTATTTTCGTAATTCGTTACATAAACGCCCATCGCCTGCTTACCTTGAGCACATTGGTAAGTGTTTCTCGGGGATTGATTATGTTCAGGGAATGGGATACACGATGCTAACACACCAAAGATGGTGCTTGGGTGAATCTCGCAATGCGTATATCGTGTGATAGTATCCGTCTTGGCAACAAGATTCGCGGGTTTAGTTGCGATTAATCCCCAAGACTGTTCTTCGGGGTCGACATATTCAATAACCGCATTACTGAGGCGGGAACTGGTCAACAAATCATCCCATACTAGCTCGGACTTGTTTAACTTGTCGATAATATCATTATTTATCAATAGAGTCTTGTCCTTTACTCGAAGAAGCGGGCGTGTAAGTCTTCCGCTGTCATTACAAACACGTATTTCACGCATCTTGTAATCAAAGACAATGGACGTGTAAATATTGATGATACCCTTGTGCTTCTTATCCTTCAACATCAAGTACAATTCTTGAGGCGAATCCGTAATACCAACCCACGCGCCATTCACGAACACCTTGACCTTTTCATACATGTCTACACTCGTTAGCTTATCGCTGTCAATGTGAATAATATTTGGCATGATGTATTCATACAGGGATAGCGAGTTGGAATGGATCGTAATATGTGTCATATAACTCAGATTCTTTACAATACCTACAGACTGACCCTCTGGCGTTTCGGCGGGGCATAGAAATCCCCAGCAGGTGTTGTGTAGCTTACGCGGAGGAATTAGCTTGCCGCTTTTGTCGGCTGGTGTAGAGATTCGACGCGCGTGACTTAAGCTAGACACGTAGTTCAATCTGTTCAAGACCTGCGCAACACCTACCTTGTTGGAGTTTGTGTGCTTAATGCCAAAATCGCCTGTGGAAAGCGCGCGCTTCAACCCATTTTCAATGGTCGTTGATTTGATAATTTTATAAATGTTTGTCGGGTTAATAATATTTTCATAGTCATCGGTCGATTTCCAAGAGCCAGTGTTGATTTCTCGAATAATCTGCTTTTCCATGTCCTTTACCAATTTGTTAAAGTAGTTTCGGTATAGATTGTTGAGTAGAGATCCGGTTAAATCAACGCGCTTATTCAGGTAAGAATCACGGTCGTCTTGTTTAAGGATACCGAATGATGCGAGCAATAACTTATTAGTCATGTATCCGAGGAAATATATTTTTTGCTCCATGTTATGGCAGTGGGGGAATAGGTCATTATTTAATATTTCTAGGGTAAATTCACGTTTCTTAATTGCGCCGGTTTCCTTGTCCATATTAATTGGAGTGTACATTGCGAAACTGGTGATATACTTGACGCACTCTTCTTGAGTCAGATACGCATTTGCTTCAATAACCGACGCCTGAAGGGCTTCTAACATTGGTTTATTTTTGTCATCAGCAATATTCAACAAAATTTTCTCGCAAATATCCTTATCAGAAACGTTACCTAGTGCTCTGAACACAATGAATAGCGGAATCGGCTGCTTTACGCGGGGTAATTCAACACAAATCGCATTACCGAATCCATTATTCTTTGACGAAATCATCATGTTAATTTGCTTGGGAGAAATACACTTAAAGTCGGGGACAGACTTGATTTCCGCCTTCCAGGTATACTTGGTATCGTTCTTGTTAATATTGAAGCAATATACGCGATTTTCTGCTGCGCGTTCTTGTCCCAACACTGTCTTTTCAGACCCGTTAATGATAAAGTATCCTCCAGCATCAAATTTGCATTCGCCGGTCTGTGTATTTTCAAAATGTTTATATTGGTTTAATACACAAATACTCGACTTTAACATGATTGGTAATTTGCCGATGTGGATTTTGGGGATGGTTTTATAGAATGTTTGCGCGTTTTCTAGATTTGGTCCGGTCCGAACAATATACTTTATGTTAAGATCGACTGTTGTGGCTGACGCATATGTAAAATTCCGCAGGCGTGCTTCTTGGGGGAACATTAATTTAATGGCTCCATTGTTTTCGTGAATTTGCGGACGATAGATGTGGAAATTTTCGAATGTGATGAACATTTCGAGTGAGTGTTTTTTAGATACAGGGTCGAAATCCTGATCAGACGCAATATGAACAGGATTGAACATTTCGATTGTTTTTGTAATTTGAAACCCGACAAAGTTATTATACGATTCCAATTGGTGTCGTACAAATCTTTCTAGGTGTTGGCCCTTGAAATATGATTCAATAATACTCCATGGGGTTTCGATATATTGATCATTTTCGATATCAAATAAATTTTCGCTAGTGGTACTCATTGTGGTTGCTTCGTTCTCTTTATTATGCGATATCATTTCCGGCTATTTTATATCTCAATTTATTTTTAAATAGTTTTATTAATATATACATATATGCTGCGGCCTTTGCTAATTGTCTTTTATTTTATTAATCGTGTTTTAGTTTGCGTTGTTTTGTCTAAGAATTTAATGTTCAATGACGTAAATGATATAAAATGAATTATATAATATTATATAATAGAATACAAAATGTTAAATAGAAGGCGCAAAAATCAAATTATGGATCCTAAGAGGGTGGTTACATATAATAAATTTTTGAGCACGCTTGATCAAATACCAATTGCTATTCCTGATTTATCCGGAAACGTGACCCCTCCTCCAGGTTTAACAAGCGATGATGACATGAAGCAGGAAATAGATAAACTAATTAGTCGAATTCAAGAAACATTCAGCACGAACAATTATACAGTACCCACGTTTACTGGGCAGAATTCAACCGATGATGCTTATATTAATAGAGCTGACCCGAATTATTACAATGATGTTATAGATCACAAATATTTCTTATTTTATACTCCTACTAGACAATCCGGTCCGCCACCTCTTATGCCAGCATTTATTCCTTCATTTATGCCCTCGTTTATGCCGTCTAAGCCCATGTCTCCTATTGGGACACCGTCCAAGTCTAAAACCGACCCACCTACCAATTCAACTGAAATTCGCGAGACGATTAACATCGAGACTGAGGTCAATACAATTGCCGATATTTTAGAATTGATCGATAAATATCCATTAGACCCTGCTATCAAATATAATATTAATATGAAGGCGCTACACGACATTAAGGAGCCGCTGAAAGAAATTAATTGTATGATTGGTATGAAGGACATTAAGAATAACATTGTTGATCAAATCTTATATTTTGTCCAAGACCTGCATAAAAACAAAAACAACAGTGGAGATTTTTTACATACTGTCATTTACGGTCCGCCTGGTACAGGTAAAACAGAAATGGCAAAGTTGATGGGTAAAATATACAGCAATATTGGTATTTTGTCCAAAGGCACGTTTAAAAAGGTTACAAGAAGCGATTTAATTGCGGGGTATTTGGGGCAGACCGCTATCAAAACCCGCGACGTAATTAAAGAAGCAATTGGTGGTGTTTTATTCATAGATGAGGCATATGCGCTGGGTAATCCCGAGAAGAAGGATAGTTTTGCGAAAGAATGCATAGATACATTATGTGAGGCATTAAGCGATAACAAGGATAATTTGATGGTTATTATTGCGGGGTATGAAGCGGAATTGAGAGAGAGTTTTTTTAATTTTAATCCGGGACTTGATTCTAGATTTACGTGGCGTTTTAAAACGGACGAATATACTGGAGAGGATTTATACAATATATTTTTAAAGAAGGTCTCTGATATTGATTGGAAAATAGAAGAGAACTCTAAGATAACGTGCGAGTGGTTTAAAAAAAATAAGGAGTATTTCCCGTTCTATGGTCGGGACGTTGAAGCCATTCTAGCCAAAACAAAAATAGCTCATAGTAGAAGGGTTTTTTGTAAGCCCGACGATGACAAAAAAAGGCTCACATTGAAGGATTTAGATGCTGGGTTTGCGGTATATTTGCGTAATGACGACGTTAAGAATAGAAAAAATGAAGCAGAAATGAAAAAGTTATTGTATAATACATTATATTCGTAATCAATAGTTATATTTCGTATATTTTTATTTGTTAGTATAATAAATGACAAATAAAACAATCTCAATAAATCCAACTTTATTTTCTATGGGCGGTTCAAAAACGAAGAAAAATAAGGATAAAAAACAAAAGGCGGTTGTAACTCCGTTAATCTCTCCCAATGTTTTAAAAAACAAATTATTAAAAAGAATTAAAGAACATAAGCAGCGCGAAACAGAAAATTTAGAGAATAATAAAAAGGGGGGCAATAAGTCAGCTGAGGCCTCCACATTAAGCATTCCAACAACAAATTCCTTTTCGGATGAGTTTAGCGACTCTTTAAACTATTTACAAACACTGACGGAGGATAAAAAACAGAAGGAGCACAAAGCAAGCAGCGATATACAGCAGCAACGCCGCAAGGAGAAGTTAGAGAGAAGTACTGTGAAAAATTATCATTCCATGTCCTCCGACCATCAAGGCATTAATATTGAATTACCCGAGGAATTAAGTCATCCGCTAATGCGTGTCAATACGGAATTACTTGCCGCAAGCGGTGCTCCGGTTGTTTTAAGAGACAACGTTCCATATGGTATATTAAAGGGTGGCCAAAAACCCACTTATAAAGATTGGAGACAAACTCAGCGAAATAATATTGTGACCAACCCAAACTTAGCATTAACAATAGAAGGCGCGGGCATTAATCGAGAGAAGAATGAAAGAGAGAATCGTTTGAATATTTTGCGTGAAAAAATGAAGCAAAAGCAAGTAGACGAGTCTCAAAATTTAATACATAATAAAAATAATGCCGTTATTGTCACAGAATCTACACAAAATCATATACCAATACAAATACCAATACCAATACAAATACAACCGCCAATACAAGTACCAATACAAGCGCCAGCGCCAGTACAAATGTCCGTGCCAAATGAGCGGATTATTGCAACAAAAAGGATAACAACAAAAACAACCAAAAGAAAATACACGCTTGGTAAATCAAAACTGCGTAAAACGGTCGCCGTCCTTATTAAAGATCGCGGAACGCGTAAAAGGGTTTTAGCTGCCCAAAAAGACCTGAAAAGAAAATCGATAAATGACATTAAAACATATTTGAGAGACCACAATTTGATTAAGATAGGTAGCAACGCGCCGAATGAGGTTATAAGAAAGTTATATGAATCCGCAATGTTGGCAGGTGAAATAATGAATAGCAACGCAGACACATTATTACATAATTTTTCTAAGAATGACAAGGAATTATAGATATGCCTGTATTTTTAATATATCTCTATTTTAGTATGGACGACATTAAAGACCGATTGGGGGATTATAAATATAACTTTTTTACCACTCTACAAAACTACATTGATTCAGAATTGCTTTTTTTTGGCAGCATTAAACGATTTGATTTTTTCCCGAATTCTAGCGATATTGACATTATAATAATTACTGATAATGTAGATGAAATGATAAAAAAGGTGCGTGATTATTTACAACTAAACAAAACGGAAATTAAAAAGATTTATCAACGATTCTCAAAGAATTCTGGCGGTGTAATTACTGGATATAAAATTAAGTATAACGATCCGACCAATGATTGTGCGTTTGACCTACTTATTTATGATGAAAAGTACCGTGAAGTTGTCACACAAAATATTAATGATATTAACAACATGGCACCCTATATGGTTGCGGTTTTATATATAATTAAATATGTATATTATAGATTGGGGCTCATAACAAACTCAATGTATCTATATTTAAAAAATGCTTTATTTCACATGTATTTTACAGGGACATTATTATACAAAAAAGAGTTTTCTCAAACTATTATAGTAGACAATAGTTGAAGTCTTTGTGTTAACGTTTGATTTTGTGATAATTTATGATAATTTTATTATATTATTATAAATTAATGGAGACAACAAAAAATAAATTAACGCCGTATGAACAGTCATTTTTTGATAAGCTGCGAAATTATATAGAAAAGCCAATTTATTTTTACGGAAGTATTCAGCGCGACGATTATTTCCCACAAATGAGCGATATTGATATTGACATATTTTCAGATAACGAACATAGCACAGTTATTTTGCTACAAAACTATCTCAACATGTCGAGCACCGATTTTAAAAAATCAATTTATAAGTTGGACAGGACGAATTCAGTAGTTCCAGGGTACAAGAGTAAATATATCGACGAGACGAATAAGCTAACAGTTGAAATCTCGGTTTACAATGAAAAATACAAGGAGGATATTTTGGTTGAACACCGTAGTAAACTCTCCTTTCCGCTTCACATTACCATCATTCTCATTTTATTAAAAATTCTTCATTATAGCTTGGGCATTTTACCCATCTATTATTATAGTAAGTATAAAAAGTTGTTAACGAATATGTGTTATGACAATAACAAGTCTGAATTTGTCGTCCTAGATATGTAGATGAATCCTATTTCTATATTATAAATAAAATTCAATTAGAGAGATGGTGTTATAAAATATAATGGCTCTTATTAAGGAGTATTTTGAATTAACAAAGCGATATCAGGACGAATATGGAGAGAATACAATATTATTAATGCAGGTTGGTTCATTCTTTGAAGTATATGGAATTAACAGCGAAAAGGCCGAAACTATTATAGGGAGCAGGATTGTAGATTTTTCCCAGATTTGTGAACTGAATGTTGTTGAAAAAAATACATGTGTCGGGACTGATAATGTAGTCATGGCCGGATTTAAAGATATTCAAATTGAAAAATATATAAAAAAAATACAGGACGCAGGGTTTACAGCCGTTGTATATGCTCAAGATGAGGCAGCAAAAAATACGACGCGAAGCTTGGCAGGCATATTCTCTCCTGGAACGTATTTTCACACCGAGACGCAAGTGCTTTCTAATTCGATTACGTGTATATGGATTGATTTAATTGAAAACAAAACGTTTATGAAGGGAAAATTTGTCGTGGTTGGTGTCGCGAATATTGATATTTACACAGGGAAGACAAATATCTTTCAATTTAAGGAGACGTATTTAAATAATCCCACTACATATGACGAGTTAGAGCGTTTCATATCGATTTATAATCCAAGTGAAACAATTTTGATTCATAATTTACAGGGAGAGAATGAGATTGATTATGTAATCAATTATGCGGGTATAAATAGTAGTTTAATCCATAAAATAAGCGTGGTAAACGATAAGACTGCCAAAATGACGGCGGTAAAGAACTGTGAGAAACAGCCATATCAAAAGGAAATTCTCTCCAAGTTCTATGCGTTTGCTCATTTTGATACATTTATTCAGAATTTCAACGAAAATTATATTGCTACGCAGGCGTTTTGTTTTCTCCTTGATTTTGTTTATCAGCATAATCCGCATCTAGTGTCTAAAATTTCCGAGCCTGTATTCGAAAATTCGGCGTCAAAGTTATCACTTGCGAACCATTCTCTCAAGCAATTAAATATCATCAATGACGGGAATGTGAAGGCGAGTAAGTATTCGTGTGTGTCTCAATTGTTGAATGACTGTCTTACGCCAATGGGTAAACGCAAATTTCTATATAATATTCTAAATCCTATATGTGATGAAACTATTTTGCAGCGCGAATATGATATTACCGAACATTTTCTAGGTGAGTTTAACAATTATAATAGTTTTTTAAAGACAAACCTATCATTGATCAAGGATATTTCAAAATGGGAGAGACAAATTGTATTGAAAAAAATCTCCCCTAGGGCATTCGCAACTTTATACAGTAATATTTTAACCGCTAAAGCCATATATGAAAAGATAGAAGGCGATGTTAAAATTGTAGAGTATTTATCCTGCTTTGACCCCAATGTCGGCGATATTAAAAAATATTGCGACGAAACATCTCAGTTTATTTATAATAATATTGATTTAACCGAGGCCATTCATATTGATCAGCTACAGAATTTCGAGATGAATTTTATAAAGCGCAGTATAGACGATGAACTGGATAAAAAAACACAGACACTACAAGAATCAGAGTACAAACTTAATGCCATCTCAAACTATTTAAGCTCGTTAATTGAAAACAAGGAGAAGAAGAGCGGCAAATCTAATGATTACGTAAAAATCCATGAAACCGACAAGAATAACTTCAGTTTGGTTTCAACAAGTAGGCGATGTAAATTGTTGATAGACGCTCTTCCGTCAGAAGAAACCGTTGTTCAACTAGAATACGATCCAACGTTCAATAAAAAGTTCGATTTTAAAGTTTCAAAGAAGCAGTTTGTATTTGAAAAACAAAGCGCAACGAACAATTTTATTTTAGACGTGCAAATACAAGGGCTGTGTAAAAGTATTTCGAAAATAAAGGTTTCGTTGAAAGATCTGATTACAAGCGTTTATAATAAATTCGTTGTTAATTTTGAGCAATACCAGGCCAAACTAGAGAGCATTATAAACTTTATAACACTTATAGATGTTGTACACACGAAATCGGCAATAGCCCAAAAATATAAATACTGTAAACCGAATATTGTCAAATCTGACAAGTCATTTGTAGAAGCAAAACAGCTGAGACATTGTTTGATTGAACATTTTCAAACGAACGAGATATATGTAACGAATGATATCGATCTAGGGCATAACAATACAGATGGTATTTTACTGTATGGTACAAATGCTGTCGGGAAAACCACAATTATAAGGGCTCTTGGAATTTCCGTTATAATGGCTCAGGCGGGATTATATGTGCCGTGTGCGGAGTTTAATTATATGCCATATAAGTATATTTTTACGCGCATCGTGGGAAACGACAATATTTTTAAGGGCCTGTCAACATTTGCGGTTGAAATGTCGGAGCTCCGTACTATATTACGTCTTGGCGATGAGAATAGTTTGATTCTTGGCGACGAATTATGCTCTGGGACAGAAACGCTCAGTGCGATTAGTATATTTGTAGCAGGAATACAGAAACTACATAAATGTAGGAGTAGTTTTATATTTGCTACACATTTACACGAAATCGTTGGCTATGACGAGATTAACGGTTTAGAAAGTGTTAAATTGAAACACATGTCGGTCGTGTATGATAAGGAACGAGATATGTTGGTATATGATCGAAAGCTGAGAGATGGTCCCGGAAATAGTATGTATGGGCTAGAGGTGTGTAAATCGCTCGGCTTACCACAGGAATTTCTAGATGCTGCGTATGAAATTAGAATGAAGTATCATCCAGAGGGTGCGAGTATTCTCGCATTAAAAACGTCGCGGTATAATTCTAAAAAGTTGGTTGGAACATGTGAAAAATGTGGAACCAATATGGGAACAGAAGTACATCATCTACAATATCAACGAGACGCAGACGATAATGGTGTTATTAGTAATCCGGATGGTGTTGTTCACAAAAATAATTTAGCCAATTTGCTAACAATATGCGAGGCGTGTCATGACGGCATTCATAAAAAAAACACCAAATTAAAAAAGGTAAAAACGACGAAAGGAACTGAGTTGCGCGAAATTTAAAATATCGTAAATATGTATAATATGTCCTACGCCTACGATCAAATCACTCCGGTTTATAGCCCAATTTCTGCGAGAGGGGGTAAAAGACGTTCGCGTACTCAGGCGCGCCGTACACGCAAACCCAAGCGTTCAAACAAATCCAGAACCAGAAGAAGAAGAACCCGTTAAATTATAATTTCTATTAAATTATTATGATTTAACAAACACCACCTTATTTTCTTGCTCTACGCTTGTAACTTTTACCGCCCGCGAGCGATCGACTTCTCATGGTTCTTGCTTTCACGCCTTTAGCCACCTTCTTCACACCCTTAATTCCTAAATCAAACCCGGTTGCCATTGTGCCGTAAACAGCGGACACACCCTTTTCTACGATGGGGATAGACTTTTTGATTGCACCTTTAGTAGCCATGCCCACGGTCTTTAATCCGTTGTCAACAACAGGAAGGGCTCTAGATGTTGTTTTTTTTAAGGTTTTTATAACACTTCTTACGTTTCTACGCGATTTTGCCATTATAAAATATACATATAAAATATTTATTAGTAATATAATATAAAATGGATTTGAAATATGTTCTTAAGGTCTTTATAGCTATATTCCTAATAATGGCATTTCTTATATTTATTCAATCCATGGGGAAGACTTTAAACGATCCTCCACAAACAAAGAAATTGATAGAAGTTGTTACTATTGAAGGTTTAACCGCACCGGATACTTCTATCATAGTTGACAAAAGTGCTGCGTTTTGCGAGACACATCGCGGATCAAGTGGTGCTTTAGATGAATCATGTAAAAAACTTACAAAGAATAATTGTAACTCTACCTCTTGCTGCGTTTTTACGAGTGACGATAAATGTCTAGCGGGTGGCGCGCAAGGCCCGACATTTAATTCTGATTCAAATGGTAAGACGAAACCGCTCGATTATTATTACTTTCAAGGAAAGTGCTACGGCAATAACTGCCCTAAAGTTGCTTAATTGTGATGCCAGAATCGAGCGCCAACTCTTGAACAAATCGGTTATTCTTATAATCGTTCAAATATACAACCTCTTTTATGCCGCACGCCGCGATGGACCTAAAACAATGAACGCAGGGATAATGAGTTACATATATTTTAGAGAATTCCAATGAAACGCCTCGTTTTGCGCAGTCCGAAAGCGCATTTACTTCACTATGAACTATAGACTGCTCGTGATCATCCTCAATGCGACTTATATGTGGGGCGCCGGGTATATATCCATTATAGCCCATTGAAATTAGCCGATTATTTTTAACAATTACAGACCCAACTTTAAGTCGCGCGCATGGAGACCTACATGATGCTAAGACCGCAATAGACATGAAATATTCATCCCAATCAATTCTCTCTGTATTCTCAGCAGCAAAATTACTTATTTTTGAAAGCATGTTATAGTTATAAAGGACAACGTATTTAAATTTGTATTATTCATATTAAAAATAAAATTGAATTAAATAAAAATAAATATAAGAATAATATAATTTAGTTATATAAGAGATGATAATCCCGATTAAGTGCTTCACGTGTGGTATGGTAATTGCTGATAAATATCGTTACTATCAGGAACAAGTGCGTAAGAAGAAAATGGCAAAGAGAGGTAACGGCGAATCTATTGACGTTGACAAGGTTCTCTATTTAACAAAGGAATTTGTCGAGAAGACCCCCGAGGGCGAAGTATTAGATGAATTAAATATGAAAAAAATGTGTTGTCGCAGACATTTCTTAACACATGTCGATATCGAATAATTTCTAGGTATATATAAATGGCTAAAAATTCTTCTAAAAAACACCAAAGACTTTATAGAATGAAGGGGTGTTCCAAAAAAACGAAAACCTGTAAAAATTATTTAGGTGGTTCAGCCGATGTAAATTTAGCGTACCCGGCGACCGATGTAAAGTTTGCGCCAAACCCTTTTTTGGCTTATACCGGCAAGGGAGGTGCTTTAGAAGATATTACAAATAATGTGGAGCATAAAGCATTTCCCAATCAGGGTCCGCCGCCAGGTGGGTTTAATTTTATAAATTCACAACCTCAGAGAGGGGGTGGGTGCGGTTGTGGATTACCATTTATGAACGGAGGATGTGGTTCGTGTGGAGGTTCTGTTATGAGCGGAGGAACCTGTGCGTCATGTACAGCACCTCTTATGAGCGGTGGCGTCAAACACCGTTCCGGTTGCAAATGTAGCTCGTGTAAAGGGAAACAATCGGGCGGAAACCCGGGCATCCCATATCCAAATGGGCTCGCTGGTTCGCCGTGGACCCCTTCTATAAGTGGCTGGCCGGGTGTAGATGGTGTTCAAGGTGGGCGTAATTATTTAGCACCAAATAATTACCATACGGACATTTCTAGACAGATGGTAGATGTTGGAGCAAATCCCCCTTTTACTATTGGCGGTAAAAGAGGCCGAAAAGCAAAAAAAACAAAGAAACAAAGAGGCGGCGCCTTGTCCAATTTTCTTACGCAAGATTTAATAAATCTAGGAAGACAATTTGAATTTGGAATGGGCAGTGCGTATAATGCGCTATCTGGATATGGTGCGCCTACAAATCCTATGCCGTGGAAAGATCAACTACCAAATACCCCAAGTTTAAGCACGATGAGAGCCTCTTCATTATAAGTTTTATTTTCTGTATATAATTTATAATGTCTGATTTTCCTAAGCGATTAAAGGATTTATGTACACCAGCAATGTTGTACTTTGTAATTTCGATGCTTGCGTTGATAGTAGTGCTTTTACAAAATTTAGGCAATTCAAATAGTTATCACGTTGGCTCGTTCTCTTGCCGTGTTCCTAGCACCGCTGCCGTTTTTATTAGCAAATTTATCTATGTGTTATTCTGGACATACATTTTGAATTTGATATGCAAGGATGGTCACGTTGGGTTGTCATGGTTGTTAGTTCTTCTTCCATGGATTCTATTATTTGTTATAATGGGTATCTTAATGTTGAATATGTAAGGCTAATGTTGAGAGAAATCACAAAACAAACAAATTTAGTATATTAAATAAAAATATATAATTATATAATATATGACAACAAAAATTAAAAATGGATTATCTTATGAAAAAGGAGGATGGACATATATTTCAATTAAGGGTGCGCCTAAGGAGAGAGGATACGCATATGGGTATCTTTGCGCAGAAGGATTCAAGGAAATCCAAAAAACGTTAAAATTTTTAATGCCCGAAGCATATGGAATGGATTGGGAGTATTTTATTACGGAAATCGCTAATGATTTTAAGGAAATGACGATTCGCGACTTTAAAGAATTCTATGAAGAGATGGACGGAATCGCTGACGGGTGTAATGCGAATGGGTGTAAAACGTCGATTGATGAAATTATCGCCTGGAATTTTTATTGTTCGATTCCTTATTGGTATTCAACAAAATCCCAATCTCGCGTTGGGAAAGAAGGTGGATCTAGCGACAGATGTAGCGCATTTATGGCTGTAGGTGATTGGACTGAAGACGGTAAAATCGTATGTGCGCATAACTCGTTTACGGATTTTATTGATGGACAATTTTCAAATGTCGTATTGGATTTAAATCCTGATAAGGGGCATCGTTTTATTATGCAAACGTCGCCTTGTTGGATTTGGAGTGGGACAGATTTCTTTGTTACTGATAACGGCATTATCGGAACAGAAACTACCATCGGCGGGTTTATTCCGTATGAGAGGCGTTTCCCAGTCGGCTACAGAATACGTCAGGCGATGCAATATGGCGATTCATTAGACGACTACTGTAAAATATTGCTTCATGAAAACTCTGGCGATTATGCGAATTCATGGTTATTCGGCGACACAAATTCCAACGAAATTCTTCGAATCGAATTGGGACTTAAGTATCACAATATAGAGCGAACCAAAAATGGTTTCTTTATTGGATTTAATGCGCCATATGACGAAAGAATACGTAATATTGAGGTACAAAACTCCGGTTTTTATGACGTTAGAAGGCACCAGGGCGCTAGACAGGTTCGACTAGCGGATCTTATGGACAAGCACAAGGGGAAATTAAATATTGAAATAGCAAAGGAAATCATTGCTGATCATTATGACGTTTATTTATTGAAGGAGGACAATCCATGCTCTAGAACGGTTTGTTCTCACTACGACCTGGATGCTAGAGAGTACATGTCCGAAACAGGGCGCCCGAAACCATTTTCGCCTCGTGGCGCGGTTGATGGAATTGTTTGTGATACCACGCTAGCGAAGAACATGAGTTTTGTTGGACGTTTTGGTAACTCTTGTGGAATACCATTTTTTAAGGAGGAGTTTTTTAAGAAACATCGTCAGTGGGAGAAATTTCGCCCCTATGTGAATGATAGACCCACCCAACCGTGGATAGAATTCGGCATTACAAATATGAAAAAGAAATTTAGATTTACCAAGCGCAATCGAGCAGCGAATAAAACTAAAAAAAATCTTAGAGCGCGCGATTAAGAATATAACTCTCGGACATTTTCTATTAGATTGACTGTTTTCAAGTTTTTTGGATTATAAGTAGGTTTATAATACATTTTGGGATTTTTTATTATTTCAACTAATAATAATATATCTGCATTAACATCGCCGGATAATTTTGGTATATGATCAAAATAGCTATCAATATTTTTACATCCAAAATAGACTGGCATACAATTATGTAATAGTGGCGTTATAATTTTTTCGGAAAAATAGTGATTACTTTTGAAGTTTTCGATACATACTGAAAATGAATAAGTTTCATATGGCTCAGCGTCGTTGAACGAACCCTTAATCCGCCCATACGAATAATTTTTGCTTCCGTGTCCATATATATCTATCGGCAGCTTTAGTTTAATTATTTGTTCGATTAATTGATGACGATATTTGTGACCAGGAGCAATTTTTTTGTCACTGACAACAATTGACATTAGGTTTGGTTTGTATGTTATTTCTTTGGGAGGCCTTGAATGCCACATATACCCAAAATGCTCTACAAATGGTTCAGGGAGACCAAATTTATCTCCAATATAATATTTGCCAATGTGTTTTTGCGCATAATGAACAAATGCGTCGGTTAAACCTAAAAACTGAATTGGCTCAAATGCTAGACCGATAACATTTTTCTTTGGTATTTTCAACTCCGGCATGATTGTATTCAATATAATTGCGTGAGTATAATCATCATTGTCTGTTATGACTACTTGGCGACTGTCGCCATAAAAATCTATTTCATTTGTGTAGTTGATTCTTTCATATATTTCTTTACACTTGTCGCTTGACGCAAAAGGGCAAAATATTTTAATTTTGTACATGGTATAATAAATACAATCTATTTATATTAATATTAAAGTTACAATAAATATAAATAGATTACATTTATTATAATCAAATGAAGGTTCTAACGGCCGTAGTAAATAACCCTATATTTATTGAAATACAATATTATACATTAAAAAAATATATGAAGTGTGATTATGAATTTATTGTATTTAATGATGCAAAAGGGTTTCCTGATTTTACAAACGGAGGTGATGTAAATGTAAAAAATATTATTCAAAAAGTGTGTAATAATTTAAATATTAAATGCATTAATATTCCAAATAATAAACATATTAACGAAGAATCTGCTTGCATAAGATGCGCCGATTCTATGAATTACATGTTAGAATATCAAAAACAAAATCCAGATAAATACTTGATTATTGATAGTGATATGTTTTTAATTGACGATTTTTATTTAAGTGACTATGAGAGTTATGATTGTGCAATTGTTTTACAATCAAGAATGAATAATAAATATAATTATTTTTGGAATGGTTTGGTTTATTTTGACATTAATAAAATGACTGAACTTCAGTTATTAAATTGGAATTTAAATGGTTTTGATGTAGGAGGCATGATGACATATTGGTTAAATAATAAAACAAAATCATTACCTATAACAGATGAGCTTAGATGGGGGAGTAAAGATTTTAATAAGGATAATATTTACTATATAAGACATTTATATAGCGGGACGTGGGACGACAGCGAAATGCCCGAATGTGTAAGAAAAAATCCAAAATTAATTGAGTTTATAAAAAATGATGTTAGAAATCAAAATAATAAGTATTATTGTGAAATATATGATAAAAAATTTTTACATTACAGAGGCGGAGGTAATTGGGAAAGAAGAAATATGAGATTACATGTAAGTTTGACATTACAATTAAGAGATTCATTATTGGATTAAATAATATATAATAATTACATTTTAAAAAAATATGACTATAATAATATATATATGGACAAAGGAGCCGATAAAGAAAGTATATCTTGGAAAGTAATAGATAAATATTTTAAAGACAACCCGTCAAATCTTGTTTCGCATCATTTAGAATCATATAACGATTTTTTTCAACGAGGCCTTAGACGTATCTTTCATGAAAACAATCCTATTAGATTCATTGAGAGAGAAGACGAGAGAAGTGACCTTGGAAAAAGAAACGAGTGCCATCTTTATTTAGGTGGTAAAGACGGTTCAAAGATTTATTATGGAAAACCGGTCATTTATGATGATCATAGCGCCCATTATATGTTTCCGAATGATGCTCGATTGCGAAATATGACATACGGAATAACTATTCATTATGACGTAGAAGTTGACTTTACTTATTACGTTGGCACAGAGAAAAAAGAACATACAACAATATTGCCCAAAATATACCTAGGGCGTTTCCCAATTATGCTTCAATCGAATTTGTGCATTTTAAACACCTTAAGCAAGGACGTCAGATTTAATATGGGCGAATGTCGTAACGACTATGGAGGTTACTTTATTATTGACGGCAAAGAAAAGGTTATTATTTCACAGGAAAAGTTTGCCGACAATATGCTTTATATTAGAGTGAATAAAGATGACAACATTTATAGTCACTCCGCAGAAATACGTTCTGTTTCAGAAGATACCTCAAAACCTATTAGAACCGCGTCAGTAAAGATTATTGCTCCATCTCCGTCTTTGAGTAATAACCAGATTGTGGTTTCGGTCCCCAACGTAAAAAAACCAGTTCCACTTTTTATTCTAATGCGTGCGCTAGGAGTTATATCTGACAAGGATATTATTAGAACTTGTTTATTGAACACATTAAACGACGAAGATGCGAATAACAAGAACCCTTATATTGATTTGTTTATACCATCTGTTCACGACGCCAATAAATTTTTCAATCAACAAAATGCGTTGGAGTATATTGCGGAATTGACAAAAAGAGGCACTGTATCTGGTGTTATAGAAATTCTCTCTGATTATTTCTTGCCACATATTGGCGAGATGAACTTTTTGGATAAGGCATATTTTGTCGGCTACATGGTTTCCCGTTTATTAAAGGTATACATTAAGGAAGAAAAGCCCACCGATCGCGACAATTTTAGATTTAAAAGAGTGGAGCTTTCAGGCGCCCTTATTAACGATTTATTCAGAGAGTATTATTTAATTCAAAAGAAGGATATTACTCGTAAGATAGACGAAGAATACTATTATCACAAGGGCGAATATAAGGACGACGAGACCTTGTCTCGTAAGGAAAAGAAACAGATTAAAACAAAGGGGCAAAAAGAAACTAACAAATATCAAGACAATTTTGTTGGGCTGATTGAGGCCAATTTCAAGACATTCTTCAAGGATAGACTTGTAGAGCAAGGGTTTAGAAAGGCTTTCAAGGGTAACTGGGGATCAGAAGCGCACACAAAGCGAGTTGGTGCTGTTCAAGATTTAAATCGTTTAAGTTGGAACACCTTTATTTCACATTTGCGTAAGATCAATTTACCGCTTGACGCTAGTGCAAAAGTGGTTGGCCCGCGTCTATTAAATTCTTCTCAGTGGGGGTATATTGACCCAATAGATACGCCTGATGGCGGCAATATCGGTCTACATAAACACATGGCAATTAGCGCCTATATTACTAGTGCATCGTCTAGCCATCCAATCATTAAATGGCTTAGAATGAATACACCAATGCGTATTTTACTAGAATGTTCCCCCGAACAATTAGGCGCATGTTCCAAGGTGTTTGTGAACGGAAATTGGATAGGAATTATCGACACGCCCGTTGAAACCGTAAATCTGCTCAAATTATATCGCCGCAACGGAATTATTTCCGCATATACAAGTATATCGTTTGACTATCAACGCAACGAATTGTACATTTATAGTGACGCCGGACGATTGACTAGACCGGTTTATTATATAGACGACCGTAAAGCGAGTTATGACAGAAAGGAAATAAAGGATCTGTTACAGAGTGGTAGTATTACATGGGAGCAAGTAATCTCCGGCACTATGAAGAAATCAGATGATAATTTTAAAACAAAAAATAATAAAATTTATGACATGTTAGAGTTATATAAGGAGATTGGCAATGATAAAAGGCATATTTTCCAATCGCTGGAAAAGAATAAATCCATCGTAGATTATATCGATACGTCTGAAGAAGAGACGGCTTTAATTGCTACCACTGTGGATGACTTGGCGAAATCAAAGTGGTATACTCATATGGAAATAGACCCATCTTTGATTTTGGGTGTAATGGGTAATATGATTATCTACCCTGAACATAACCCAGTTACCCGTAACTCCTTCTCTTGTGGGCAGAGTAAGCAGGCCGTTTCAGTTTACCATTCAAACTATCAAATGCGTATAGATAAAATGGGAGTTATATTGAATTATGGTCAGACTCCGTTGATTAAATCTAGATATTTAGAATATTTTACCCAAGAGGAGCAACCATACGGCGTGAATGCGATTGTTGCGATTATGTGTTATACTGGTTATAATGTAGAGGACGCGATTCTCATCAATGAAGGTGCGGTTAAGCGTGGTATTTTTAGAACGACATATTATTCTTCTTATGAAACGAGAGAAGAAAGTTCCAAGATTAACGGAATGAACAATTCCAAATTTGCGAATATTGAAAAAAATAATGTTATGGGCAAAAAACGCGGTCACGATTATAGCTTTTTGGATGACCATGGTCTCATTCGCGAGAATACTGAATTGAATGACAAAATAATTCTTATTGGTAAAATTAACTCGTCCATGAATAATAAGGATGTTTGGACCGATGATTCCGTTAAAACCAAGAAAGGTCAGATGGGGTTTGTAGATAAAGCATTTATTACACACGGTGAAGAGGGGTTTAATGTGGCCAAAGTAAGAGTACGCGAAGAACGCTTGCCTGCAATCGGTGACAAAATGGCTTCGCGCGCCGGACAAAAAGGAACACTAGGTCTCATTATTCCCGAAGAGGATATGCCTTTTACAGAGGATGGAATACGTCCCGATTTAATTATTAACCCACATGCGATTCCATCTCGTATGACAATCGGGCAAATTGTGGAGAGTTTGTTTGGAAAAGTCTGCACGAGTTATGGAGCATTTGGTGACTGCACTGCCTTCCAAGTAAAAGGTCCGAATTATTCAACCTATGCGCCGCTTCTTGTTAACGCCGGTTTTCACTCATCAGGTAATCAAGTGTTATATAATGGCATGTCCGGGCAGCAATTAGCAGCAGATATTTACATTGGTCCGACATATTATATGCGTTTAAAGCATATGGTTAAAGACAAGATCAATTATCGTGCTCGTGGCCCGAATACAGTTTTGACTAGACAGCCTGTTCAAGGTCGCGCGAATGACGGTGGTCTACGTATTGGAGAGATGGAACGTGATGGTGTATTGGCCCACGGAATGTCCTATTTCTTAAACGAATCGTTCATGGTAAGAGGTGAAAAACAAGATTACTTTATTGCGGTTTGTAACAAAACCGGCGCAATTGCCATTTACAATGAATCTAAAAATCTGTTTTTGAGCCCGTGCGCAGATGGACCCATTAAATTTAATACAAATCCTGACGGAACACAGAGCATTATGAACTTAAGTAGATTCGGTCGATCATTTAGTATTTTAAGGGTCCCGTATGCGTTTAAGTTGTTAATTCACGAACTACAGATTATGAACGTGCAGATGCGAATTATCACGGAAGAGAATGTGGATCAGCTTTTGAGCATGACCTTTTCTAATAATATTAATAAATTGATGAAAAGTGATGCTGACACAGCTGCGATTATTTCAGAGATTAATTCAAGTGTCGATAGAATTGTCCGCGAGGTTCCGAAAGGATTGGCAAATGTAGAAGCGAATGTTATACCAGAGCCAGCCCAAGTAATAACTCCTGACACGCCTGTATCGGCACCAGGTTCGCCTGCTTACAACCCTAATACACCGGATTCAATTCCTGGTTCACCTGTTTACAACCCTAATACACCGGATTTTCCTCCTTCTCCTACACAAGTAACCGACATACGCTACACATCTCAAGGTTCGCCTGCTTATGCTCCTGGCTCGCCTGCTTATAATCCTAATACACCAGATTCAATTCCCTACGCACCAGGCTCACCAGTAAATTCATCAAATACAATCCCTTATGCGCCCGGATCACCGAGTTCTGCTACTCCACAACCTCCTTCAACTCCTTCGCCAAATTTTTATGAAACAACAGTGGCGAGTGACGGGAAAACAGCAGTTCAGCCAAAATATAATTTCCCTGGCGATTTAAATTATTATTACTTGAATTTGCCCAAGGAGGAAAAAATCAAAATAGAAAACTACACGAACGAGGAAAAAATTGATTATTTGAACAAAATAAAGGCGAATAAACGCGGAGGTTCTACACCAACCATTTTAGACGTTGCTACTCAAATAGAACTAGCACCTGCCGTATCTAAATCTGTTGATACCTCATCTGAAAATAATATATCAGATGCTCCAGGCGGAACTAGGAAAATAATATTATAAATAAAAATGAAATAAAATAATTCAATATGTTTATATTATAGATACAAGAATGGCAAGCCAAAGCTCAATTATTCCGATTTCCCACCTATTTAATTCTAGAAAAAATATCTTAGAATTAATGGGCAGACAGGGTTACAATGTAGACGAGTATGCGAATTTTAGCATAAATGAGGTGCATTCTATGAAACAAAATAATCAGCTGGATATGCTTTTAGAAACAAGAGACGAGGTTGTTACACCTGAGAATCCTAAGAAAAAAATGTACATTCGCTATTATTTGAATGCTAGACCGGCCCCCAAAAATATTCAAGAAATGATTGATGATTTGTTTGTGTTGACAGAAACACTTAAGAAGACGGATGCGTTGTTTATAATTATTAAGGATGATCCGAATGAAACCTTAATTAACGAACTCAAGCATATTTGGGAAAGTGAGGGTGTTTTCATCGTGGTTGAAAGCATCAAGCGTCTTCAATTTAATATATTAGAACATCAATTGGTTCCGCCACATCGTGTCATGTTTGAATCAGAGGTGATTAACGTTATGAAAAAATACAATATAGTTGAAAAGACTCAGTTCCCAGATATTTCAAGATTCGACCCAGTAGCGCGAGTAATTGGATTGAGACCGGGTCAAGTTTGCCATATTACAAGACCAAGTAAAACGGCAATTGAAGCGAATTATTATAGAATTTGTATTTAAAATGCGCGTTGATCTAAACTTATGAAAATATAAAAAATAAAATAGAAATAATTTATAAATGGAGTTTGTCGGTCCTTTAGATTCGGGGTTCACGATTTATAGTAAGAGTGGATGTGTAAATTGTTCAAAAGTAAAAAAATTACTAGAAGAGAACCGTGTAACTTGTGATATAATAGATTGTGATGATTATCTAATCGAAGATAAACCTCGTTTTTTACTTTTTATAAATAAGTTGGCAGGTGTAAATGTGAAGACCTTCCCGATTGTGTTTAATAATGGAACATTTCTGGGTAGTTACAATGAAACAAAGGACTATGTTGATAAAATGAATTGTTTCGACGCAAATTTAAACTTTTAATTAATATTTATTTAAAATAATATATATATTAATGGACTCATACACTACAACAGAAATAGAAGACAATTTTCCGGATCCTGACCAATTTAGAGAAAAACTACAAACGCTAGATTCCCAATTGTTACCCATTTTAGCCGATTTCAAAAAATATTACGTGTTTTTTAATATGAATCCCGAATATCCTGAATACCAGCAGATGTTTCAAAATATAAAGGGAAATCTTACTAATTTGAACTCCGAATTATTTATGTTATCAAATAATGTTGAGAGCAACACCGATGGAATTAATAAGAAATTGTTCGAATTGGATGTGTTAATAAGGGAAGAAAAAAGGAAGAACTCAATTTTAAAGAAAAAATTGGGCATTGTCGAGCATAAGAATAACGCCGCATCAGAATTGATTTCAGATTATATGAATATTTATGATATTGATTATTTGCGAAATTGGGGGCTATTTTTTGGCATTATAATTGCTGTAACTGCCATATCGAGGGTTTATAAACCTGTGAGCGCGGCGGTGTAAATATGTCTAACATTTTTCTCGCTCAAATTATAAATTTTAAATATTTTTATATCGTAAATGTTTACCTCATTTATGTCTAATCCAAGAATAATGAACAATCCACTACGTGATTGGTGGCTGAAATCGATGACAGAATCTATCCGAAAAATGACTGATAAACAAGAAGAAGAGAGAAAAAGATTCGACCGCCTTTGTACTACAATGTGTGTTGTTCCGTCAAACCCGGGTGGTCCGGGAAGCCCAGATAATATAATCGCCTGGGGTTTGGGGTTTCTCTCTGTTTCTACTTTACTATACTATTTTTATAAGCGACATTATAAATAAGTTTTCTTGTGATACATATATAGATGAACTTTTCAATTAACGAGGATAAATATAATGGGCCTAAATCTGTTGTATTGGATTTAGAAAGCTTAAATGCCGAATATAGAAATAAGTTGATTGAATATAGACAAGCCGTCGCAAATTATGTGAATTATTTAAAGCAAGATGGCAACTCTGATACTAATGTCGATAAGAGTCCTTGGTGTAAAGAGTTTGTCGCTGCGAACTGGTGTACCTATGACAGTGTGAAAAAGATCATGTCATACTATTGTCCTAACTCGTGTAATAATTTACCCAAGACACAAGAAATGGTTACTATCAAAAATGCGACATACTGGGGGACAGGACCAATTGCTCAGAATAACTCGGCTACCCTTCAAGAATGTACTGCTTCATGCGCAATGACGGATGGGTGCGCTGGCGCAACATTTAATGCGACTGATTCCGCGCAGCCCATGTGCTGGTTAAGAAGCGGCGACACGGATATCACCGGTGGAAAGGATAGTGATTATGCGATTGTTCCAAAAGGAAAACAAATGTTGATGATAGTTCAAAAAATAAACATGCGACTTTCTGAAATTAATCAACAAATTCAAAAAATTACCAAAAACGGCCAAGAAACATATGATTCACAGACCCCAGAACGTAAGACAAATATGGCTGAACTAGCAAGGCAATATATACAGTTAAACGAAGAAAGAGAGAAAATTGACAATTCGATTAATGAATATCAAACGCTGGATCAACAACAGATTCAAGGAGATCTGACAGCAAATAAAAATTATTATTCATTCGTGTTACTTCTTCTTCTAGCCATTATTACGATATTTGTACTATATAAAGTGGGGTTCAGTTTCAATTCGCAACAAAACTCGTCAGTATTATCGGGCGGCGCAAAAAGACTAAAAACTATAATGTCTTTTAGAAATAAATAATATTAATATATATTTTTGTATAACCTTATATTAATATGACAGAAGTATCAAATCTATTTTCAAATTTTAATGATTTAACAAAAAAATCGGTAACAGATTTGTCAACTGATTATAATTCAAAAGGAAGTAATTTGATAGACGCAACACCAGCTTTAAAACAAGGGGAAAAATTTAAAAAATACCAGAAACAGATTACGAAGAGAGTCGAGAAACAAGAAAAATCGCTAGAAGGGTTCCAAGGAAGCTTAAAACAACAAACAAATGATACTATTCACTCAAACGATTTTTCATCACAACAAGAATCAATTGAAAGTCTTCGGATGGATTATAAAAAAACGCTCACAAACTATGAAAACTTGGTTGCGGAAATAAACGGATCCACATCTGGTTACTTGGATAGAATAAACCCCAACAACCCATATTTGAACAAAACAATTCAGTTCCCATCAGGTGAAATTTCTTATGTTACAAATCAAGGGATCGCAAAATATGTGCCCTCGAAAGATATTATGAAGGGCACTTCTATCCCTCAGACCACAATTCCTGTAAATATCCCATGGGACAATTCTTACTCTACGCCGGGAGCCACACTGCCAACAACCCCGCCGCTTCTATCTGGAACCCCACTGAAGATGGGTCAGGGTGTAGGTAATGAAGGTGTCAATGTTTTCGTTAATAAATTGCTTGATAACCCAACTGCTAAATATGAAGGATGTTATACTGACAATCCTGCACAACCGTCCATGACATTTATAGGGGGTACACCACCAACTCAAGATTTAATACGAAATGGTACATTTAGTCAATCAGCCATACAAGGCAATAGTTACCAGTATTTAACTTGGAATACGAGTTTAATTCCTGGTTGGAACTTTAATTGTGTGCTAGTAAATAACTCTACCGCATGGGGATTCCCAATGCCATATCCAAATGGGAACCAATGTGCTTGTATTCAAATGAACCAACAATTGTGGACGAATGTCTGGATAAATCTTAACCCTGGCGTTACTTACACATTAACATTTAGTGCTTGTGGCAGAACCAGTTTCGATGGATCCGGTAAGGCGAACCCTATTAATATTGGTGTAGAAGGTAAAACGTTTTATACATTAAATGCTACTATTGGTAAATGGACTACGTATTCAACAACCTTTATGGTTCAATCCGCAGGAGGTCAAAGATTGTCTTTTATTGGAAATTGGACGACAACTGACCGTTCGACAGCGATACAAAATGTAGTTTTAACTGATGGCGCGCCCAAAGGTGGTTCATATACGTATGATAACTGTAAGGCAGCGGCGGTTGACGCCGGCTATCAGTATTTCGCTCTACAGAATGTAGACAGTTCTTCGTCGAAAGGGTTCTGCGCAGTAAGTAACAGCCAACCGGCCGCAACGCGCCTAGGTAAAAGTTTGGTTCCAAACAAGATATCCGCATTATGGTCTTCAAATACGCAAGGGCAAACTGGAAATTCAGCGATTCTATCAATGAGTGGCGCACTGAGTGTTATTAATTCTAGCGGCGCATCTGTATTTAGCACTCCCAGCAACACCGCAAATCCAGCGAATTATATTGGCTGTTATGCTGATGGACCATGGAGAGCAATCTCGTTATTAAATACGGATGGCTCATTAAGTTCACTGATGGGTGGATCAAAATTTGATAATACAGTTGCTTCGGCAGCAGCATACGCACGAGCAAATAAATACAAATATTTTAGTATTCAAGCGGCAAATACATCTAATGGACGAGGACAAGCTGGATTTTCAAATGATTTGGCACAAGCTACAAGATATGGAAAGGCTTCAAATTGTAATAAAGTAGCAGGAAGCCCTATTATTGTCGGTGGTGGGTGGGCTAATGCGATTTATAGTGCTGACGGTGTAACAAGCAATTATTTCTTGATTCTTCAAGACGACGGAAATATGTGTGTATATAGAGGCACAGGCCCAAATGATAACCAAGGCTTTATATGGGCGTCCGGAACAAACGGAAAGCAATTATCCCCAAACGCACAATACGCAGCGGCCAAGGGCAAGTATGGCAAAAATTGGATGGCAAGTGGCTCCACATTGGCTGCCGGAGATTTTTTAGGTTCTAACAATGGAAATCTGGCATTAATGATGCAATCCGACGGAAACCTTGCGCTATATACTTTTACCATGGTAGACAGCTGTAAGAAAATGTCTGATGGAAATACTGGAGGTGGTGTCAGCGCCAACGCATTATATAACATAGGAACTACAGGTGTCCCATCTTCCATGACTCAAGTGGCATTTGTTGATGAAAATTCGGAGTTACATCAATACCCTTCTAGCAATACTCAATATTCAAATACATATACGAAAATGCCTGGAACGGATAGCCCCGGTGCTGACATTCCAGGAGCCGCATATGGCAATACAAATGTGAATAATTGTGAAACCACTTGTAATAAAAATAATGACTGTGCTGGGTTTGCATTTTCGCAAAATATGTGCTGGCCCAAAACTTCCAAAATGTACCCAAATGCCGCGAGGGTCGCGCAACCAAATGTTGATTTGTATATAAGAGGTAAAACGCCGATCAGTCCGCCATTTGGTGTAACAAACGCGACTAATAATATAGATTCCGTTAGGTACAATAAATATGTTGACGGTGGTGTGATTGGCAAAAATTACGGGTTAGCTAATGCGAATTCGTCGCAAAAAGAACAACTTTCACAACTACAAACTAAATTAGATCAATTAACACTCAAGCTTACTAATTTAACAGGTCGTTTTGGAAATAGCTCATTACAAGCAGAAGCGCAAATTAAAACAAACGAACAAGGTGTCGAAGAATATTTACAAGACCTTGGTAGTAATAATGACAAAATTGCTCATTTCAGCACATCCATTGAAAATATTTTAAGCGACAGTGATATTGTTGTGCTACAAAAAAATTATGACTATTTATTTTGGAGCATCCTAGCAACAGGAACAGTCGTTGTAGCAATGAATGTTGTTAAAAATTAAAAGGTGACAACCATGAATATAATTATCTTCTTATATCTTATATAATTATGTCCGGGCCAAATATCGCGCAAAATAATGAGCAAATACTGAATGACATCCAAACTTTACAAGAAATGGAAAAAAAGTTGTTGAATAATTTAGAAGCAACCGCTGACAAACTAACTCCTCAACAGCAAGAACAAATCGTCGAAAAAATGAATCAGATATCTAATATGCGTATTAATTTATACCAAACATTAAGCGGTGTTAATAATTTTTTTCAAGATGCTCTCTCCTCGTCCATCGGAACTCTACAACAACAAACTGTCGCAATCGATATTATAGAAAATGAGTTGAATCAATCAAAGCGACAATTAGATGTATTAGAAAACGAGAGACAAAATAAAATTCGTCTAGTTGAAATTAATGATTATTACGGAGAAAAGTATGCGGAACATTCTCAATTTATGAAGATAATTATTTTCACGTTGGTTCCCATCATTATTTTAGCCTTTTTATACAATAAGGGACTTTTACCCGAAACTATTTACTATGTTCTGCTCGTAATTGTTTCCGCAATTGGTGCTTTCTTTATGTGGAGACGGTTCGCTTCAATTATAATGCGTGACAACATGAACTATCAAGCATACGATTGGTTCTTTGACCCTAAATCAGCACCATCCGCTTCACCTTCGCAAACAACAAGTGATCCATGGGCGGCACCCGCTGGTTTTGGAACGTGCATTGGCCAAAACTGTTGCTCGACAGGACAAACATGGGACAATAAATTAAATCAATGTGTAGGCTCTTCGTCTGTTAGTTCCGATTCCTCTATTAAGGAGCCTTTTGTAACAGAATCTATGGTTCTAAATGCGCTAACTAAAACACAACCAGACAAATTTAAGGCCGATTATAAAATGGGTAGTAATTACCATGCGCCACAATCAACCAGTTTTATAAATAAATGAAAATAAATTTTGTAGCAAAATCTTAAATTCTTATAATTGTATAATATAGTAAGCAATGAATACGTGTAATGGATCAAACGGCCAGAATTCACAGGATACTCTGAATAAGTTTAATGATTTAATAAGCCAGGCTTCAGAAGCTGTTTTGTGTAACTCAGACTGTAAGCGAGAACGAGAAGCCGAACAACTTAAGCAGAAATATACTAACGCCGAGGCAAATTTAGCTTCGGCTCCCGCACAGGTTTTTACCGCAAATAAAAATTATATTACTTTTACAGAAGGCGAGCCCAAATATCGCGAAATTCGTACCGCCGAATTAGAGGAAAAAGCGAAAAAAATCGCAGACATTTATTCTGAAAATTTTAATGAAGAAGAAGCCCAGCTTAATATTCAAATAGATTCTTATGATGGTCTACTTTTAAACTTTAGAAACGTGGTAGATTTGTTTGAGACCTATAAAAAGGAGAATGCAAAGCTATTTTTAGACCTGAAAGATGAAACGAATGATGTTCTTACAAACGAACGAAAGACATTTTATGAAGACCAACGGATCGATGGGTTAAAGTTTTATTATTACTATATTCTCTTGGCGATTTATATTATTTGTGTTATTTGTTTCGCAGGATTCTCTCTGTTTTATCCATCGCAGAGCACTTTTAAAATGAGAGTTTTCATATTGATTGTGTTAATCGCGCTTCCCTATGTATCATCTTGGATTTTAGGAAACGTCATCTATTTACTATACAAAGCATATGGACTTTTACCAAAAAATGTTTACCGCTAACATATAACAAACACTTATAATTGAAGGTGTAAAAAAATATATATAATTTGTGGTTATATATATTTTCAACTGTGTATTATCAAAACCATATACAAAGATTATTTTTATTTATAATTATAGTTCTTCTAATACAGCAAACTCCTCGTCTGGTTCGAAGAACTGAACGCCATACCATCCCTTCGGTCTTGGCTTACCAAATTTCTTATTCATAAACTCGTGTAGTTCTTCGGCTTTTGGCGCCTTTCTAGAACCTTGTGTTTCTTCATACCACTTCTTGAAGGCAGAGTTTAATCCAGACTTGTTTACAAATTTATTCGGATTATCCGTCAGAACAATCATCTCACTAACAAACGCCGCAATATGATCTTGTCCTCTTCTGTATTTATTAGAAGCATTTTCTACTGTTGCGCAATTCTCAACGACGCCTCCAGTTTCAAATGCTCGCTTAACTAGCATACTCGCAAATACAGGCGCAAGCGCAGGTAACTTATCCTTCAGACTTTTATCTTTTGGGTAAATGTATGGAGTATCATCCATGTATGACTCGCCTTCGTCAATAAACTTTGACAGGAAATCACACTTTCGAATTCTTCTCCAAGTACCATCATCATTGCTTTCAATATCAAACAAGTTATTCGTGCATACAACCAAATTGAACTGAGGCTCGAATATCTCAGACTCGGAATATAATCCTCTGGCTTGGATCGGATCACCACCGGTCAATTCCTTCATGATACCTTCATTCAATTTTACACCCTTTGAGGGCTCTTGCATTACAGCATATCTAACGCCTTTTAACTTGAGGACTTCGTCTGATGTTCCACCGATTTTACCTCTCACGTCAGTAACAAGTGTAATAGGAACTGTTCCCTTGTACTCACCTAGTGTTACCGACATCAAATCAGCCATGATAGATTTACCATTACTACCGCTTCCATGATAAACATTGAATGTCTGATTTTTATTTGCGCCGATTAAACACGAAGCTAAATGGTCATGCATATAACGATTTAAATCTGGAATTGGAAACAACTTAGTCATAAAGGTTTCTATGTCTGTAACAGTCGCCTTAAAATCAGCATTCGACTCGTCATATGGAATATAATTGATTTTAGTCGATTTTGTGATATAATCCTCTGGATATCCCTCTCTGAATTCTTTATTCGCAAAATCAACCACACCATTATTAAAGCACATCAGGTATTTATTGGTGTCCATATTTCGGATAAATTCATCGTCATAGAATATTTCCGCCGCCTCTCGCATAATGTTATTCTTGTCGTTCGTTCGCTTCAATTTAATACTCAAATCTACAATAACCTTCACTCTCTTTTGGAGAAATGCTTTTCGTGTGTCGTCCTCCTGATATTCAAACATCTCTTTTTGCATGCCCTCCACTTTTGACGTTATTAACGCATAGACCTCCTCGGAAATTTTCGAACGTAAACTTAACCCCTTATCTGGCGTCCATCTATTATTTTTAAATTGATACCAAATGCCCTTTTTGTCATAACTTACACAAACATATCTATCTTTATACATTTGTTTCAGAACCATTGCCAAATCATATTCTGTTGCGGTTTCATACGCCCTTTCCAGAAAATATTCGGCCGTAGTGAGTTTAATTTTTTCGTATTCAACAACATTATCTTTTCTAAGCCAATACATAATAGATTTGCGTGTTACCTTTGCTCCACCTTGATTTGCCCTTGTAAACTTCTTCCACATTGCGTGTAAATCTGGAATACTATTGTAATCAAAGTCGGCTGCCTTACTTCTCAACTGAACCCACGACAAGAATAGTCTATCGTCTGTGTGTTTTAAAGCAAACGCTACCTGACGATTTAACAGATGGGATCCTGGAGCGTAATACTTCGAAGGTAGTGCTTGCGTAAATTCGTGGGTTTCTTTCAATTCATATTCATTTGGGGTTAGATTCTTGAGCATTAAATTAACTGCTCTTTCTAGCCCGTCCTTGTCCTTAATATCGCCGATTGAAATGTAGTCGTCGTCGCCGCATTCATCGTCATTATCTATAAGCAAGTTCATTTTAATCTTACTCGACGCCTTCTTCATCTTGGCGGGTTTATTTCCGATTCTCTTGTTATATTCATCAATAATCTTGGGGTTGATTTCAAATTTTGGGTTCTTATCATACTGAACGGATAATTTCGCAAAATCGGTCTTCAAGTCGAACTTGCTAACTTCCTCCTCATCCATTTTAAATTGACCGTCCGTCGGATCAATTGTCATTATATAATGATGCGTTAGTTCGTATGCCTCGTTCCCTGGTTTTCGCGAGCCGAATAGCTGCCAATTTGTCTTCCCTCGACTAATTCCTTCATCTAAAACAGAGTCCCATGTATTTATGAGAGGCAAATCCTGCCAAACACTCGACATCTGTTCGACCATTTTGTCACGAATAAGGGTTTGCATACAATGATCGATCTGCATTCCAATAATCATATGTATCCCATCTTTTGTAAGTGAACCGTCGGCTAACCTATTTACGTTTGGCTTCTCGAAAATAAACACGTCAAACGGTTTATTCGGCTCAATTAAATAACATTCCTTAAGTAGTTCGGAATATTCACATACCATATCACAAATATGTTCTACCGTATGCTGCCGAATGGTTACGTCATGATTATATCTGAAATCAAAATCAACTGCCATAGGACCACCATTTTCTAATTGTCTTTCGGTCAAATATTCTTTGCGCTTTTGAACAAATATACTGTTATAATATAGACCGTAAAACGTGGGGAGTTCGCAGCTTGGAATTATATAAGAACCAGCATAAATATTCTGATCCTTATCCGGAATTCTTGTGTGGGTAGAACTGGATTGCTCGCCTATTTTTTGTTCATTCTTTGCACTATGCTTTGCGAGGAATTCATTTAAATCCTTAAATTGTGATGCTGCCGCCATTTGTGTATTCATTTGTTGATATAATATATCAACATTTTTCTATTTCATTTTTTTATTTAATAATAACCCACTATTGACCCAGCTGATTAATATTATTATTATGTGTGACATTGTTACGAGTATATCGTATAGAATAAACCAGTAGTTTAGGCGTGTATATGTAATAAAGACTGTTTCAAAATATTTTAATAACGATTGAAGAAATAATCTTGTGTTATTATAAGTATTATAATGCCGCTATTCTCGGACGACGCAATAGCCGACTATAGCCGTGACGTATCGACACTGTTAACAAATTATACATTATATAACCAAGAGGCATTTCATATCAAGTATTTCGGCATTACCAGACAGCTTTTTAATAACAGTTCGGAGCGCGAGCCTGTTTTTATGCAGTATCAAACCGACATGAATTTGTTGACCATTAATGGTATGGACAACATCTGTTCTAATTCAGTAAGTCCTTGGTATACCATTAACGCAATTAAGACTGCATTTTCTAGACCGGATACATATGACATATTATTTGCAATTGATAAGAGAATCATGGATGAACTCGAAAATACGGAGAATACATTGAAAAAGAAGATGCGACGGGCGATTGCGGGGGTCATTATTGTTCAAAAGGGCGAATGTAATAGGTCTGGAAAGTCATGGTGTGCCAAAGTAATATGTGTTAGACCAAATACGCTAAGGGGGAGTATACTAATGGGGGCGTGTTTATATTGCATAAAACGATTAGTAAATAACCCATATATTAAGCAAGAGTGTTTATTAGAGCTTGCAGATGGTTATAGTAATTTACCGGCCTTTTATAGTTATACCGCATTGGGATTTTTAAGAGACGACTCCTTGTGGGGCGAAGACTGTTTTAACGCGGAAGGATGTATGCCAATGCGCGCGGATTTAGTTAGGGTTTCCGCGGACGATATTATCAAAAAAGTATTAGGAACAGCGCCACTGTTGAAGTTGAGTGCGGATGAAGACCCTTCTGGATTATGGAATAGAAAATGTGAAGTTGCCAAATATAAAAAAAATGATCCCAACCCGAGTTATGCGGTCCTAAAAGAAATTCAGACAATTAACAATGTATTGCTCGGACTAACCTTATTAAAAAACGCATATAAGCCAGATGTTCCGTCTGAAGTTACGTTGATAGAGCGTTATCGGGGTTCGTGGTTTGGTGTGAAACCTAATGTCTTTATAAGCAGGCAGTTATCAGCAAAATTAACCGCAAAATTGGGCGAATTTGATAGACTCGCTCGCGCACTCCCTGGAGCTGGCTGCTCAATTTCTGGAGGAAGAGGTCGCAAGAAGTCGCGTGGCAAGGGGACGCGTGGCAAGAGTGCCCGCGGTAGAAAAACACGCAGAAGGAAATATTACAATCCGAAATGATATAAATACATTTTCATATAAACATATTATGACTACCAATATCTCAAAAGAGACAATCAATAGATTATTAAAAGATGTAAGACATATAATTAGAAATCCCCTCACAGATAACGGGATATATTATGCGCATGATGACTCGGATCTTTTAAAAGGGTATGCGCTTATTATTGGACCGTCGGACACACCATATTTCGGCGGAAATTATTTTTTTGAGATTGAATACCCTGCGGATTATCCACATAGTCCGCCAAAAGTGAAATATTGCACAAACGGAAACAATGTTCGATTTAACCCGAATTTATATGTATGCGGTAAAGTGTGTGTTTCTCTCTTAAATACATGGCGTGGAGACCAGTGGACATCTTGTCAATCTATATCTACCATGCTCTTGACATTATGCACTTTACTGTGTGAAGACCCGTTGTTAAATGAACCTGGTGTCGATAAGGGGCACAAGGACTGTAAAAGTTACAATGAAATTATTCAGTTTGCGAATGTTGATATTGCCATATGCGATATTATTGATAAAACCCAATCCGTTTGTTTGCCCTTTTTTGAAAATTTTTACCCATTCGTAAAGGAAAACTTTATTAAAAACTATGATAAATTACTAGAATTTGCGCAAAAGAAAAATACTGAACTTGAATCGGCGAAGCACGTTTACAAGACCGGATTTTACAGCATGACAATTAATGTTGATTATAACCTAATCCTTGAAAGATTAAAGATTTCAAGAACAATTGTAGATATTATGTAGCGAGGCGGGTTTACATTTAATATTTAAAAGAAAATTGAAATAAATAAATAAATTAAAGTATAATATATATATCAAAGATGCACTTCTGTACTAACTGCTCCAATATGTATTACATTCGCATTAATAGCGATGACCCGAATAAGCTGGTCTACTATTGTCGCAAATGTGGAAACGAAGACAAGTTGCTCGCCATCGAAAATGTATGTGTATCCAAGACACATATAAAACAATCAGAGCAAACATTTAGTCATATTATCAACAAATATACAAAACTTGATCCTACGTTGCCGCGAATTAATACTGTTTTGTGTCCAAATGTAGACTGCGCTACGAATAAAGACGGCAAACCCCGCGAAATAATTTATATTAGATATGATACTAGTAATATGAAGTATATTTACATGTGTTCGGAATGTGATACTGTGTGGCAAACAACCGACTCCGCATAAATAAAAATAATAATTTTAATATAAATATTGCCCTCGATAAAACATATAAACTTACCTTGTTTATATTTTTTATATTTTATATTTTAAAGAAAATTGAAATAATAATTTAAAACTAATCTTTAGTTAATATAGTAAACAATGAGCGACGACGAAGATAACGATTACGATTCTGATCATCAAGAGGTAGATGAGGAGGAGGAAGATGAACAGCCATCCTCACTAAAAACGGCACTATTTAAGCCGCCTATTGTTAAAAAACTGGGACTCGGCGGAGATGATGACGATGATGACGCGGTAAATGACGATGAAGAAGTTGATGACAATGAGGATGAAGAGGATGAAGATTATGAGGACGTTGTAGAAGACGATGGTGATGACGACAATGACGAAATTGATATTAATGAAGACGGCGAAGCTGTTGAAAAACCTACACAAAATAAATCCGCAAAGACCGCGCAAAAGCCCAAGAGAAATTTGATAACAATTGACGACGAAGACGATGATTATGACGAAGATGAAGACAATTATCTACAAAAATTCGACTCTCAGTTGATTAAAAACTATGTGGACGCGTTTCACCCCGAGTGTTTTAGTCACAACTACGAAGAAATCGCAAAAATGTCTGTTGTTGTTAAGAACGCAGATGGAATTATTGTTGACCCGCTTCACAGAACTATCCCTTATTTAACCAAGTATGAAAAGGCGCGAGTTATTGGTCAGCGCGCCAAACAACTTGAAACCGGCGCAAACCCACTTGTGAAAGTCCCCGAAAGCATTATTGATGGCTATATTATCGCCGAATTAGAGCTTCGCGAGAAGAAGCTACCGTTTATTATTCGACGACCCATTCCCAGTGGTGGTTGTGAGTATTGGAACCTTAGAGACCTCGAGCTAATAACATATTAATAACTAACATTCTAACATTCTATTAAACATATCGTATATAGTATATATATGCCTAGCAGTAAATCTAAAATTCAACTCAAAAATAAAAAGGTCCTACCAGTGGACTTTTTTATTGAAACACGCTCTACTTCCAATACAGCGAGCGGAATAAAAGAATTACGCGAGACGACCAGTTTTACTTGTATTTTTTGTAAGGATAATGATGTCGAGACTAAGATGGCAATTTCGGATACTAAATTACCAACATTTGTATTGCTTCGTAAACATTATTGCTTGTCTTGCTGGCTGAAGTTAATTCGCTAGAATAATATATTAAAGGCAAAATTGTAAAATAAAATACTATTATGAACAAGACGATTGTAGTATGCGAGTATTTGTGGATTGGAGGCGAAGGCGAACTACGGTCTAAGACTCGCGTATTTAAGGTCGGTGATGTATGCTTGGACAGCAATGTAGTTCTGCCTAATTGGAATTACGACGGGTCGTCTACAAAACAGGCCACTTCTGACGGAAATACAGAGGTGATTTTGAAACCGCAAAGTATATTTGCCGACCCATTCCGAAAGGGAGAAAAGAGCGAATGCTATATTGTTTTATGTGACACATATGAACCAAATGGTAAACCGTTGTCTACGAATCATAGGTATAATGCTGAAAAATTATTTAATGCTCGCGTGGATGAGGTTCCGTGGTTTGGATTGGAACAAGAATATTTTTTAGTGTTAAATTCTACAGATAATGTAAATCGCATACCTGTTCCAGATGGGCGTCATTATTGCGGACAATCTAGTAAAATAGAGCGCGCCATTGTTGAGAAACACCTGCAGGCCTGTTTATATGCCGGATTGACTATTTCTGGAATTAATGCGGAAGTTTCTGATGATCAATGGGAATTTCAAATCGGACCTTGTACAGGAATACGCGCAGCTGATCAGCTTATTGTTGCGAGATATTTGCTGGAGCGAGTGGCTGAATTATACAACGCAAATATTAACTATTATCCCAAACCATCATCGCTTATAAACGGCTCTGGTTGTCATGTAAATTTTAGCACCGCATCTATGCGCGCACCTGGAGGCTTGAAAGTCATTGAGTCTTGTATGCCAAAATTGGAAAAGAGACATAAAGAACATATTGCCGTTTACGGAGAACATAATGAGCTTCGATTGACTGGGAAGCACGAAACTTCTGATATGAACAAGTTTAGTTTTGGTGTTGGAACTCGAAATACATCTGTAAGAATCCCCACACAAACCGCAACAGATGGCTTCGGTTACTTTGAAGACAGAAGACCCGCATCAAATATTGACCCGTATAGAGCAACCTCTATCGTATTCAAGACCTGCTGCCTATGTGACTAAATATATTGTAAAAAAATAAATATATTTAGTAGTGTTAAATTTCTATAATTAGCAGACAATTGTCTTGGTATTTTGCGTTGTTACACAACCGGCTACTGCTGTTTTTGTAACATTTTTAATTTGTGTATAAATAAATTCTACATTTGAAATACTTACCAATTTTTGTGTATTGTTCTTGCACAACAACGCGCCAATTTTTACAATATACATCAGTTCCTTCTTTTTTTTTATATCGTCGGGCACTTCACATACAACATGACAAGATGAAACATCCTTGGCGTGAAACCATAAATCGTCTTCCGCTCCTTTATCAATCGTAGCAAAGTTTTCGCCCTGATTCTTCCCGATATAAAACGTAACTTCTCTCTTTAATGATGGAACGTATATTATTTCTGTTTTCATCCTTACAATAGTAATAAGCAATATTAGTTAAAATATATTTCTATATATTGTAGGCATTCAATTTTTTATAATATATATACTTATTATGAATAGTTGCGCAGCATCTATATATGCCAATATTTCTGCCTGTATGAATTGTTTATTTGAGACAATATCAATGAGAACAGGTCCTTCACCCGACGTTGAATATATGCCGGTTAATAACGCAGTTTATTTGGCGCATAGTATGGAGAGATAATATGAAATATAGTTAACGTAGGTTTCAATTTTAAAAGGGTTTAAACCTTAATTTGAAATTACTGTATGAAGGTAGCGCTGTGTTTTATAATCAGTTACGAACATGTATTAAATAAAGAAGAAATTTGGAAGGAATGGATAGAGCCAAACAAAGACATTATAAATGTATACTTTTATTATAAGGATTTTACAAAGATTAAATCACAGTGGATTAAAGACCACACTATTCCGCCGTGTTATTTATTCGAAACAAGTTATTATCATGTAATTCCCGCTTATTTATCGATTATGCAATTCGCATTGACGGCGGATGTTGATAATTCGTGGTTTTGTATGCTCACCGATTCGTGCTGTCCCATTATTTCGCCCAACAAATTTAGAGATTTGTTTTATACTCACTACAATAAGAGTCTTATGAGCTGGAAGCCGGCGTGGTGGAACGTTGACTTTCATAAACGAGCAAATCTTAAACAGTTTTCACCAGATCTTCGTCTTGCAAATGATCCGTGGTTTATATTAAAGAGAGAAAATGTACTCCAAATTCTTACTTTTGCGAATAAGCAATCGCGCGTAACAAAAATAATATGCGACGGTGGGTTGGCAAATGAAAGTCTATTCGCTATTATTTTACACGGCTATAAACAATTGGGTCCAAATGGTGGAGTGCTGTCACAAGTAACGCATCTTGCTGACTGGAATAGAATGGCTAGTGCGACAAGCCCACATTTATTCAAAGACGCAAATGACGCGGATATACTATTTTTGGATACCGAATTGAAAAAAAACAAGTGTGCGGCGTTTGTCCGCAAAATCGCGCCAGAATTTCCCGACGATGTTCTAAGAAATTACATTTACAAGGTTGGACAGAGTAACCAAACAATAAGGAAGCCAATGATATTCGTATATAGTGAAATTATTGCTTTTTTAAGGCGACAAGTACCGCTAATGTTATTCGCGGTTGCGGCGTATGTAATTTATGCGAGGCTTAACAATTTGCCCGCGATAAAATAACACGTTCCTTTAGATACAAGAAATAATGTAATTTTTATATAATTAATTATATTATTTATATATGATATGATGCCTAAAACACAGTTTATGCCTATGAATAGCAGAGGTAAGGGAGCACTTGCGCGTGCGTATAACTTTGCGAATCGATCCTCGGGATATGTATTATCCCCAGCCGCCTTTTTAAATGGACCCACACAAAAGACTCCTTTGGTAACAAACTCAGATACAATCGCTATCCTAGATACAGCAACAATCCCTGATACAACGATTGATTATGTTATTGTTGGTGCTGGAATTACTGGCGCATACCTCGCGAAAAGATTATCAATGTTGTTCCCAGATAAAAAAATACTGGTCCTAGAGAAAGACCAACATATCGGAGGTAGATTACACTCAAACGCAAATGCTGAAGTAATTGACCCTCTAAACAAAATTGCGCATGAATTCGGCGGTATGAGAATTTTTCCATCAATTCATCCGCGCGCAAATCAACTACTCAAATTAAATGGCCTTGATATAGTAGAAGTCCCATATGTTCAGGATAACGGAATTTATTATGGTCGTTCCAAGAGATTCAAAAATAGCGACATATTTCCAGACACAGAGTCGGTATATTATGTAGATGAGGGTGAAAAAGGGGAAAACGTTAATCATCTTATAACTAATAACGTTTCAAGCACAATTATACAGAATGGATATACATATAATTTTGATTTTAACAATAGAAAGGAGCTATATAAGTCTAGCTTGTCTAGTCATGATTTTAAAGAGACTGTTATGAACGGAGAGAATAAAATATCCAACGAAAATTGGAATCGATTTTGTGAAATATCTGGATATCCTGGATTATTTAATATTCCAATGAGCTTTGTGTGTGGGGTAAGCAAAATGCTGTCATTGAACCAGTATAATGTTTCTACGCAATATTGTATAGTAAATGGATATCAGCAAGTCCCGCAAACCCTATTAAATAGTTTCACTACAACGTCATTTGAGCAAGTAGTACAAAAAAATATGGGGCCAACGCGTAATATATTACACAATGTAAGTTTGAGTAAATTTGAAACAAACCAAGATAAAACTGTTAAATTGCTGCTTACTGATGAGAATAATACGAGTTATCAGGTTGACACCAAAAATTTATACATATGTACTGCCGCTAGTAGCGTTTTTACTATAGCAGGGTTCCCGAGCAACTTTATAAAACGCGCGCAAAATCAACTCATTCATTTACCGTTGTTTAAACTATTCTTTTACTACAAAAATAACTGGTGGGACACACTCGAGATTTCGTCTGGTAGATCCACTACAGATCTCAATATAAACCAATTGTGGTTTCACAGTAGCAATATATTAATGACATATTCTGCCGGAAATGACGCGACATATTGGGCAAGTAAAATTCCTCGATCACATCAAACAGATTTTATTAATATAGATACAACCACCGACGAATTGGTTACAGAAGTTTTGAACTGTTGTTCCAAAATGTTTCCAGAAGCAGGGCAAATTCCGCAGCCAGATAAAATAGCATGGGCATATTGGAACAATGGAACGACAGTATGGTCAGCATTTGATTTAAATAATTTTGATAAGAGAGTAAAAACCGACGTACAAAAAGAATTAATATATCCATTCCCCGACAATGACCATATATGTTATTTAAATAACGATATATCTTTGAATCAGGGATGGGTTGAAGGGAGTATTGAGTTGGTTGATGATTTTTTATTAGAACAATTCAACTTGCCAAATATAATGAATATAAAGTCATTGTAAAATATTACACATTGAATTAATTAACCTATTCTAAATCTAAATCGGTTTAAAATTATCTATAGTTATTATATAATGTGGGGTCATTTGTTATTTTTATTAGGTGTTTCATTAAGTCTTTCGCGGGTTTCATGTGTTTTGAACCAATTGTCGTTTAGTGGTGGAGGATCCTTTGGCGCGGTTGAAATTGGTATAATTAAAAAGGTCGCGGAGATGGACCCCAAAAACTATAATACATACACGGGTATTTCAGCCGGCG